GTTATTCCATTGTCACCAATGGCACTGACTATATTATCTCTCAGAGTCAACCACTCTCGTCAACGAGCCGACCGCTTGGAACTAGTGCTTATCTCTAGTCCTACACTGCTACACTCATCACAGTTAGTCGATACACTTTTAATTAAGAATTCTTAATTACTTAGCACGGACTCATCTTAGGTCATTGAATTTCTTCTCTCTAAGACCTATCCGTTAGCAACTTCATTTAGCCACACCCTCTAAGCAACGAGGTTCAATCGGTTTAAATTGGGCTGTAGTTTACGCTTACCCATGGTTGAAAAATATGTCTTTGGGTCATTTTTATCATACCCTTCGTTACCAGACCAATCTACATTAGCATAATTTGGATATAATCGTTGAGCCGTTGAACGTAACGCTAATTTAAATAAATCATAGTTAGGGTCTCCTGGTTTTCGATTTACTCCATTCATACATTGGAATATTCCACAAGGAAAAATCGAAGTTTTATGTAGTTTACCAATACCTTTTATAGAAACATCGAGAAGGGCTTTTATTACCATTCGTCCCTCTGGCTCTGTACAAGTACCATAGTTGATTGAAGTAAAAGGTAATTGATTTCCACTTCTGCTTTGTAATGTATTACATTATATTCACATAAGGTCGCTAGTCTTATGCCGTTCTCTTATGAACTGCTCTATGTCACCATAGAGATTAGACTATATCTTCATCCTCTTTAAGAGGAGGCTACCATTTCGAATCGCTTGATTCTACTCCATGTTTTATATGGATAGTCGTTAGGCATTTATTGTATCGTTATAATAGCTTAAATGATATCCACCAGTACTTTTAAGTTTTCCTGTACAAACCTTAGATACTAATGTTGCCCATAATCCAAGTTGTCTAGCACACTCTTGCACTGATGCATATATTGTATTTGTTTCAGAACAATATACTTTCTTCATATTGGGATGGCTTTTTCTTAATACTTCTCTTTTCGAATCGGAACAAGGAACATGCCTTTGTTTTGCACTGTTTGATAATTTTTGCTTATGCTCTTCTGTTAATTTTCTTCCTTTTTGTGCATCACTAATTTTCTTTGCCTTCTCAAAAGAGCATGGCTTTCCTAATCCGTTTTTATTACCCATCATAGATTTTGACATTTTTAATTTTGATTCTTCTGACATTGTAAATGTTTCTCCCCCAGTGGTTGAATTGTATCCTAAGTTTCTATTTGTAGCATCATATTGTTTTATCAACTCTTTTTCTTTACTACAAGCTTCTTCTTTCGTTAATTCTTCATATAAGATTAAATGCTCAAAATTATCCCAACCGTATTTTTGTATTGCTGAATAAAAATGAGGGCTTGATTTATAATTACGTCCATTACATCCCCATCTTTCTTCTGGTTTACGTGATGTTATGCCAAAATATCGTTTACCATTAATTTTATTTTTATGTTGATAAACTGTGTATATACTGATTACCTCCTTCTTCATTTATTAACGATACAAATTTAGCACGGGATTGTCTTAAGGTCTTTAAGAGTTTCCCCGTTTAGATAGCTATGTTCTTAATATTGCTACTAAGTCGCCCTAATTATTAAGGTTGTGATATAGACCTTCAACAGCTTGATATACTTCTTTTTCGGTCATATCAAATGCATATTGATAAATTTGTGGATAATTATATTTAATTGCATGAGTTTCAAATCCTATTTCTGTGTCCAATTCTAAAAGCTTTTCAAGTATGGAATCTCCCCGAGATATGTATCGACATCCATCTTTTAAATGCTTTCTAAAACTCTTTCTTACATACGGAATCATCGTCCAATCAATATGAGAAGCTGATACACCTCCGAATTGTTGCAATGATTGTAATTGAAAAATAACTGCCACAAGTTGAAATGCAGTGCTTACTGATTGTGCAGGTCTAACATCTGTTTGTCTTGTGTTAAACCCATTAGCAAGCAATTTATCAAATGGGATAGTCAAACAATTATGAGAACCAATAGCATATGAATTTAAATCGTGAATATAAATTTCATTATTCAGATGATTATTTTTTGCCATTTCAGACATACAATTATCCAGTGCATATTGTCTTAATACAACATCACTTGCTTCGCCCACTCTACCACCAAAAGATTTTTCATCCACATTGGCATTTTGGTTTTGGACATTTGTTGCCGTAAGCTTTTCAGATATGTCTTTCATTAACTTCATATTTTTCTCACGTATCTTTGTGCGATTATTTCTATAAATAATAAAAGCTCTTGCAACATCTTTGCGTTTGCTTGCCATTAACTTTTCTTCAACAATGTCTTGAATATCCTCAACACATATTGTCTTATCTTCCTTGAAAATATAAGAGGCAATTTCAGAAGCCTTGTTTTTTGCTTCCTGAGAAACTTCTCCGTCTATTTCCTCAAATGCCTTTAAAACCGCATTTTTTATCTTCGCCTTATCAAATTCTACTGTTCTTCCGTCACGTTTAATAACTTGCAACATCATTCCTCCTTTGACTCAAAGCTTTTAATCACATCATTTAACTTCATTGCAATCACACTCAAATCAGAATGTCTTGAATTCCTTATGATACAATCCCAATGTTGGTAATCAACATCGGCAAAAGCTTCTTTGTCGTTTTTAATTCTTTCTTCAATCTTTTCTTCGCTATCCCCACGTTCTTCCATACGAAGTTTACGTGTGGCTTCATTTGTTTCCACATATATAGTGAAGATCATTTTGTCCCTATATGTATCTTGTAGATGTTTTAACCCTTTTATATCTATAACATAAAAATCAGAATTATTGACTTGTGTTTTTGTTGCCCAATAAACATTTCCATTAAAAAAAGTTTCTGCTACTACTTCATTATTCTCTTTATCTTGCTGATATTGTTCAACATTCGAGAATATATGATTTAACTTATCATTTTCATCATTTGTTCTCATTGGACGAGTGGTATTAGATATAACTTTTGTATAACCATACCGATTACACATATAATTTACAATTGTATCTTTGCCACTTCCACTTTCGCCAACTACACAATACAAGTTTTTTGCCATACGCATTTCTCCTTAAATTAAGCTATCATTTCGTTAATAACTGACTTTAGTTCTTCATCTATATCACCTTCTATCTCAACCTTAACCGGAGTAGACAAATCAAGACTATACAAACCAAGTATCGACTTACCATCAATTCTATACTTATATAATTCTTTGCCGTCCGCAATATTTCTACCACTACAAACCGTAACATCACCTATATGATGTTGGCATGCTACATTGAACTTCTTAATTTTTTCCATTGTATCTATTAAAACAATCGTTTCTATCATAGCAATTTTAATCCCTTTCTTTTTCGTGTTATATTCGCTATTGCTCTGTATTTTTTCAATTCTTCAGGAGAAGCCTGTCGAATGACGACTTCTCCACTTCTACTCTTATATGCCCTACATTCACGTTCCAAATCAGCGTGTGCAAGTTCTCTCAATCGTGCCTTAGTTGCCAATTATGAAATTTCTCCTTTCTTATTCTGCAAGATAAACATCTTTGTACACAACACCCATGTCTAATGCCATTGAATGAGTTGGTACTGCTACGTCAATATGATTGCCTCCAAAAGCTCCACAATCTTCGGCTCGTCTATAACCATAACCATCTATGTACACCCATTGTAGTTTTCCGATTACAGATGGGTCAACCGCAATAGTTTGACCAGGAATAATTTGACCTGCCCACGCTGTGCGACCACTATTTGAGCCATTACATGTATAACATGGACAATAATGTGTAATTTTAAATCTACCAAGATATTTGCCTTTTGTTTTACCATTTGAGTCACTTGCAACTTCTTGTTTGTCCAAATCTTCTTTATTATCAACAAAATATGTACCATAGCAATATCCTTGAGTTTCGCCGTCCCAAACTTCATACCACTTACCTGTTCCATCAACACCTATGACTTGAAGTTCTGTTCCCCTTGGGAATACCTTGATTATTTCACTATCTTCTGTGCTTGGTTTGATTCGACAGTTCAAACCGTTTTGAGCAGAAACATAATGTGTTTCCCACTTTGTTTCGTCTGCACTTACGCTCATCATTCCTGTTGCCATTGATACAACTGCCATTACTCCACATATTACTTTTCTTAAATTTCTCATTGTTTAAATTCCTTTCTCATTCGTTTTCATAAGTTTCTTTTATACATTCATTACATCCAACAATCTCATTATTGAATATGTTCTTATATAATACTTCTGCCTCTTCGTTACAAATTGGACAAATTATCGGAGAATCATCATAATCATATTCTCCATAGTTACCTGTCCTTGCAATCTCCATAGCTGAAATTGCCATTGGATCATTGTTTGAATAAATCATTTTCTATTTTTCTCCATTGGTTTAAAGATTGTTATTTCAACCTCATCACCATTTTTCTTTGTATCCTCCCATACATTTACGTTGTATTCCTTTTTACTGTCTTTCCATGGTACTTTATAAGTTTCGCCGTCAATAGTAATTGATATAATATCTTTAAGTTCTTCAAGTTTATATATACAATCTTCTCTGTCAATGCGTTCATCTTCGCATAATGCATTATCGGACGGCTTAATCTTCATATGAACTTTGTTGACGTATCTCTTTATTTCTCTACCGTTAAAGTAAAGATTAGTAGAGATATTAATACTGGCAAAATCTTTCTTTGGAATATCTATTCCCTCATTACTTTTCTGAATATGAATCATATTATTTTTCTCCTTCTATCATTTGTTTGAATTTGACTTCGCTAATAACTGGAATACCCAAACTCTTAGCTGTTTTATTTTTTGATGACACACTTTCGGTATCATTGTTGATTAAATAATCTGTCTTTTTTGTAACAGAACTTACAACTTTGCCACCATGACTTTCAATCTCTTTAACTAATTCGGCACGATTAGAGTAGCTGATTAACTTTCCGGTAATACAAAAACTTTTACCTTGAAGTGTATCTACTGTACTATTCTCCTTTTCTTTTTCAAAAATGAACTCATTTGCTAAATCTAAAATATCTAAATTATATTTGTTCCAATAGTCAGTCATAGACATAGCTAACTCAATCCCAATACCATCAATATGCGTAAATGCTTTTCTCTCCTTGTTTGACAATACATTCACAAATATATTAAAATCATTTTCACATACTTTTGCAATGTCTTTGCTTGCACTTTTCCCCAACAACGGAATGCTTAATGAATACAGAAATTGAGCCAATGTCGTATTTCTACTTTTCTGAATTGCTGATAATAGCTTTTCGACAGACTTTTGACCAAAACCTTCAAGAGATTGAATTTGTTCTTTAAAATCTTCAAGATGATAAATATCTTTGATGGACTTTACATATCCAAGTTGAATGAATCTTTTTAGAGATGCTTCTGATAAGTTTTCAATATTAAGAGCATTTTTTGAAACTGCATGAGACAGTCTTTTTAATAACTTTCCCTCACAATATTCATTTGTACAAATTAAAACTTCTGAATCGTTATCCTTCTTGATTATTGTCGGTTGATGACATATAGGACAATTTGTTGGAATGTTAAAATTACCACTTTTGTCTATACTATCGTGTACTTTAGGAATGACCATATTTGAGCGATAAATTCTAATTCTATCACCAATTCCAAGCATCATATCTTTAATGTACGTTATGTTATGAAGGGTAGCTCTTGTTGTAATTGCACCAGACAAATCTACTGGGTCAAATACTGCTATAGGATTAATTAAACCACTCTTAGACACGCTCCATTCGATGTCTTTAAGAACAGTCTCATATAATTCATCTTCATATTTATAAGCTATAGAATGTTTAAAGAACTTATCAGTTCTCCCCATTGATTCAGCAATGGCATAATTATCTATCGCCATTACCGCACCATCATATGGGATATTATATAAGTCTGCTTGGTTTCTTAAAGCATCTAAGATTTTAGATATGTCACCTAAGTCAGATGAAGTATTTGAATATGTGAATGTCGGAACAATTTCAAACCCATTTTTCTCTGCTTCTTTTAAATCAAAAAATACAGATTTATGACTAAATCCTTTAATAACCCTCCATGCAATAAATCTCATATGTCTTTCGGCAGCTTGCTGACTATCTAAGAGTTGCAACGAACCAGATACAAGATTTCTTGGATGCTTATACTTTTGACCCATTGGTAATTTGGCATTAATTTCTCGAAATGTGTCCCATCCAATAATTGTTTCACCATCAATGATAAGTTCGTCTTTATACGGAATTTCTTTGGGAACATTGTTCATTGTAAGTACATTTTGAAGAACATCTTGCCCTTTAGTACCGTTTCCTCTCGTTTCTGCTGAAATTAATTTACCATTCAAGTATCTCAACGAAGTGGTAAGACCGTCACACTTCACAGATAGAAAACAATTATTGTATCCAGCAAATTGAATTAGTTCATTAATAGATTTTGTTTTATCAAGTGAAAGCATCGGATGGTTATGTTCAACTTCTGCAAGTTCATCTGATATATTATATCCAACATTGTGTGTTGGGCTATTAGAGAAAACAATTCCTATTTCTTTTTCTAATTGTTTCAATTCTTCAAGTTTTAAATCAAAATCATAATCACTCATTACCGATTTATTGCTATTGTAATAAGCATTTGACGCATTATTTAATTCGACAATTAATTCTTTCATTTGTGTTATTTTATCCATTTACCCTACCTCGTCTATCCACGTTATCCCTAAATTTTCGCAAAAAATTAAAGCCTCCTCTTTGGTGTAGAAGATTTTATAGCTTCCACAACCATAGAATACAACGTACATTTATATATTCTCCCTCTCATCAGGAAATATCAATTCCTGTGCATACGGAAGTGTTCTCGCCCAATCGATGAATGACTTTGACCATTCTGTCAATTTGTGAAATCTTCTCTGACCTTTTGAACACATCGCCAAAAGATTTTCATAACTCATAGTGACGGTGCGAGTTTGTAACCAACTTTCAGGCAACCAACGGACAAGTTCTTTCCAATAGCGTTTATCTTTTGTTTTAAGATATTTTAGACGTAATCCCTCTAATAAACACAATAAATCTTCAATGCCATCGAAAATCGGTCTTTCTTCGATATTATCACAATCAATACGTTGATTACATATAATACTTGAGTCATAATCACCTAACTCAAAACACTCAAATGTAATAGGTGTTGTAGCTAATTTGTGCATTGTCGATGTACTATTGGCAACCGTACCAACTTTATAGGTATCAAATTCTTTCCACCAATAAAGCGGAGCAGTTATATCAACCGATACAAAAATCTGACGCATAAATTTTCTGTGCTCACTGCCTGCTTTTATAAGTCTTTGTGCAAGATTCAAATCGTTTTCGCCGATTATAACTTCGCCGTTTTCTTCAACCGTATCATTCTTTCTCCACGATTCAAGTGGATTTCTTAAACCTCTAAAACTGTTTTCGAAGTTCATTACTGATGTGTTTGAAAATTTCATAATTAAAATCCTTTCCTATCTTATTTACTATGTGTCTTATACTTCTCGAACATTTCCCTATTTCTTTTCCTATTCTCTTATGTATTCTGCTGGAAATAAATTCAACATATTTGCTTCCTTTCCTTTGAAACCGAACTTTCATTTGTTTTACAACCAACTGATACTACAGATTTTAGGAACTAACGATATCAAGTCGATTTTATAACCAAGTTCTTTTAATTTTTTGTATGTTTTACCATCTAAATCGTCTTTATATTCAATAGCAAAATCCCCATCAGTAATTGCATTTGTAATCTTTTGTGAAATATCCGATAGTTGTTGACTATTGAAATTTTTAATACTTTCTTTCGTCATCCGCTTTGCTTCTTGTGCTGACCACAAAATATCTGATGATATTAAATTATCCATATTAATATTCTCCTTCTATTTTTATTTTACAAATTCATAATATCCCTTATCAAAATACATAAAATCAATAATGACATCTTGTATATTAGCTGTGTCACATTCCATATATTCTCCGTATAGATATTCCAATGTGTTGTCTTTTTGAAGTAGGTCATTATAATAATCATTCCATTCTTCATCATTACAGCCAACGAAAAAATCAATGATCTCGTCCTTAATGCAATATTCATATGCATAAGCTGATAATAATTCACGTTTTGGCAAGTCGGAGTTAGCGACCAAATCACTAACCCAACTCTCCATTTCTTTATATAATTTCTCCCTTAATTTATCCATTTCAATTCACTCTTTCCTTTATATCCTTTCTCAAACTCAAACCACGCATAAGCCACCGCACTACCACCGCCAGCTTTCATCTCATCAAACATTGCGTTCTTTGCACAAAGAATTCGGCTGCTTGATACATAGACACATTTAGGCGGATATTTTTCAAATAATTTTCTACGAGCCTTACCTTCAAGAAACTGTACTTTTAAAAACATAAATACTCTACGACCTTTAGGAATTATCTCCATTGCATGTTCAATAAACTCTTTTGCATATTTATATGGTGGATTAGTTAGTATATCTCCCTCCCAAGTTCCGCTATATGTAAGAAAATTAATTCCGCCTTTGCCATAACCTCTATAAACTAAATCGGTAGAATACACGTCATAACCATAATCTTTTAATCTATCAGATAAATCCCCTCGTCCACAAGCACATTCCCAAATGGGTTTATCAAATGTTACCTTACCATCTCTGATAAGAACATCTATTGCTATAGGGTCAGTTGCATAATAATCTTCATTTTGTCTTTCTTTATCAGTGTGGTTACTTGCACCTAATGTTTTGAAGACACTGTTCTTGTTTCCTGTCCAATCTTTTTCTATTGTATTTTTCAAATCTGATACCTCTTGTCTTTTTATCTTTAATAGTTTGTAATTAATACTTCGCAATCTTTACTTCTGTCAATCTTATGATAGTTACAATTACTGTAATCGCCATTCAAATAATGTACATTATATTTATCTTTCCATTCATCTAAATACGGGTTATCATATTTAAGATTATTGCTGAGAGCAAAGTATATTCCCTTTTGGTTTAGCTCATCTAAATTCATTAATAATGCTTTTTCACGTTCTTCGTTCCAGCCACCTTGTTCGTTGTATGATGCAACACTATTAAAATATGGCGGATCAGCATATACAAAATCGCCTTTCTTCAGTTCATCAAAATTAAACTTTTCAAACGAAATGTTAGAGAAGAAAACATTTTTTTCATGTAAAGTTTCTGAAAATGCAATAAATTTTTGTCGTAAAGACGGATTAAAACTACTTCTATCCTTACCAAATGGCATATTGTATTTTCCATTTTGGTTAAATCGAATTTGATAATTAAACGCATAACAAATCATTGTATAAAACACAATGGGGTTATTATTCTCTTCATTATAATATTCCCTCAATTGATTAAACCCTTCGGCATTTTCCTTTGATAGATTAAACCTATCTATTAATTTGTCAATCTCGGATAACAAGTCGTTAGTATCCTTGTCTTTAAAATATTTTAAAAGTTCTACTACGTGATTTTCTAAATCGTTATAAATAATACGATTGGCATTTACATTAATGCCCACATTAAATCCACCACCAAATAAATCAACAAATGCATCAATCTTCTTTGGAAATAACGGAATAATTTGTGGAAGTAATTTATATTTTCCACCCACATAATTAAGTGGACTTTTTATGTATGTATTTTTCAATTTTGTTCACCTTTAATTAGTACCTGCGCAGGTTTACTCACTGTGAACATTCTTATCCTTTCTTAATGAATTTTTAATTCTTCCATAATAATTTGTTTCGGCAAAAAATTCCAACAGTAATAACTACTACTAAATGTTATTTTATTTTGGATTTCGCCATTATTTTTAAACTTCATTCGTTTATCAAACATTAACAACTGTAAATCTTTATTCTTAAATAATTGTTTTGGGGCAGAATCATTAAGCCATGTATTGCTCATAATTAATGCAAATGGTTTATTGAAACTCAATGCCCTTTCAAATATATGCCTTTTGTTTGTAAATGGCGGATTACTAATAATACAATCCCAATGTTCAGTGGGCTCATATGTATAAAAATCTTGTCCATTGTCAATATGTGTTGCAATTACTTTATTGCCCATTTCTCGTATTTGTTTTACAAATTCACTATCTTCTTTATCAAATGGACACCATATAATTGCATCTTGAGGAATATATTTTAATATTGGTACAACCCCATAGTCTGGAGTCATACACTCATCATTGCTCCCCTTGCTATATAATACTTCTTGACTATTCATTATTTTCTTTAGAATGGTACAATATTGTTATCTTGCAAGAAACCTATATCCTTTCTAAATATTGTTTTGTAGCTACGATAATATATTCTCTATTTGTTCCGGAAATTTTGAGCAGAATTGCTCTATTGAGTTAAAAGTTAAATTTTTGTATTTACTCTATATAATCATCATAAATTGTTATATCATATTTGATATTATGTTTTTTTATCAACCAGCCATAGGACATATCCTTCTTTCTTGCTCGGTCTATTATAAGTGGAAATTTCAAATTATCAATTAACTGTTGTAAATTTTCAACTTCAATCATAATAAGACGCCAGCTTTCGCTTACGACAATAGGATTAAAGTTTTTTAGCTTATAATATATCCTTAACATTTCTTCTGGGCTATGTCCATAAGCGTTGCCGATGTTATCAAACATTTCATAATTGATTTCTCCATTTCTATGTATTGATGTAATCCATTAAAAAATATAATTCGTTAGTTATTCTCATTTCTATATTTTTCAAATTCCTCAATAACTCTATTTGCTTTACATGTTTCAGGATATTCATTTAAGTAACATGCATCGCAACTTGCTGGCGCGTCTCTTATGCAATCACACAATATCTCAATCACATCAATAGCATCATATATCAAATCAGTATCCATTTACATCAATTCCTGCATATCTTCATCTGAAATCTCTTTGTAGTCTACTTCATGTCCAAGATATCTTAGTAGTTCTACCCATTCTTCTTTAGAAATTTGATGATTGCATGTTTTAAAATCTCCACATTGAAGAATTGACCAATCATCAGACTCGTTTGTTGTAAATTTTATTTTGTTATCTTTCATAATGTTATTCTCCTTTATTTTATCTAAGTTCAATTTCGCCATATCCTAAAGTATTATCAATAAACAATTTATGTCCTGTATAGGTATTTGTATTATCTTTATCTAACTTAAGTTTATATCCCATTGTTACACGTTGATAACTCATTAAATATTCGTCCGCTCTTAAACTTGGAACAATTCTACAGCCACCTTTTCCGCCGATTTTAATATCAAATGGAATAAGCTTGGTTTTATTATTTTTGTCGATTGTGCTAATTCTAATGGAGTCTAAAATAATATTTTTATATGTACTATAATCTACATCACAAAAGTCTCCCGTAAATCTTGTAAGACTTGGAACTATAACAAGTTCTTGTTTTTCATCTATTATTTCACTTTTGGGGTTATCAAATCCTAAAATACCTTTATCAAGTAACATATTCAAATATTTAATTGTGTTGACTTGCACATATAAATCGCGTTCCTGTTCAATATCCTTAATTTTATAAAATTCGTTGAATATATAATCTTTACAGCCAAAATATGTTGTAAACCCACAAATAATTTTATTACTTTTCTCATTAAAAGCTATCCGGAATTGAGAATAATCATCATATTTATCATTATCAAAATTACAACCTTCAAAATGTTCCCACCATACACCATCCTTCAAAACTATCTTATGACGTAAATACTTTTTCAGTTCTTCCCAATTCAATATCTTTAATTTTTCGATGTTCGATGGGGTTAAATTGTATTTGTTTGGATATTTCTTTATTAAATTAAAATCTATGTAGCCATTCATATCTATCTCTCCTCTTAAATGTGTGATTTTAATACTAATCATCACAAAAGATCTTTAAACTTTTTGCTTCCTCTAAATCTATCCCTATAATATGACTAACCTTGTTGATTGCAAGAGCAAATCCACGATTGTAACCAGCATTAAACCAGTCATTGGGAGACTTTTCAGACTGTTCTTTATTTTTATTGATGAAATATTGAGCACAAAAATAATTTTGTTTTAACCATTTCTTCAATTTTACTTCAGTTTCTTTATCCATTGGTCTATTCTCCTCTCATACAAGAGTTCCTTCCCATTTTCCATTTCTGATTAACATATCTATAAATTCATTCGGGTCATTACCTGCCGCTTTTACTTGCTTTATTGCTTTTTGCAATGATATTCTCTCAGTAATTATTAATCCATTTGTTGTTTCTTCTATGTTGTACCTATCTTGAAATACAATTTTTATAGGCTTCTCTACGTTCGGAATTACAAATATTCTGTTATTTTTGTCTTTAATTACTTTCATCTTTTACTCCTTCAAAACGATTCCACCACATTTGAAACTCACATTTCAATCATTCTTCTCTAATATAAATAATTTTTCAATCGCCTTATCACCAACTGTTCTATCTGACTTCTGTAAAACCTTGCGTTCTTTTTGCCAAATACATTTAAAGTCATCCGGCATAGAATATTCACTAATTATTACTATATTATTCTCCGAAAGTTTACGAAGGAAATCATAAAAAGAATTGTAGTCAATAAACTGCTTAGAATATTGTTTTGTCCCCTTATATGGTGGATCAAAATAAAATAGACAATTTTTATACCCTGTAAAATCCTTGAAGTCACAACATTTAATATCAATATCTTTTAACTGTGTAGAATCTTCTTTTAAATTTTTCAATCTTTCAGCATATATGTTTCTCTTACCTGTTTTATCTCTCCCATAGCCGCCATCAAAATATCGTCCCCCATAACTTGCACAATAGCCGATTAATGCTATATATTCCTTGGAATATTTATTTGTTCCTTTTTTTCTATTTTCTCTTACGTCCGCATAATGTTCAAACGAACAATTTGCAGGTGCAATAGACAAATCATTATCACTTTTTATGTATTGAAGCAATGAAATTAATTCATCATTTATATCTGATGCTATACGATTATCACATCTGATTTGTTTTATTATCGAACAACTGCCACACATGGGCTCTATATAAGTTGTAATATTATTCTCATCAATGTATTTTTGAATAATTGGCACTAAAAATTTTGCTAATCTACTTTTACTTCCTTGATATACCATTTAACTACTTGGAGTAAGGAATTCCTTTTTGTGTACACGAACCTCCGCTCCTTTCATTATTTAACATTCTAATTTTATCTTCGATTTCTTAATTAAATCCAAAATCTTGTAATATCTTAATCAATAATTTTGTAGTTTCTCTTTTACACTCTTCACATAATTGCATAGATAATCTATGAACATTTCCTTCAATACAAATTTTTTGTTCATATTCTCCAGGATTATCATAATATCCGTCATCGTATTCTTCCGAATCACAAATATGTTTACCACATTTATCACAAGTGATTTTGTGGATATTATATTGATATTGCGCTGTTTTAGTTTCAATTATTTCTGCCGTAATATATTCTCCTTTCTAAACAATGGTTTCATTTGTAATCTCATTCGTCATCTTGCTCCATTGGATAAATATTGCCGTCTTCCGTAACATAATACATTTTAAAGTAAACGCCGCAATCTTTATCAACAGAGACAAGAATTATCTTTACTGGTTTCTCACCTTCAAAGTCATCTGAAATTTTAATTCCCACGTGGTTAATATCTAAAACTGTAACCGATACATTATTTGAATTCTCGCATGCTGCCGGTAGAGTCATCTTGTTTTTATTTTTCTTCATATTTAATATTCTCCTAACACTAACTCAATATTATTAATAAAATTTTCATTGCCGGTTTCTTTCGTCCAACAAACATTTGTACCTCGATATTTCACTCTTCCGTCAGACGGAAGAATACCTATATTAATAAGAAGCTTTTTAATTATTTTTGCTTGGTCATCAATGTTTTTGATACAACCTTGTCCATGAATATATGAATTTTTAGGAAGAGAAATGTAAATAGTATTTTCACCCACATTAACTCTCTCAACACATATTCCACATTTCAAAAATGCTCCCAATAATGCTCTAAAAGTTATTTCGTATGGGTTCATACCTTCACCTACTTTTCACTTACAAGTTTGATTTTGTAACCGAGTTTTTCTTCTATTTCAGATAAAGTCATATCCTTTCTTTTGTCACCTACAATCTCAAAATCAATTTTCCCATCTTTAGATACTAAATCTCCAAAACCCAAGTTCATTGTCTCAATATAATATTGTTTCGATATACGTGAAGGATTATTTCGACTACCCAATGTAAGTGACAATCTATTGATGTCCACTGGTAGTTTCAATGTAGTCGTACCTTTGACAAAAGAAGTATCTGTTTCTCCTAAAAATTCTACCTCTAAATAATACATACCGTTTTTGTTTATTAGCTTCAAGTTGCCGATGTCTGTAATTGTTGTAGGTTCTTTTATTTTATCTGTAATTTTATATCCCATTCTTACCTCCATTATGTTCACTCATTTTTAACTACTATATATTGTGTTTATATTTAAATCATTACCTATATATAGTGTAAAAATTCCTTTGAAATCTCAGATTCAACCGTTAGTCATTTCTTCGACTTTTAATATCTTGTTGCCAATCCATAAACTCATCTTTTGACATTCTTATCATTTGAAATATTATGATAACGCCCGATATGTTTAAAATAGGAACAAACATGAGTAGGATAAGAGAAATAGATGATCGAATATGCCTAAGATAATATCGAATATTTTTTTTTGCCTTTAATATCTTCCACATACCCATTTTGTTTCAGCACGTCTTTCGAAAACATCATAACTCCAAAAAATGTAATCAAACACAATATTGAAAATGCAAAATGCAACTTTAATAACCACATATGCTTATTCTCCTTATAAAAATTCTTCTATACTTTTATTCACTGCTTCTCTGACGGCTTTTGTTCTAGATAATTTTTCAGATAATTTATCGGCTGCAATCTTGATGATTTCATCTTTATTCTCGGCTAGAAAATTTTGAATATTATCATCAACCATTTCTTTTAACTTCTGAGTATAATCACAATTTGTAATACTTTTCTTACCAACAAGTGCCTTCATGCAATCGCCTTTTATCTTATTTACCACTTGTTTCTCCACGTTATTTTCGATGTTTCTTTTTATTTTGTCATCATCTATGCTGATTGCAAATTGAACAATATGTTCCATATAATCACCCTTCCTCTATATACTTGTCCCAATTCACCACGACATACTCTTTATAGCAAGGATAATATGTCGTAGTTGCCGTCTGTTCCTCACACCAATCATCCAACAACTTTTGCAAAGAATCATTATCGCAAACATATTCGGCATCTTCTCCTAATACGGAACAAGCGTCCAGAACAATTTCATCTGCATCAATATGAATTTTTTCTTCTGATGCAACCCATAATCTTGTTGGTCTTATGCCAAGGTCATCAAACAGCTCACTATGGTTATACATAAAATCTTCCGCAAAATCATCGACTGTAGAATAATATTCCTCATTTTCTTCGCAATAGAGCATCGTTGTTACATCCTTTTCGTCAACTTCTTTTGCTTTAGGTATAGTTTCTTGCCACTTCTGTTCTTGTATTTTTAAGTCTTCTACCAGTTGCCCTTCACAATCACAATGACCTTTATAAGGTTGACCGCAATACTTACATATTTTTTGCACACCATTAAAACAATGTGGACACAATGAAAGAGCTTCAGTTCTGTAAGGGTGGCTTTCCAAACTATCTCCAACTCCGAAAACGCGTGTGTTAATCTTCACTCCAAGACCATGACAATCTGGACAAATTCGTTCATTTTCATTAAGGTCTTTTATGAGGATTTTAGGAAATATCTTTTTTATCGTTTTATATAAATTAATTTTTTCTCTATGTACCGCCATTAATACATTCTCCTTCCTATTAATCATAATGCAATTCTTTATTACTTGTTCGTATCTGCACGTAAAGTTCCGGCGAATACATGAACCCTAAGTAATTTGCTCCGTCACGCTCATAAGTAAGAACATTACAATCATTTTTAATGTTATCTATGTAAAACATTGCTTTTTGTATTACCGCTTTACGTTGTAAAAATTTAAAATGCCTTCTAATCTTATTGGCACACCATAACCAACCATAACCCATTCCTTCAACATCAATACATGTATATTCGTATGGAAATTCTTCATTGTCATAGTAAAATGCATAAACATCTATATACTTTGCTTTAAAGACTTTTGAAAAATCAATATTTTTCTTGGGTTGCATTCCATAACCGACTTTATCTATCTTGTACTTTCTCATAATATCTACCAAAGTCATATAATTGTCCTCCTAAGTCATTGTTCTATATCAGTTCTTATCTTATTAACTTCTACCAAATTAGAATATCCCATCTTAAAACTTTCTTTGACCTTTTCTTGAATTTTAGTATCAAGTGTATCTTGTACCTGCTTATATATTTCTGCTGATTTTTTATCCGAAAATGCTACACAAGGTGATGTAAATATAGGATAAAGAAACATCTCTTTTATTTGTCCTTTATTCGACATTTTCCTAATCGTACTATCAAAAATGTTATATACATATATCGGTGATTGCTTATCCCACATATCGTACCGAAGTTTTCTTGAATAAGCTTGTTTGATTAGTTCTTTTGATGGAAATAATTTCTCCAAAGAATTCATATTTATCATTTTCCTCCTACCAGCCAAATTCATCTGATATCATTGTATAATTGAGATATATATTCAACCCATTTAATATAATGAGTAATATATCAACCAACACCCATAGCCAATCATTCTGCAAAATTGACAAGAATGCACCGATTGCTGCCAAAATTATGCCAATACCACATATGATTAACGCTGTAATACATAGACCTATTTCAAATTTCTTCATTCCAAGTCCTCCATATTATAATTTTTTCTTATATATTCACATAAATCTTCCATTGTTCTTTTAATATACCAATCATTCTTGAATAGCTTATTAACTCGACAAGTACAAGAATATTTCGCTCCATATTTTTTGAAGAATTTTAGATTAACACTAATACTCAACAACGGCACTTTAGTAAATCCATCTGTTAGCCACTTCTTAAACCATTCCATAATTACCACCTATATTTTTGTCAAGAGAGTTCTAAGTGGTTCTCTTGTTATATTCTCTTTCGCCCACGAGATATAACTTGGGTCAGTATGTACAACGTCTGTCAACTTTTCACCGTTATGTTTTCCAAAGGTCAACATGTATGTATCAATATCAGGCAATTCTTCTTTTGGAATATCTACTCCACCCAAAGTAGAAATAACCTCATCAGAATATATCATATCAAGATTTGACCTGCTTGCTAAATAATCACACATATGTACAAAAAATTGCTCATCATTTTCTGGTTTTGGCAAAACAGTTTTACTTCTTTTGGTAGAAGTCCATTCACCACTATGACTTTCACATAATCTTGCGATATAGACTTTCGTTTCAGTATCTATATCGTGCTCAACATTTGTATTCCTCACCCATTCGCCGGCAAGTAGTGGATGTTCATGGACTGTATATCGAGAGCCGTTCAATCCGCACTTGATTGCATCATGAAAAATTGGAGTGCAACGTAAGCAGTCTCTTTGTCTTTCATTTGTTTTTTCTTTTACATACTCCAATCCAAGTATATAATTCATAACCTCTGCAAACATAAGAATATGAAAAATCTGTCCATGAGGTTGACACTGTGTCTTGTTGTGATATTTAAATGATGTGCTACTTGGAATTGTAAAGATATAATCTGGGATTTCCTTAATCATATCTGTACAGTAATTTTTAATTTCTTCTGTTTCAAATTTATTTAATAAATTTTCAAAAACTTTTATCTTATTCATTTATCCCTCCAAAATTTTCATTGAATTATCATAACTTCATTCGCCTATATAACTATTCTCTATTTGAGATTTCAGCCAAGTGTTTCTGTGATTATGACTTGTACGAATACATTGTAAAAATGCATTTGGTTCAGCTAACAGTAAACATCTCTTTTTTGCTCGTGTAAGTAATGTATATAACATGCAATTGTCCAAAAGTTGGTGGTGTGTATTATCAATAATACCAATGACAGTTTTTCGACCAGCACCTTGTAGTTTATGTACAGTCATTGCGTATGCCAAAGATAATGAAGTCAATTCTTTTTTTGTGTACTCAATGAGTTTGTCATGCCCACAAACATCCGAATATGTTACAATACAATATTCTTCTTTTTTCTTGGATTCATATCTTTCACCAATTTGAGTTATATATCCGATTTCACCGTTGAAAACATTTTTATCATAATCATTAACTGTTTGCATAACTTTCGCGCCAAGCTTAAAAGTAGTTTCAAATCCTTCAATACTTTGTTGTACATTTCCTAGCAATTCATTTTGAATGACCTTATTTATTTCATTTGTACTATTTAAGCAATCCTTTCTACGAGGAACTGCAATAACAACATTGTCAATCCCATCTGATTCTACCGACTTAAGAAATGTTTTGATTGCAATATTAAAAAGTGACTGCCTATTTGAACGAAACATATAGTACATATCTTGTAATTCACCATGGATAATACGAGGTTGTAATTTCTCTGATATTGGATTAATATTCTCACGGATTTTGTTAGCGTCTACAAGAATACCTGATTTTTCAGCTTGTCTCATAGGCTTTATAAGCTTACTCACAATAGAATCGTCAAACATTTCGACCAAATCTGAGAACACGTTTCCAAAACCTATGGGTGGCAATTGTTTGTGGTCTCCTGAAATAATAATCCTTGTATTGTCACCTATTGCTTCAAGCCAATGTAAAAACAAACTGGCATTTACCATACTCCCTTCATCAAGAAATGCAACATCGGTAATCAAATGATTGTCCTTATCATAAGTAAATTTGTTTAAACCTTGGCAACCAAGCGTTCTATGAATTGTCATTGCAGGGAACTCTGTTGCTTCTGTAATTCTTTGAGCTGCCATTGCCGATAAAGCTGAAGCAGTTATCATATAATTATTCTCCGTATATGCTTTTACAATTGCTCGCATAATTGATGTTTTTCCTGTACCTGCCTTACCGGTTATTAAACTGACTGTTCTATGCAGACTCTTATGAATTGTGTCTAATTGTTCGACCACATAATTAAAACCTTGCTCTTCCTCTGCATGCTTTATTGCCAATTCAATAGCGGTATCAGGAATATTAATCGTAGTATCAACCTTTGACTTGTTAAGAATCAATTGATAGATTTGTTGTTCAATATCATAATAGTATTTTAGACCGATACGCCCATTGGCAATATGAAGAAAGTTATTATTTTCAAAAAGCCAATCAACTTTATCACTACATTCGTAAACATTGTTGCTAATCGCAGTTCTCAGGATTTTCTCAGAACACCAGGTATGTCCTTTACTTTCGCCTAAATCCTTAAAGTAATATTGAATAAATGATACCAATCTTTGCGTTGATTCAATTAATTCTGGTTTTAATTTCAATGCCAAGTCATCGACACGTTTGAATCCTAAATTGTCCACACGAGTTAAAACCCATGGGTTTTTTTCAATTTCTCTCTTTAATAATACTGGATTTGGTTCGTCAGACAGGAGTTTCTTAATCATCGTATATGTAACTCCTAATGGTTTAAGAAGCATAAGAATATCAGAAATCAGATAATTATTGATTATTTTTTCTTTAACTTTGTTCCAAGTAATTTCTCTAACTCCTTTAATTTTCGAATAATCTATTTCTTTTAGTGTTCCATTTGCAACATCATTTACTAAGTTGGGGTACTCGTTGATAAGGTTTTCTGCCATCCACTCTGGGATTATTGTTTTAAGAAATAATAATTGCATTTCTTTTGTTTGTGGAACTAAAGCATATATTGATAATGGTTTATATTGATGACCATATTGCTTATTATATTCATATTTTGCTTTAATTTGATATTCTCCACCAATAGATAACTGTTGCATCTTACCAACAATGTTACAAAATTTCTTTTTTTCTTCCGAATTATCGAACTTATTTGCTTCACCGTTGGTAAAAAACGGTATATCATCTTCTGTATATGCAATATAAGTTCCCCAAGTTGTATCATCATTATAATATTTTTCATATGTTACAACAATTTTAAATTCGTAAATATTATCATCAGACAATCAACTTACCTCTCTTTCTTTTTCTATGTCCTCGACATATAGGAAAATGTATCCTTGACATGTTTTATTCACTCTTGTACAGCACTTTGATATTGCACTTTTTGAACAGCCAATTATTTTTGCCGTTTCTGTTACTGATTTATATCTTGCGACCTCTTTATATTGTAAATCATATTGAACAACTTCTTTATAATGAGCCTCTTGCACTGCTCGTATTGTAGATTCTGAGTTTTTCTTCCCATACCTACCATGTTTTTCTTTTGGTATTTTTTTATGAGCTTCTGACATTTTCTTCTTAGATTCATTTGTATGATATTTACCGTAAAAAGGATTATCCTCGTCCAAATATCTTTCTTTTGCCAAATTACTTAATACTTCTTTTGTTTCTTCTGTATGGTGTTTCCCATAAAACGGATTCAACTCTCCAAGCGTCCTATAATGTGCATCTTCAATTTCTTGTTCAGTTTTAGATCTTCCGGTATTTGCAATCGCTATTTTTTGTTTTGTCTCATCTGTATGATGTTTGCCTTTAAACGGATGACCGTATATTTTCCAATGATCTTTTATTTTCTGTTTCGTCTCTTCTGAAGCTTTTCTACCTAATGCTTTTTGTCTTATTTTTTCTTTTGATTCCTCGCTCAATGTAGAGTTTTCACCACCTGGACGAATATTATATCCATATTTGCTATTTGTACTTTTATACTTTTTAATTAATTCTTCCTCTATAATATTCGCCATTTCTAAAGTCAATCTATCTATTAACACTATATGTTGAAAGTTATTCCAACCATATTTATTAATAGCATTATTAAACGCGACACATTGTTTATATCCCCAACCACTATCCCAACGATCTTTGACATTTTCTTGACCTGGTTGACCTATGTAAATCTTTCCATTAATTTTGTTTATATGAACATATATTTTATAATTCTCCATACAAAAAACCACCATCCAATATTCTAAAAGAGTATATTAAAAACCGTAATAAGCTGATCTTTTTTAAACTGATACTCCTTTCTTTCTCACACTCTCAAGCCACTTACTATATGACTTTAATTTTTCTACAATTACTTTTTCTTCACTATCTTTCTTACAAAGAATAGCGACTTGCTGTCCTTTTTTCACTAAATCTTCATATTCTTTTAATTGACTATGCCATACAATTCCTTCTACAAGTCCAAAACTTGAATAGATATTTATATATGCAAATTGCTTGCCATTTTTATCTTTCTTCTTTTGAACTTTTGCAATAATACCAACTAAAGTACATTTCTCACCGTCAGAAATTTCTTCAAATGGTGTTAAAAATGTATAAGCTGCATCGAATGGATTATCATTGATAAAGACTTGTAATGTTTGAAATTCCCAAAACTGTTCATCTGCAAGATATTTTTGATTTTCATCTATATACTTTTGAAATCTTACTTTTTGATTTTCATTGAATTGTATTTTTTTTAATCTGTTATATTCAGAAAGTAATGCTTCTTTATCATATACAATTCGGCTTCCAGATGAAGGGATAACATATTTTCTCAAATCAATTCCCCAATCTTCTTCGAGTTTTTTATATGTAGGTAATGATTTAACCTCTGAAAACTTTAATGGTTGATACTCCGATTTAAGATATGATATAAGTTTTTCACGTTTATTTTTACAAGGAATTGCACCAGATTTAATGAGTGCTATAACAGATGCCTTATCCAAAGAAAGCCTTTGAGTCAAATCGTTAAAAGATTTGTATATACCATTATTCTCTCTTTCCTCAATAATTTGTTTAGAAAGCGATTCGCCAATACCACTAATTGCTGATAGTCCAAAAAGAACCTTTTCATTATCAACCGTAAAGTTCATACCAGAGTGATTGATGTTCGGTGGCATAATGTTCACATTAAAATATCTTGCATCAAGTATATACTTATTAATAGCTCCCGCCTTGTCTTTGTTTTGATTAAATAAAGCTTTAAAAAAATAGGTTGGATAATGCGCTTTAAACCATGCGGTTTCAAAACAAAGAACTGCATAACTGTATGAATGTGACTTATTAAACAAATATCCACCTTTTTTCGATAATTCATCTGCTATCTTATCAGCAATGTCCTTAGAATAACCATTAGCTACAATTTCACTACGGAGAATTTCCGACTCTTTTTGTACTAATTCAACAATCTTTTTTCCGATTGCCTTACGGAATAAGTCTGCCCCTCCATACGTTCTGCCACCAAATTTTTTTACAATATCAAGAAGTTGTTCTTGATAAATCATGCAATAATTTGTATCTTTCAAAATTTTATCCATATCAGGATGAATAGATGGTGGTCTGCTTCCGCCAGTTGCCATTTCAACATATTCGTCAAGTGCGCCCATACTATCAGGTCTATACAAAGCCAAAACAACAGATATAACTTCAAAATCTAACTGTTCAAGTTTTGGTTTCAATCGAATCAACAAATCTTTCATTCCGGCTGATTCGACTTGAAACACACCGTTTGTTTTGCCACTTGCTAATAGTTCATATGTTGGTCTATCATTCTCAAACTCAGGATTATTAATGTCATAATCCCAAGGATTCAAATGTAAATCATCTTTAATTTCTTTTACAAGATTAAGTGTGGCAACGCCCAGTAGGTCAAACTTAACAATTCCAATATCTTCTACGTAGTGTTTGTCAACTTGAATTACATGTTCACCCTTACTTCCTATCTTCATTGGCATATAATCATTGATTGTTGTATCAACAATACCAATACCACCGGCATGAATAGAAACCGTTTTTACTCGACCACTTAAATGTTGAGCAATATCAAATAATTCAACATACTGTGGGTTATCTATAAGCAATTTAGGATTAGCTTTCATACAGTCATCCCAATTATCAAATGTAAATTTTTGCGAAAGTTTTTGCATTTGTTTATATGGAAAACCAAGTATTTTTCCCACATCTGTAATTGCTACCGTCGGTGTAATGTATGAGTAATTTATAATTTGACATACTCTATCCTCACCATATTTATCAACAAGATAATCAATAATTGCATCTCTATTTCCAACATCTGTATCAATATCAGGAAGTCCCACACGTTCAGGATTCAAGAAACGCTCAAAAATAAGTCCGTATTTTATCGGGTCAATATCTGTGATATGACAACAATAACAAACAAGTGACCCAGCTGCACTTCCTCTTCCCTTGCCTACTTCAATGCCCAGTTTCTCTGCCGCTTTAATAAAGTCCCAAACAAATAAGAAATACCCATCAAATCCCATTGAATGAATAATATCCATTTCATAATCAAGTCGTTCTCTTCTGATTTTTTGTTCAGTTTCATCAAGTTTGTCGTATCCTCTATCTTTCCATCCTTGATTTACTAAATGCCATAAAAAATCATTATTATCTTTATACCCTTTTGGTAATGGGAATGTTGGTAACTGAGGTTTTTGAAATGGCATGCTAACTTCATCAATCAAATCTGCTACTTTATTAGTATTTTCCAGCCCGATACACACATTGTCATATCCAATTTGTGCGTCCATACACTCATGTATTTCTTGCTCTGATTGCATATAACAGCCTTCATACACTTCGCTATTCTCAATCGCATTTTTATCATTGTTAGTGCTTTTTCTACCAATTTGAATAAGCTTGTCTTGATAGTATAAATCTTCTTTTTTGGGTGCATGACTATCCGTTGTAATAATAAATGGAGTGTTTGTTCGTTTGGAAAGTTCTAATATTTTTTGATTATACAAACATTGATCTTGATGTGAATGCGACTGCATTTCAAGAAAGAAATACGGAAATGCTTCTTTATATTCATTAATATATTCAACGCATTTTTCAAAATCTGATTCTCTTGCTAATTTACTAGCTAGACAAGCAGATGAAATAACAAAATTTTCAGCATAAGGTTTTATATCCTCTATAGTACATCGTGGTTTAAAATAAAATCCTTCAAAATTACTCTTTGTAATGACTTTATTTAAATCTTTTCTACCCTGTTCATTTCTTATTAAACAGATTAAATGAAAGTATTTGTTGTCCTTATCCTTGATTGCTATATCTTCGCATTCATATAACTCGCATCCGTAAATCATTTTAATATCTGGATAGTCTTTTTTTATAAGGTCATAGTATATATGGGCATATGCGTTTCCGTGATTTGTTGTAGCATACGCTTTTAATCCTATCTCCTTGGCTCTGTCCAACATTTCCTTTGGACTTCCATACCCATCCAACAATGAATAAAAATCATGATTATGTAATGAACTATACATAATTTACCTCCTACCAATCGTCATCTTCATCATTGCCACTTGTATTAATAACCTCCACATTTTCAATAATAATCTGAGGTGTTCTAACGCCGTTATATTCATTTATCGAAGGCTTTCCAACAATATTAAATGTAATACTATCATTATCGTCCCAAGCGTTTTGCAAAAAATCATATAATTGATTACCATTCTTACATTTAAACTGAATATATTTAATATCATTTACCATAAAACTGATAGTATCTTCGTTTTTACCGAATACCTCAAAACAATCTCTTGTTAATGATATATTCTCTACTGCAAGCATTGGTTCATTAATTCCTTGGCATATAATATCTTCAAATTGTGACAACTTGATGATTAATGGAATTATAATATCCTCAATATCCAAGATAAAATCTACACGATATGTAGAATCGTATTCAGTATCTTTAAGAATATTATTCATCATACTTATTGCTTTTTCTTTATCATCAATAGACAAATCTACAATACCAAAAGCATTAGCGTGACCCTTGCCATTGACAATACCTGTAGAATTGACAATATCCTTAAAGCTGTCAATTGGACTATTATCAATATTTCTTGCACTGCCACCAAATACTGTCATTCTTGTCTTTTTATCAAAATGCTTTTTTAGTAAAATACAAGGTTTGTTATATTGTTCTGCAATTTTAATTGCCACAACACCTGTTAGTCCGCCATCAAGTAAGTCCGATACATCAACCATAATAACCTTGTCGTCGGAAGGAAGCTCATCTACCACTTCTGAAATAGCCTTTACACCCTTATCTTTCATTTTGTCTTGTCGAGCCTTTGCATTTTTACAAAGTCTAGCAGCTCTATCATAAATACTTTCTTGAATTGTTTCTGCCGGTCTGTTCTTGGTGGCTCTTTTTTTATATTCAAAGAATTCATCCGTTTCAATAAAAGCTCTAAATAACAACTCTTTTTCATCTGACGACCCAATCCTTATCATACCGTTTAAGATGGGGGTTATATACCATTGGATATTATGAATATTGACCTTACCATTCATACTATAATCTTGTGCTTTAATAAGTGACTGAAAACATTTATTTTTAATATTGAGTAGTCCAAGATTTGTGATGTATCTTGTTTCAAATGAACGCATGTCCATAACATCACTAATATTTGCTAACGCACATAAATCTAAATAATCATCTGCAAACTCATTCCATGTTTCCGCATCTAAGGCTTGTAAGAACTTATACACAACTCCTGCGCCACAAAAATCCTTGTTAGAATAATCCTTACTCATCTGATTATTTACAATCAAAGCATATGGATTTTTTTCTTCTGATTCATGATGGTCAAGTATAAGTATGTCGATGCTTTTTTCAGAAAGCTCCTTACATTGTTCTGTATCATTTGTTCCAGCATCAGGAATAACCAATAACTTTGTATTATTAGGTATTACAATATCATCATCTAATCCATGTGCCTTTGCTCTTGTATGCAGTATGTACTCAACAGGATAACTATCGTCCATTTTTTTGATATATGAATATATCATAGCTGCCGAACAAAATCCGTCTGGATCTTCATCTACAAGTATCTCAATTTTATCTTTATTGTTAAAGTGTTTCATAAATAATTCTACTGCTTTATTTATATTCTCCAATTTCTCATACGAAATTAAAACACTTTCATTTAAGTTGAGATAATTTTCATAGTCATTAATCCCTCTATTTTTCAAAACTTCCGCTAATACATTGGAAGTATTATTATTGCTATTTTCATACAATCTGTATTTCAAATACACACCTTCTTATCTTAATCTGTATATATTATTTTTAACCATATGCTCCCAACTTACAGGTTTATCAGTCGGTGATTCTTTTTCATTTAGAACATTATCCTCATCAAACATGTAGTAGAGTGGAACACCTTCTGGAAATCTTTCTGCCAATTCTTCTAATTCTTCTTTGGTTACATCTTTATCAAAGCAAAAAATTATATCTACTCCCAACCTAACAAGCAAATCAATCTGATATTGCGATAATTCCTTTCCGCCCGTACCACCAGTATTTCGATATCCATAACTCCATGCTTGCTCTACAAATTTTTCCGCCTCACCCACATAAATGCGTCCTGCTCTTTTTATGTAAGGAAGCGTTTTATACAATCCATATATAATTTTCGACTTTGCACATGGTTCTAAATAAATATACTTGTTCATTCCATCAGGCACTTTTCTATCAAAATATCTTGCTTTTACACCAACTAAATCTCCCAATTCAGAACGAATAGGAATTGTGTATCGGTTGGTTTCTTCATCAAATCCTATTTCAAATTCTCTTTGTGTTTCATAATCAATATAGTCTTCATAAAACAAATCGTTCACATACGGTTTATAATATGAAAGTATATTTTCTGAAATAGGCTGTAATGGCTTTTCTTTTTCTTCTGATATATTAGAATCCATATCTTCTAACATTTTCAGTATTTTGAAACTATCAGGAATATCTTCTTCAAAATCATGATAATAGGATACTCCTATTTCCGAGCATATTGCCTTCAACCCCTCTGGGAATGTAAGGTCTTTAACATAGCATACAAGATCAATAATGTCTGTTTGCCTATTACCTTTTATCATCTGTCGAGTTTTATTTAAGCAGATAAGAGATTCATTATTGTATAAAATGATTGCACCTTTGTTGTCCCCATCAGGATTGCCGGCTGTCCAATATGCTCCGACTGAATGATACTTAATGTGATGGCAACCAATGGACTCTAATATTTGTTCCGAATAATTATTTTCATATATGTAATTCTTTAATTCTCTTGTATCCAAGTTGCCGCCTCCAATCAATTAGTATCTTTGGTTTTCTTTATGATATAGCCTATATTTTTCCACACGTTTAGATTCAAATCTATCTCAAATAACATAATTTTATCCTTACTACCAGCTCTATTCTTGTCTGGTTTTATGCAAAAATATTGTTTGTTTAAATCCAAATTTTCTGCATTAACTTCTCCCCAAGAACCACACTCTAATACCATTTGGTACTTGTGGTATTCTTCTTTATTCAGCTTTTTGCCAATATTTAAAATATCAGCTACATGCTTGATTTGTTTTGCATTTGCAATATTATTACTACTAAGACTAAAAATATCTGTAAACACAGTTTCATCACTTAGTTGAAATACGGCATATCCACTCATACGCAATTCTTTTGTAAGTTCTTTCAGTTTAGTAGCAAATTGTTTGATTTGCGACCAATCATCTGTGTTGTATCCCTTCAATGTATCATAACCATAATATTTTATATTTTGAACCATTTTTGCCTTACGCAATTCAAATTCAATTCTTTCTGAGCTATAGTCATCACCAACATCTTTAAACATAACCTTACCTTTTCGGTCGCTACTATCAATCCAGTCTGTAACTTTTTTTACATTCCAATATTCATCCGATGTATCTTTTATTCGTTTTATGTACTCGTCATTGCTTTCAATATATACACCGTCGTCGTCAATTTTTCGTCTGATAATGTTTCCGTCATTATCATGATAAACACCTAATACTATCTCTTTTTCTGGCTTAGTTATATATACTCCATGTAAATCTTGAAACTCTTTATTATTGATAACTGTAGTAATTAAACAACTACGAAGATCTTCCTCGTCCATTTCATTACTCATAAGAAAAAAGTTTTCATCTTGCACAAGAGCTACATAAGCGGCTAACAAAATAAGCTTTCTTGTCTTGCCTTCATTTGAAAGAAATCCTTCAAATAAAACTTTTGTTTCTCTAAGACCAAGATAATACTCATTATACATATACCAAGGGAACGGCAATCCAAAGTTTGGTTTTTCCAAATATTTATCTATTTGTGCTGAATTTTTATTGGTAAGCTCAACTGCTTCTTCGCCGGCATTAATTACTGTATTGATTTTATCTGCCTTTGTGCGAATAATTCTATAAATATCATTAGGTGACATTTTATCAAAATTTCTATGAGACAATATTTTTTCAACAGGGAATCCATTTCGACCATATTCTCTAATTAATGAATATTTTTTTACTGTATTAAAATAATTTTTTATATCGTTTTCATCAGCAAGAGTCATATATCTTTGAAGTGTTTTCCAACCTTTATATTGCTTATAAAGATTAAGACGTTCTTCGTTTTGACTCATAAACACATTCATTTTTGTCTCATCTAATGTTTGTGAAAATGTAAGATAATAAGTTTCAAGATTATCATAAAAGAATTTTGTTACAGAATCAGAAAAGTCATATTTACTTCTCATAAATGTACTATAATTAACAATCAAATCTAAATCTCTGGCTAAAGCTCCTACGAAACATATTTCACTTTGTATATTGCAGTCTTTTAGTTCGCTTTCATTATTCAAAATCTCTCTCCTATCCGAAAATATCATCTACTAAATCTGATATATCATCTGTATTATCAACGCTGCTATCTTTCGACACATTAGAATACCCAATTGATTGACCGACAAGATTTTGAGATGTTTGTTGTTCTTTCTCAGCTTCAAGTATTTTTTTCTTTTCTTTCCATCGTAAATAACTATCATACTTATTGATTAAAATAGATAAACCATATAAGATTAATGCAGTCGGACTAATTTCTCTGTCTGATTTCGATATTAGTTTTTGATTTGCTCTTCTTATATAATCTATTTTTCTCTGCCACATATCCAACAACTCTATTGCAGGAATTGGAGTATCTAATCTATCATCAGTACCATTAATGACCTTCTTAATTTTTGTCCAAGGTAATGTACCAGTATCATATTCTTCTCTTAAAAATGCACATAAGTCAGATTCATCAAACCATTGTAAAATATACTTTTCTGCATTCTTTGAAAATTGCTCAATATTGCTTTTGCTTATATGTTTTTTTTCAAGAATACTTAATGTATTTTGTTTTCCTTCATCTAGATATTTTTCCAAATTCGCCAAAGCCATTATACGTTTTCGAGAAGGAGTTTTTGTTGCATGACACCATTGAATAAAGCAATTTTTGTGATAGTAATGTTTATCATAATAAACTATTTCACATTCATTTTCATCTACGTCAATATCTTGGGAACAAAAATAACATTTTTTCTTAATTTTATTCATATCTATAAAACAGTCTTTATGATATAAATGCTTGTCAAAATAGAGAAGATTGTTATCACCTTGATTCCTACAAACATCTAACGGCGACTTGCAACAAAAACAACTTGGTCTTGGAGTCATAATATTCTTTTTATTTTGTACCAATCGTGTCATTTCCTCCTCCAATCTACCTAAACCACCAAAAAAAATGATGGTTTAGGTACGAAAATATTATATTAATTAAACATTGCCAATACCTTATTAAGAATTTCGGCGTCGGTTACATTCTTATATGCCGTAGGAAGTCCTGCCGCCTCAAGTTTTTCCTTCATTGCTTTCTTTTCCATTGGTGGTAATGCGTTTCTTTTGGCGATGATTTCTTTCTTAATTGCTTCAATATTAATACTCTCATCGTTTCCAGTAGTATCATCATCTGCTGGTTCACCAACCTGACCAAGAATTTCTTTTTTATAAATATCTTGCTCAATATCAACAGCCTTTGTTAAGTCATTTTTTAATACAAACTTTGATTTTCCTGCTGTTTTATCGATAACCGCCTGCCAATCAACTAATGTTGGGTCTTCAATAATAATACAATCATCATGTACATGCGTTCTATCTTTTTCAACCCATGCACAAACTGTTCCGTCCTCATTCCTGAACATACGAATTTCAGTTTTAACATTATGATCCATTCCTTTGAAACCATCAGGAATCTTTCTTCCTGTAACTACACTTTGAGTTGTTCCATCAGCCAATTTAATTGTTTCTTTTTCATCAGCTTCTCTTGCCGTTACAATATAATGAACGCCAGATGACATCAAATCAAGGATTAAATCTTGTCCCTTAAAATTGACTGTTTGATAATCCTTCAACTCCATACCTGCGCCTTCTATTTTTACAAGTCTGGCATCGCCTACAAGACCATCCTTATCTGCTTTAACTTTATTTCTTTTCTTTGAAAACTCAACTAAGCCTTGCTTTGTTGTCAAATTAAGAATTGTAGTGCCATCAACAACAATGGCATCAGCTCTAAACGGCTCACCGTCTGCATCTACTACAACTTCATCTGTTTCATTACCATCATCATCCAACTCATAAAAATCTTCGTTATTCTTGACCTTTGCAATATACTGTCTTACTTCACCAAGCGACTGTGTATAAACAATATAAATATTCTCAAGATTAACACCATTTGCGCTTAAATCGCCCAGATAATCATCAATTGAACCAGACTCGGGGTCAAGATACAATAGTCTAAAAGGCTTCCCATCTGGGCGTTTAAAATATGCTAACTGCATCGCCATAGTCGATTTTCCTGTAAACGGTTTTCCGTATAATATCATTCCCAACTTACTTTCTGTTACTGACGCTTTTCTTGCTTTTGCCATTAAATAATTCCTCCATAATTCCTAAATATTGATTGATTGGAACGCCATTGCTGGCGTTCCATTTAATTATTTTTTTAATGCGAGAATTAATCCCATGCTTCATCATCACCATCGTCAAAATTTGTTCCGTCTCCCCAATCATCATTTGAGTCATCGCCGAAATTTTCTTCTGCCTTATTTGCATTTTTAATCTTTGAGATAGCTTCTGTTACATTCTGTTCTGTGTAAATGGTTTTATCAATTGACGAACCCTTTGCTCCCGTAATAATGAACTCTGTTTTTGCAGGAGCAGCCACTTTTTCCAATCTATCTTCTTCTCCCCAAACATCATCGTCTGCTACAATCGTTTCTGTCTGAGTTGAAGATACCATATGACCATTTACCTTAATCGCATTATACGGATTTAAAGACTTCTTAAACTTATTCGCAAGTGCCTTATCCACAATAATAAACTGAACATCTTCAATATTGCTATATGTAACAATCTTTGCAAGAACAACAAATCTGCCAGTCGGTTTCTCATTGTCATCCTTTTCTTGTTCAATCCCCATAAAGATAATTACTTGATTAAAATCGTTCTGCTTTTCAAACTTCTCACTATCAAAGTCAATATCCGAACAAAGTGAAATTTGATTTGGAACAAGTTTTGTTGATGTTCGCTTGTTGCCCTTATCATCTGTAAAGCTGCTATAATCAAGACTTCCACGAATAAATACGCTTGCACCGTCCTTTAGATTTTCCTTGACTTCCTTGCAAGCATCAAAGTCTGTTAGAATTTTCTTATCGTTAACTGTTTTGCCCTCAGAATCAACCTTCTTCTTGACACCAATATTCTTACCTATCATACGGTATCCCTCACGATTATACGAATATCTTTCAACCCAAGGTACTTTTACGGTGTCCGCTTTTTCACCCTTTTTCTCAGCCCTCTTAGAGAAATAAACATTCTCTTGTTCCATACCTTGAATGTTTACAGATAATGTTTCTCCATCAAGATAGCTTGCACCAAACTTAAGCATTCTCATAGGCTTGCCGCTCTTAGTTTTAATTTCCTTAAATGCTGTATCCTTTTCCATTCTAGACACAATTCCCTTTAGTTGGAACGCACCCTTTGTCTCTGGTAAATCAAATAATCTTCCTTTTTTCTTTGTTTCTGCCATTAAAATAAAATCCTCCTTGAAATAAAAATTAACGTAATAAAATCTATCTGAACGCCCAAACGGACGGAACATAGAATTAAATTTATGTGAACTATATGAACAGTGGTTTATGGACACAAATAGTCCAAGGGTATGCTAAATCCCACCCAAACAAAATGATAAAAATAACACTTGATATTTCTGCAAAAATATGTTAAAATATAAAAATACAGAGTAATGGTATATCCCATTATGAAGTATCCTTTTATATAGACAATCAACTCCTCGACCAAAATTTGTTGATTGTCTATTTTTTATTCATAACTAATACATTCAATATCTTTCAATTCTGAGAAGTCTTCATACATTTCTTCCGGTTTCTTTCTTTTTAATGAATTATACATTACTTGTACTGTTTCAACTTCCACTTCATTGTTTAGTTCCGATACAGAAAACTTTTTACTTGTTCTATTGACAATACACCAATAATAATTTTTCATTTTGAGAGTATGTAAAATCAAATATTCATCCCAGAAATTGAAGAATCCGATATTATTAAAGAAAAACTCTTTATCTTCTTCTGTTCTTCTTAATTTATAATATGGATACATTAACCTCATCCTTTCTTTCTGTCAATCGAATTGAAATTTAATTTTCATTAGGTTACTAATTATTCGCATACTTTTGTAAAAAACAAATACATAACATCTATGTCACATTCATTCTTTGCAATAAGCGTTGAAACCAAATTAAACCCATAATCTGAATATTGATTTAACACTTCTTCTAATTCGCCAGTACAATAATTACTAACTTTACAACAAGTATTGTATACTTTCAATCTATCACCTCTATAATCTTATCCCTACTTATAGTTTTCCAATTAGACCTTACGAACATTTTCATCATGACGCCCTATCTTATGACTCTAATATCCATCCTGTTCTAATTTCTTCTAGTGTTCTCGGTGTATAATCCATATACTTCATCATCGCACCGACGTTGTACATATGACAAGGTTTATCATATAATGCTCCCATTTCATATCTAAAATGTTGTATCATATTTTCTTCAAAACTATTATGTACGTGCCCATAAAGATGTATCCAATCATAGTAATGATTTTTGAAACATGGCATCGGATAGTGACATAAAACAACTGAAATTTCATTGTCAATTTTTAGTTCCTTGTAATCTACAACCTCGACAAATAAGTTGTATAATTCTTTGTTTTTTAATATTCTATTGTCATGATTTCCTTGAATTAAATGTATGCGACCTTTTAACTGTTTGAAAATTTCAATAGTTTTGGTGGCATTGTGCCAACTAATATCGCCCAAGACATATACATCGTCATTATCATTAACTTTACTATTCCAATTATCAATAATTGTTTTGTCATGTTCTTCTATATTGATAAATGGACGATTATCAAACTTTAAAACATTCTTATGACCCAAATGTAAATCCGAAATAAAATAATTCATACTTACTTATTCTCCTTTAACAATCCACTCTTAACTAAATGCTGACGGACAATTTCTATAATTTGTTCTTCCAAGAATTCATCAACATTATCTCGATCTCTAACATAATCCAATTCATCATTGATAAAATCTTCTATTATAGAAGTAAAGTCCATATCCTCAATTGTTTTTACAATTTTCTTATGAATAAGTTCTTTATGTTCTTTTGTAAGAAATTCTTTAATATCATTCATATCAATATATTCTCCTTCTTGATAAACTCTTTTGAACAGTTCCGTCAATTTTCTCAAATCGTCCTTGTCTAAGAGAAGGTATTTCCCAGGTGGATGTTCTTTCCTTATAGCCTGATACAAAATATCCATATACTCATCCCGAAACTTTTGTTCTCTATTAGATAACTCTTTACTCATATATTTCCTTTATCACCTCTGTATATCGCATTCATGAAAATCCATAAGTATCTTATACTTATATTCTCCGAATCTTTTTCGCCAGCGTTGTTTCGTTTTTTCACTTTCCCAACTAAACGGCAACATATGATAATTGATAAGGAAACATATGTCTAATACTTCTAAATTTTGAGGTATTCGACTCAATACAAAATACGAACCGTATGCGTGATGGTCAAAGTAATGAGCTATGCCAAGATCATCAAATGTTTGAGTTGACAATTTACCTAAGTCATGCATCATCGCACCGCCCAGCCAAGGATTTTCATAACCCTTTTCTTTCATTAATTTCTTAGTATTTAAACAATGCTTGTACAAATCCATTGTGTGATGAGGATTCTTTTGGTCGAAATCTCCCATATAAGCTATTTCATTAACCAAATTTCTCACATGATTTTTAAATTCATCATGAATAATAATCTTGCTCCACCCTTCCTCAATGAAAGGGATTTCAAATCTTCTAATTTGCTTTTCCAACACTTCATCGGGAACAGGGTGTGGTCTATTTTTATTATCTTGTTGACACCACTCGAATGGTTTCGGTATTATGTAACAAATCTTTTCTATGTCTAATCCGTTAACCTTATTTAGAATTGCCCGGCGAGATTTCATTGTAATATTTGTTGCATCAGCTATCACATTGTATTTATTCTCCAAACGCTTTCGGATTAGTGTATGAAAAATTTCAAAGACTTCATCATTCTGAGATTGGTCTCCGATTTCGCCGGTTAATTGTTCTCGTATCATATCAGTTGATATAATAACTGTATCAGGATTATCATTTGTAATCTGTTTTGCAATAGTAGATTTGCCACTTCCGGACAAACCACACATAACATATAGTTTTGGTTTACTCATTCCTACACACCTCATTTTTTATACTGAATGTAATTAAGTTTGTCATCACCTTTTCCATAACATCTTTTGCTTCAGTATTAATCTCCAATGGATTATTCTCCATATACTCTTGTTTATATTGTTTAATCCACTCACACGTTTCTTTTGCTAAATTTTTTGAATATTCTAATTCATAATGATAATTAGATTTAATATCGAGCAACATATCCTTATTTTTAGGGATTAAAATAGTACGGTAACTTTCGCCATTACAATATCTTTCGATAAAATCTTTCAAACGTAAAATATGATGTAATTGTTTGGGGTCACAACCATATTTCTCAATCTTATCTACAATACTTGGATACGGATATGTAAGAGCTTTGTACTTTTCAAATGCCATTCCGCACATACAATTAACACTTGCGTAATTGTTGTACCTTGCAATTTTTTCGGCATTATCAAGCATAGGTGCGAATAGTTCTTCATAAATTGGATTTAAAATATAATATTGAGTAAACAAAAGTTCAACAAAGTTAATATTTTGTTTCTTAAAACACTCAAACATTTTACGAATATCTTTCACATCACATAAGCAACCATTCCCCATATCAAGTGTCGTACTTACCGGTTGACGATTAAACACAATATCGTTTAATGTAGGAAGAATTATTGCTTTTGAATCGACATCTGAACCAGAGTAATCCAACTCATAATTTTGTGAACCGTATAAAAATACACCAACAACATTGTAGCCTAACGATATAAGTTTGTCATAATGTTGTTGAATTTGATTTTGCACTTCTTGTTTAAACATCCTTCAATTCCTCCTTGAAGAGTACAGAATAATCGTCTACTCCCATTTCCTTTAATTTTTTATATCGAGGTGACTTTTTGTTGCCACTTTTTAAAACATTGATATCATGACCATAATATAATTCTCTACAATATACTTGATACTCCTTAGGAACATTTTCTGAAACATATATCATAAAATCTTTTTTATTGGTTTTGGGAGCATCATCATAGTATTGTTTTATATTTTTTGTGGTCTCATTAATATACTTCATAACAACGGTTGCTATCTTCTTAACATTTTCATGATAAGCCTTTGGTAATTTCGATAGTAAATCATCATAACAGCCGTCGGCGATAGAAGAAATCACTAAATTGATAGACGATAACTTAGATAATACTTTATGAATATGAACATAATCATTGTATTTTAATTTAACCTTATAACCGTCAATGTTGATTACAAAACCTTCCGCTTCATCAGATGACTTATCGTCTAATTCGGTCATAACATCATCCAAGGTCTTGTTGAAGATTTCTGTTGTTGGAATATTGTATAATTTTGCGAATTTGAGAATTGATTCATATGAATATTCTTCGCCGGTCAAATTACTTCTCATGCCGATAAGATATAATCCTTCTTGCTCTTTTGTGTATTTAACGACATGTGTATCTTTCAATGAAATGTACTCAAAAACAAAAGTGATATCGGGATATTCTCGCAACATTTGCTCATAACCAGGTAGCTGATATATCATTTTATAACCATCTTGTAATCTCCAAGACATATTTGGGTCAATAGATTGACTCCCTGCCATTATAATTTGACCGTTATACCAAGTAGCTGATTGCATAGAACCGTCCAACTTATTTGAAAATTCAACTGTTTTTGCATTATCAATTCTACTTTGTATATTCTCCAAACTTGTTTCTTCAAGTTCATTAATATTAAAGAATTTAGCAAAGGGACACAAAACTATTTTGTCATTTACTATATCAATTACTATACTTCTACATTCACGATAAAATCCATCATATATACTCCATAATTCCTCACCAGAATTATCAATTTCTCCATTGTAGATGTCACTATATTGACCATATCTCAAAAGAAGAAAGTGTCCATTTTGATTTAGTTCTAATCGTGAAAGTAAGTCCGCATATTCAGAATATTGATTTATGGGTTCAATACTATTTAAACATTCGACCCATAATTCCAAACATGTTTTCTTCTCATCCATGTTATATGTAATATATCCCATTCTTTTATGAAACTCATTTTTTATTTCAATGAATTTATTCATTACTGGATTCCAACTCATTAAACAACCTCCTCAATAATCCTCTTGGTCTTGGTTTGCTCCACCAACCCGACACAAAATCATAATTATCTTTATCATGAGTATAATGACCTCTGTATGTTTTCAATTCAGGAGTAAGCTTATCTATTACTTTGTCATATTCAATATGGTCAAATGGAGCTTTTATATCATAATCGTCTTTTGTACTTATATCAAAACGAATATCGTCTAAGTCGGATTCTTGAGCATTATACTTCATATACTTGACTTCCTGACATTCCGCCCAATTTATTAACTCATCTTCTAATTCATTTAAAGTAAGAAATCGTTCAGATTCATCATATATAGAAATCTTATCGGAATTTGTGGATAAAAATTCTTTCATTTCTTCAACAGAAGTATATGCATCGTTGTGTTGATTAAACAAAGGTTTCCATCCACCACTTCTATGTCCAATACAAATCTCATAGCCGAAACAAGGTTCGTCCACAAGTCTATACTCATTAAAGAAATATTTCTCAACAAATTCCTTGTTTTGCGTATGTATATAATATCTTGTACTCATTATATTTTCTACCCTTCTACCTATACATTCTCCGTTTCATCCGATGAAAAGTTTATTTACTTATACAAATTTAACACCTAATTTTGCACTTGCCTTTGCCACATTCCTAAAAAGTTCATCTACTACATCATATTTCATTTGACGAATTTCAGAATTAACCATGTCTTGAAGAATTTTTATAAACAATCTATTGCTTGCTAGGAATAAACCTATCTCCTCATTATATGTATCATCTTTATGGCAACAAGCCTCTGCTTTATATTTCCCACTTCGTACTTGAATCTTTTTGCCATCGGTTCTGTATTCATAAACAAATGCATAAAATCTTCCATCACTGTTGAAGTAATTCCCACCATTTTTCTTTCTCCATTCGCTCCACTTGTGAACTTCATCAAAATATTCTGCACACACATCTTCTGAGATACAGCCTTCATATTTATTTTTGTATCTAAAAGAAATTATGCCGTCTTCTGACACATCAGTCACTTCGCATATTGCACCAATATGTCTAAGTGTACCTATTCCCTTTTTCAATTTTATCTTATCGCCCTTCATCATGTCACAACACTCTCCCTTTGAAACATTGTTTTCATCTATTTATATATTTTCCGAACAAAAACCATACTCGCCAAGTTTCTTATCAATCACTCTATCAATATCATCAGAAAACATTCTCAAAAGCTCTTGCTTAGCCTTCATGATATTCTCTGCTATTACCGTATATTCTTCATTAATTGTCAGCTTATATAGCCCATTCACACATATAATATCCATAACATTACTCCTTTTCAGTTGTAAGAATTGCACCATCACCATAACTCCACGACAAATTGAATGAAGTCATATTATCTGTATTAATCTTTTCGCCACGATGTATAATCATTGGCATTTGACCCATATCACTCATCTTTTTTGATGGTATAAGCACAATTGAATCATATACCTTTCCATCTTCAAACTTATTTTTGACAAGGCAATCAACTTGTTCTTCAAGCAACTTTACTCTATCTGAATCTTCAGGCTTATCAATTATAGTTTCATTAATTGTTTTTAATTGATCTCTGATGACAGTCATATCCCACCGAATATCACAAATCACTTTTCTTATACATCTAATGTTTTTAAAAAATTCCATAATCTTTAGTCCTCCTTATATCAACTTGTAATGAAGATAATCATTATAACTCTGAGAAAACTTGATATATGCACAATGGAGATTTTTATAAATATCTTCCTTTGCTTTATCTACATACTCATAATCATCACATATCTTAACATTATTTCCATATACAATAAATGAGTTTTGCTTATTATCAAATATTGCATTATTAGCCGAGAATTCGATATTTATACTATTACCTTCTGAATCCTCCACCCAAATATCATTAGTATCTCCATTTAGTAAGTCCAATTCCTTGTTTTCACTTGTAAAGATAATGCCTTCTTCTGTGAATAATTGAACATCATATTGTCTTTTCCTGTCATGTGTATTTATAATATTCAAATCTTTAATAGTTTCTTCAAACTTTTCTCCCTCATTTAATTCAAGAGCAATTGCCGAAAGACAATCATAATTCAATTTAATCTTTCTTGAAAAAGAAACAACCTTGTTAATTTCAGAAAAATATTTTTTATCTATTTTATCTGTCAAATAATTTCTTACTTCATCTGCCGTCGGATATTCAAATCTAAAGTGAAAGTGAAATCTTCCTGGTCTGTTAATCATATATTCGTTCAAATTGCGATATTCATTGCAAGTTACTACAAATAATTTCTTCCCAGAACTTGTACCATCAAAGAATGACAGCATTTGTGCTTGTGGATCTACATCATCTCGACTCTTAAATGTTTTGTCAAACTCATCAAACAAAATAAGCACTTCATTTTTAATGTCATTTAGGAAATCATCAATGCCGGGAATAAAATCATCGACCAATATAACTGGAATACCATTTTCAATTGCTTTTTTGGAAAGTAGTCTTGCGAACAAAGACTTTCCAATACCTTTATCTCCACTAAGAATTACACCCAAATTCTTACGAGATTTTTCAAATCTATTCAATACTTTATTCGCCTTTTCTTCATGAACTCCGTATATCTTATCTTCCTTGATTTCCAAATCATGTTGTTTCTCTAAAAAGAAACCGGTAAATTTACTGAATCCAATTTTATATGTTTGTGCCGGCAGTTTGTCCAACACAATTAAATCCTCGCCATAAATTTGATATGTACTTCCTGTTTTTATAATTTTCATAATTTTACTCCTCTTTATTTAATATTCTCTATTTGAACTATTTATTGTTATTTTGTCTTTAACTCTGTTTAGATATTATTTGCTCAAACATTTCATCAACAGAATCTAACAAATCATATCTTTTGTCAAACGCAGCCGTTGAACTCTTTGCAAATTTTCGTTCTACCATGTCGATATAATAGGTCATTGTACCATCGTCACCCATATAGAACTCATTCCATTCTTCGTCCGTCATTAATCTTCGCGCATTTAATTGTTCAATGGCTAAATTATCAAAACTAACAACATTAAACTTTTCAATAATATTCGAAAGATTTTCATACAACCAGCTTTGTCTAATTTTAATATTCTCATGGTCTATATCATAAAAATCATCACCACGTCTTAAATGTTTGTATCCCAAAATCAAAATCTTCAAATTATTATTCTCCAACGCCTGTATGTCTGATGGCTTTAACACACCATTGATTACATGAATGACTGCATTAGGATATTGTTTGATAAGTTTAATAAAATTTTCTGTGGGAGTTACAAGTGAAATTCCCAAACCATATATGAGTTTTTCGTCTACAAGTTTCTTTATCAGTTCTTGTTTCCTCTCAAAATGAATCTGATTTACTGTCATATTTACAATGACTTTTCTATCTTTTAACTTTTGCAAAAATGGAATTAAATCAGGATGACTTGTGGCATCTCCACCGCCGAGTGCAACTTCTTGATATGGATGCAAGGTATCAATGAATTTTTCATTCATAATATCTCCAAACTTGCCGTCTGTTGTACTTCCTTCATGACAGAACGGGCAACCCATATCACAATAATTTGTTATTTTTATATCCATATTTTCTGCAAAGGCAGCCTGAAATTCATCATCATTTGTTTCTCTTATTTTTGTTCCATCTTCAAATATAGCAGTTCTAAAATTTCCATTCGTGTAACTCCCTAAAATTTTCATTTTTACCTCCCAAATATTCTTCATACTTTTCATTCACTATAATGTTTTGACTCTTAATCAACCATCATATCCGTATTTACCGAATGCAACAACTCGGTCTCCACTTTTGGTTGTATATTTACCTACGAAAGTTTCAAGTTCATAGTCATTATTCCATTCATCATAAGTTTTCGCATCTTCATTTATAAGATCATTCTCTTTTGCATATTTTGTATAATATCTTTCTTTCGCAGTCTCTGATAATTCTGACCAATCTTTTGAATACTCATCTTTATTATCCTCATACTCTTGAGCTGCATATTCCTTATCTTTATTTGATAGTTCACTTGCTTTTACGAAGGTTTCGCCATCCTCATCGAATAGGACTTTACCATTCTTCCATTGTTCAAATTCTTCCTCACTACACATTGTTAATGAATGGGTACTTGATGAATTGGTTTCAAATACTCCACGTCTAATCTGTCTTTTCATATATTTTTATTCTCCTTATATTATTCTTTTGGATACTCATAATCGATAATATCCATATTTACCAATCCAGTTTTCTTCATAGCATTCCAATAGCAAGTTTCATCACCGTCTTGAATAACTACATATTTTTTATTAGTCAAATATTCCTCTAAAGATATATTCTCTCTTTCAAGGAATCCACCCAATATATTTTCATCAACGTAACCCGTATATGGTTCTTCAAAATAGAATCGTCCTTTATTCTCATAATAATCAATTGAATCGACTCCCCATTTTTCACCTTTTTGATTAAAATATTCATTTAATTCATCTTCTGTTTTCCCATATTCTTGCACAAATTCGTCGTTGCTATAATCTGGATAATCTTTGTTATAAACAAAATCCGACCTCATAGGAATTTCGATTTTCTTTAAACCTGGAACATATTTTAATGCAATTTGCTCAAGTTTCTTATATGTATCATCATTATATTCGTCCACTAAAGACGCACAAGCATATAACCATTTATCATGAAAATTTCCTAATGCTCTAAATGGGCTTCTACCAAATTCTAAATCATCGTCCCAAGGACTCCATATCCCATCATCTCCCAAATAAAAGCCATCTAAAAATTCTTCTGGCGAATAATGTTCATCTCTTTTCATTACAGTAAGAGAGTGCATACTCGATGAATTTGTTTCAAAAACATTTCTTCTAATTTGTCTTTTCATTTTCTCTACCTCCTAGTTATCTATTCTCTGTCTGTGTAAATTAAGTTGCCTCTTTTAAATCAACATATCTATCAATGTAATCAAGAAGCTTATCTTTATTTTCTTCTTTTGTAAATTCTCCCATACATTCAATAGGATCTACATCTGTACAGTTAATAATTTCGTCAACATTCAATTCTAAAACATTAGCTATTTCTTCTATTTGTTTTGGAGATAAAAACAATCTGCCATCAAATATTTTCCCGATATCTTTTATAGAATATCCACTTTCTTTAGCTAATAATTGAATGCTCTTATTCTGTTCCATCATTTTTAGTTTAATGAAACTTCCTATTTTGTGAAAATCATTCATAATTTACTCCTAAATTCTTCCTTTGAAATGTTTCTTTCAATCACATCAAGTATAATCCAGTACATGCACCGAATCCACCGCCATTAGATGTAATTGAATAAGCAATGCCTTCGCTACTATATACTCTATATCCTTGTTTAAAATTTCTTGATAATTGTTTACCATTATCAAGCCACATATTACTATCTATACCGCCAACAAAAATCAATTCATTGACAGTTTGATTACCGCAAGCAAGATTTAATCCGCTTGCGATTTCTGAAAATTTATCATTTTCTCATCGGTACAAACATATGTATTATCGTACTGAGCTTTATAAAGGTGTTCTGCTAATAATGAAATGACAGTTGTTACAATACTATTTCCCGACTGTTTATATCCTTGAGAATCTGACATACCGACCGCCTTACATCTTTCATAATCAATGTCATCAAAACCCATAAGCCTATGTGCTTCTTTAGGAGTAAGTTTTCTTACCATTCTAAAATTATGTTTATCTTCTTCAATCATAGGTTGTCTATTACCCCCTTGACAGGTTGTAATAGTTGGAGAAATGTATTCTTTATCCCAAACATTTCCTGCAAATCCAGTACCCTTGTCTTCTCCATAAATATTAAAAAGTCTTTTAATATTATTTGAATCTGCAAAAATCTGTTTAGGTTGTTTATAATCTGTTGCCACCAGTGCACCCATAATCGAGCCTTCCTTATAAACTAAATCTCTCTGACCTATAGTTCGAAATTCAGGTTTGGTCGTCCCAATAACATTCTTCTCAAATGTTGGGTCAGTAATTTGAAGTCTTTGTTGTACCTCATCAGATAAAAAATATTTTTCCAAAACATCTTTATCTGTTTCTAATAAATCCTTTAATCTAATTCCTGTATCAAATGGTTTTGGAAATGTAAATAACTTTGTATCAATATCTTTACGAATTGATATACAAAAAATTCTATTACGATTTTGTGGAATACCTGTATTTTTCGCATTAATTGTTTGATAATACGAATTGTATCCAAGATTATCAAGTCTAGCAATCCAATCCTTAAAGCTATCAATGTATTTTTTCGATATAAGAGCATCGACATTTTCCATAAGTAAATATTTTGGCAATGTATTATTCTCTTTTGCCGTTACAAGAAGTCGTTCAACTTCATACAACAAACCTGAACGAGTTGATTTAATATTATGACCTCCACAATTAGGGCAAGTATAACGAGTATCAACATCTAATTCTGATGGATTATATTCACACTCACAATCTTGGCAAGTCCATTTTAGACCTTCTTGTTTGCCGGCGATTGAAAGATCAGTGCAGGGTGTCGAGTATGTAAGTAAATCGCTATATGGAAGGGATTCTATTTGCATCATATCTCCAAGATTATGTGATAGATAATCTGCTAACCAATATTTTTCAATCCCTTTTGTTTTATCTTTTCTTCGCGATAATTTTTGCCAATCATATGGTTTGTCTTTCTTAAAATCATATCCAAGTCTTTTATCTGTTAGTTCTTTGACCATCATTTCTTTACTCGGATAATCTGCATAATTTTCTATCATATCAGTGGTTAAGCCACAATGTATTGCAGCGTAACTGACTACTACTTCTTTATCCAAATCTGCTATTGCAATCATATTAGCATTGAACAAGTGAGTATTATTTATACCTTTCATCTGTGCTCCAATGCCACTACAAAGTTCAATAACTGTTAAATTTTCTAATGAATTATTTTTCTCTGTGTTCAAATTTTTTACCTACAGAGATTGTACAATCTTTTTATTCCGGAGTTTACTGTTTTCCTTTCTTTTTTTTATTTTTATAAAATAAACACGTCTGCTTATTTTACATTTTACATAGCCTTATAATTAAAATAGTTAATTCCCCTCCAGTCCTTCTTCGCAAATATCTACAATATGTTCACATAACTTCTGTGGAATTTTACTTCTTTCAATACTTCCTTTTAGTCCTTGCGTACCCGTTTTACTACCTCTTGGAGCAGATACATGACAAGGATCTCCGTTTTTACACATAGGTAGAAATTTTGGATTTGGATGATTCGTCCAAATATCTGTGGGTTTCATCCTCATATCACCATATTGACAGTATGTAACTGTATATCTCGGTAGTTCTTGCATCCAAGACATTTTTCGCATACCACCACGAGGATTTTCAATAAAATAATAAGTAGGTTTAAGTTCTTTGATTAATGAGATAACATGTTGGTCTGTTTCATCACAGAATTTTGCATAATCACTAATTGGGTCAAGATTGCCCGTTTCTGCATTTTTTCTTCTATGATGACTGATTGCAGCAATACTAAAAGTCGTACAATCAGGACTTGCCCAAATTACATCGGGACGACCAAACTTGTCTAAAATTTCTTGAGCAGTTACCTTTCCGATATCTGCATATAAATCAATATTTTCAAAATCTTTATTCCATTCAATGCTATACACTTCATGTCCTTTTGCTTCAAAAGCTTTTCCAATGGAACGAGTGCCTGCAAATAATTCTAATACTTTAATAGTCTTATACCATAGCGGCGCCATTATCTTCGAAGACTATTTTTTCCTTTCTTATAAAATGTTTTGAATTATTGGACGAATAGTCCAAAGACGTAGTAAATACTACACAAAATTATTCTCTATTTAAAAATCAAAATGAAAGCAAAATTTCAAGCTTAAATATATACTCTTTTGCCTTTTACTTTAATGTATCTGCCTTTTGTGTTAAAATAACAATCCTTTAGAACTGTTTGTTCTATATAACCACCACTTTTATATTTTAAATAAACAGAATCACCAAAGTCTTTAACCACCGTACCATCAGGAATATCAAACGGTGTCTCTTTTATATATTTTTCAATACATTTTGAACAAGACTTCACTGTTTCCAAATCAATAATTAAAACATCTTTTTTCCCTAAAGAGTGTCCACAATTTTCACAAAACAATTCTGCTTCTCGATCCGGAAATTTTGATTGCGGACATTCTTTATATTTTCTTTTACTTTTGTCCAATTTGTTTTTCGCTCTATCACATAACAAACTCATAATAATTCCTCCTACCTATCAATCTTATGTCATCATCATTCCACAACTTTTGGGTGTTTCAATACTTTCTGAGTCATCATACTCATGAATATAAAACATTGTACCTTTTGGAATCCAAGCAATTTTTAAATTATTATAACCGCCCATCCAAACACCGTGGTATCCAATTCTTTCAAGATACATTTCCATCTTTTGAATATCAGGGTGTTCAGTTAACCAATACTCTACGATTCTTTTATCGTATGCTAATTCTTTATCGCCCATAGAACTCCACCCAACTCCATAACCAGGGCTGTACAATACACCCAACTCATTATTCTCATTATAATATCGCATGACGATGCCTTCTTGTTCGTCAGACGGATTTTTATAGTTTTCATAATTGGCTAATTGTTCCGCAAGTTCTTTGCATTCATTTCCCACATATTCTGTCGTGCGGATCTCTCCTCCTAAAGAACATATATCTGATAGTATTTTTTGTTGATATATTTTATCACTTTGGTCTGGAAAAGCTTTTAATACAGAATTCCAATCTGGTTCATCTTCACAATGAGAACAGTCAAATCCAAACCACCACAAATCACTACTAATAGGATATGAAGAATTCTCTCCACCACCCGAATATGTAAGACCTCCATGACAATAAAAATGCGACATGCAATCCATATAAGCTACATTATACAAAGGATGTCCTTTCGGAACTCCCACATAACCACATCTATATCCTCTTACCAAAAGCAACACAACACATTTTAAACCTTTATGTTCAAATTCTTTTTCAACAATATAACCTTTCATAAATTCCTCCTATAATTAAACCCAATCGTCTTCATTGAATATAATTGTATTCATATATACATTCTCTTTTTATTTAAACTTAAATAAAACTTGAGCAAATTGAATTGGCTGTATAATTTCTGCTCCACATTGAGAGCAATATAATTTTTTAGGAATATCTGTAATCACTTGATAGCTTCCTTCTGTTAAATTATCACAATATGGACAACAAATTTTTATATATGGTTTTCCTCCAAGATCGAAACATGTTTTTATTAATTCATATTTTTCGTCTCTATCTTTTGTATCTTTAACCATTACAATATTCTCCTTGAAATCAGGTTTTCATTCTTTTGTCTCTATAACTGTCACTGTGCCTTGAATGATTCCCAAGTTAGACGACTCTTTAAATGTATGCGTTTCTGCAACATCATCCTTTGTCATTGGACGTGTAAGATACCACAACGAATCATCTTTCCACGTTATTTCCTCTAATTTCAGATTTGGATCTAATTCAATAGTTGTAGATCCACCCCATTTTCTTGTTGTTGCTTGACAACCTGCCAAACTCAATGTTGCCATAATTGCCAATGCTACGCAAATTTTCTTTTTCATAAGTTTATTCTCCTTTTTATTTATTCGTCCAAAATCACTTCACAAATTGTGGATTCCGGTGATTCATTTACATGTATAAATGAATTTTTATCATCTTTTAATACTCTTGGAAATATTATTGTGCCATTAATTTCTTCTCCATTCAAATCTTTAAAAGGACAATTATGTACCTCTATTCTATATGTCCCATCACTATTTTTTATAAGAATCATTTCTTCGCAATAAACATCCATAAATTATTCCCCTATAATAGTTCAATATTGTTCCATCTTTTATTCTTCCAATACTTCCATTGAATACTATTCTGCCATATCCTTACGTCGATATCTTCTACGTTTTTTAGTGATAAAATCCAATTTCGATAAGCTTCTACATCATCATTTGTCGCATTATTTAAAAACTTCCATCTTCCTAATATATTATCAATTTTCTCCACTGACCATTCATAATCAGTTAGAGATGCTTGTCTTTTAAATTCAGCAATATTTTCATCAACTACTTTTTTAGCTTCATCATATTTGAAATATAATTCAGGGGAAACAATCGACACATGATCTATGTGATGATCTCGATAATCATATTTTTTTATAATACGAAAACCTTCTTTAGTTATATCTTCTTCGATTCTTCCGTGGAAAATAGTGCTATCTTTTACTAAATAGCCCATTTCATAAGCTTCTTTGATTGATTGAGGATTATCTATTTTTAGTTTAAACTCTGATTCTTTTTCCCCTAAGGGCTCATGCGTAATATTGAAAAGTCTGGTCTTATATGTCCAGCCCTTTGGAAGCTTTTTATATCTATATTCCGATTCAAATTTATCAATTGGAATACCGTTTACCAATCTCCTTTCTCTTGGCACTAAATAATCAACTATTACAGCATCAGAAAATTGTTCGTCTACCATACCCCAATGTACGGAAAACTCATGCCCCGATCTATGACACCAATATACAATATCCCCTCGCTTAAAAGATTTTTTTAATTTTTCGCTCATTCGATTTATCCTCCTATCACTGCCTAAACTATTAGTTTGCATTAATATGTATTATTTATCCTCTTGAAAGTAATATTTAATCGGCATCTTCTCTCAACACTATATCTCTATATTCTTCACCGGAAATCTTGCCAAGCTTCATATCTACATAAGTAGCCAATTCATGAGTACGAATAAAATCACAATCCTGTAAACAATCTCGTATATCATCACAAGCTTTACTTGAATTATAACCTTGGCTTTCTCTTACAAGAGTATCACTCATTCTACGAGTTACATTGCGGTATTGTTCGATGATGTAAATTAGTTGCTCTTTGGACAACTTTGTTAATTGACCTAAAATATCTTCCCACATATGATTATTCTCCTAATTCTAATAACTTATTGACCAAATCTTGCAACCTTGAATTATTCGGATATTTCTTTGCCATATCTTCATAATACGTAACCGTTTTGTATTTATTGATTTCTTGTTCCAGTTCCTTTTCAATTGTAGCTTTCTTTTCTGCCGTCTCTTTTAATCTTTTTTCTTCTATATGTCTTTTGTTATACGCATCCATATTCACAACACCAATAACTTGTCCAAGTATTTCTTTATCACAATCTTCAATAGGAAAAACACGTTTAATTTCTCCAAGTACCCTTGCATTTTCATTTCCCCATCCATTCACAACGACCAACCATGAATCACATATTAGCTTTGCTTCGTCATCATACAATGCAACTGCATAATCATCGCATGCATAATCGTCAAACAAATTAACAATTGCCACTTTATTAAAATCTTTCATATTATTTACCTCCATAAATTGTGCTTTTTATACTAAATTATTAAAATATCATCTTTGTATAACTTCACTTATGACATATAATACGAGCATTGTTATAAATACTGTAAGCAATATACTATCCGCCACTTTCCTCACCCCCTTTGTCTTGAAATTAAGCTTTAATCGGATATTTCAATTTTCTCTCCAACATATTTCTGAACATACTCTTGAACATTCTCAGGATACGAATCTACGACATAATCTGTATCAATTGTTATCTTCATAATAATATTCTCCGTCTTGTCCAAAAATATATTGCCAACCGTACCACCTGGAATTCTTATGTACAAAAGTCTTTGTTTCATGTCCGCTTCAGTTGCCAATATATAATGTCCATATTCATATTCATCAATCATTTTCTTATCAAAACCAGCCAAATCATCAAGTTCTTTGGTTAGCTCACAATGATATTCATGAGAAAGATATTCGTTTAATTCTAAATAACAATCATATCTATGAGTTAGTTTCATATCATTTCCGCCTCCAATTTTTCTATCGTGATTTTATATTTCTCACAATCTTCTGTTTTAATACCAAGTAATTCATCTATAGCTAATACAACTATAGATGAATATGGAGTCTTATTAGTTTCAAATAACCACGTATCACTATATTCTCCAACATATCCGATAAATTCTTTCTTTTCTCCTATGTTCATTTTAATTCTCCTTATTATGTTGACTCCATGCATCCAGCACTGTAAGAAACATCTCGCCCCTTTCAGTCAACCAACAGTAGCCAATACTACTACCATGATCTGTAAACCCAAGACTGTCTATTTCATATGCCATGAATTGAAATACTCCATACTGCTCATAATCTTCGGTGTCTATATGCAATTCCGTTTTATATCTTTCTTGCACCTCATCATAACTTAAATCCTTCCATTCTTTCCGAATATGAAGATATCTTCGAATGACTTCCAAAGTGGTATCAGGTGATCCACAAGAACATAAATTTAATTCATTGTACAAGTAATGATCTATTAATGGATTGATTAAAGAATCCTCATAGGACTTTTCTCTATTACCAACCTCAACAGCATATCTCAAGAAATCTTCCGGATCTTTTTCTATAATCTTTTCTGCAATTTCACTTAATAACATATCATTTTCTCCCTTTCATATATGCCTAATTTCTTCATCCGTTGCAATTTTCACTTCACTAAGTAAATATTCTCCACACCAACTTTCTTTGTACCCAGAAACCATAACCATATCTTCTTCGTCCTCCTCTGTAACACATTGATAACAAACCACCGTACCCAATCTCTTAGTATTTCCTACTTGAACAATAACAAATGTTCCTGTATTTATTGGAAATGTTTTTGTAAAACTCATAATGATACTTCCTTTCGTGGATATTCCCCTATTGATACCAAATACAAAATATAAACACAATCTGCCACATCATGTAATTTTTCAATGAGTTCTCCATGAGATGAATATATCTCAAAATTATTGACATCCATAATGCGTACAGTCAGGTATGAATGCGTTGATCCTTTATAATTATAAACACAGTCAATTTTTATTTCTTTCATAATAGAAATTCTCCGTTAAAAACAATAATTTAACTCTATAATTAATCAGCCAACATTAATCAACGTATCTTTTCAATCCTGTTGAAAAATACGGAATTGGCATTCTTTTAAATTGATACTTCTTTACTCTTTCATCTATTATATTTTTAATATCTGTATTATCAATTTCACCTGTTCTAATATACTTGTCCATTACAGAATACTTAAATCCTAGAGCGTCTTCATCTGTACTTCCACACAAGCCATCGGACGGAACTTTTTCAATTAATTCTTTTGGTAATCCAAGTTCAAAACCAATAGCTTTAACTTCTTCAACCGTCAAATCACTCAATGGTGAAAAATCTCCAACAGCGTCTCCCCATCTGGTTTCCCAAGATAAAAGAGTTTCTGAAAGGTTACAAGTATTTGCCACTCGTCCATTAATGGTTTGAGACACAGCATAAAGTGTAGCCATTCTAATTCTCGCCGGCAGATTCGTAGATGTTTGTTTCGACCATTGATTGTTCAACTTTGGTTTTACTTCATTTGTCAATGTGGAAATCGTATCGCCAATATTTACAATGCAATTATTGATATCTAAATGTCTAACAAGCTTATAAGAAAAATCAATGTCTGACTGCTCACCTTGTGGCATAAGAACTCCAAATACCCTATCCTTTCCAAGAGCTTCAACACATAATGCGGCTACAACAGAAGAATCTTTACCGCCCGAAATGCCTACCACTGCACAACATCCCTTACCATTCTCATTAAACCAATCCTTAATCCACTGTACAATCTCATTCTTTACTTTCTTTGCATCAAAATTATTCATGTGTAATCTCTCCCTTTTCGATTTTCTCAATTAATGTCAATAGTTCATGATATACCTGAATTAGTCCTCCTCTATCATCAATATAAACATTGGCATAAATTTTTCTTCCTGAAAATGCAACCGAAGCATCACAATTGATACCTCTATATTTAATGTGATTATCATTCAGATATTTTTCAATCATCTCATATTTATCTTCGCCGTTGCCAGTAAAGATAATTACTTCTGAATAGTTCTCCCATCTTTGCAAAAGGTGAATAACATTTTCATATGTTCTACCCTTTTTATGAAAATCATAAATCGTATCATCAAAATCTACACAAAAGATGAGCTTTCCATATTTCTTAAACTCTTCTTCTAGTCTATTATAAGAATTATTAGCTTGAAGATAAAAATCCATTTTATTTTCCTCCGTACATTCTATTTCTGATATCCATAAAGGAATCCTCTCTTATCAATTCTCCATTTTTAAATACAGTAGTAAGCAAACTGTCATCACTCATTTCAAGTAATTGGTCTTGACATTTTAATTCGCCGTCTTCATAATAGACTTTACAACAACCTTTATGAGATTTCTTTAGATGAGTTGTATCTGTCTTTGGGTCTTTGAAAATCATTAATTTCTTACCATTAATTACTCCATAAGTTGCTTTCATAGCAATTCCAAAAGTATCTCTCGTAGCAACTATCATCTTTCCATTCTCCATAATTGCCGTAAAACAAAAAGCTCCTACACCATAAGCAATATTATTGGCTGCAAATCCACGTTTCTCCAACTCTCTCCAAATTGTTTCTACATTAGAAAGGGTACAGCCATCACCGTAAATGATTCCTATATGAGGGTTTAACTCTTTATATCCTTTACTATTTATAGAGCCACCAAAGATATCCCATAGTCTTTCAACTGTTTTAACTGAAATTTCTACAATATCACCACTATCAGGACGAACCAGAAGTTTACCATTATGATTCATAATTTCTTCTTTACATTGCGGAAGAATATTATTTATCATATTCCAATAATCATATGTATCTGAGACCATACTAAATGATGTGTTTGGATAAAGTTCAGTCAAAAGTCTCTTTACGAATGTAATTTCATCTCCATCAATAGAGAAATTCGCACCCATAACAGAATGTTCTGTCGATACAGCACCTAACCCAATTCCGTTCTTTTTACAATCAGCATTATAATATTTATCAATATAGTTAATCGCCGGAATTGTTGATGTTTTATTAAACGAAAGTAACCACGAAGCTGAACATCTTACGGATTCATCCATACAAGACATTCCTCTCATACCAAAGTCCGCACAAGCCATGTCTCCCGACAATCCATCAGTTGTTTTATCGTACCAATAATCAGCAATTTCACGATACATATGACCAATTGTTGCATGACAACAAGGTTTCCATAGTTCAACCTGTAGGATACATTCAATCCACTGTACAAGCCAAGCAAAATCATCGTTTGTATTTGTAATCTCAATGCATGGAACTCCCATTGGTACAAGTGTCCCTTCTGACAAAGCTTTTATCTCTAGTGGTAAATATCCTAATCTATGCAATTGGACAATCTTGTCTAAATCATAATTGTCCTTACCAATCTGTATATCCATTGAATCAGTGTAAAGAGACACCATTTCATCTTCTGGCAAATCGAAGAAATTTTCTTGGAAATATCCCATTAAATATTCTTTGATAAATGCCTGTAATCCAAAGAAAACCATCTTGTTTCTGTTCTCTAACATTGATCTTCGAGGCACCCAATATGATACTAGCTTAGTTAATCCTTTGGGATACATTCGCGAGTGGCACTGTTTATAAGTGTCTGATAGTAGCAACGCCATTGTATTATTCATAATTCTTCGACCTCCATAACTGTTATTTTTTCATGATTACCCTTAAACAAACTATTTGTCGTAAACAGTCTGTTCACAGTATTATTCTCCAAAGATTTAATTAAAGTACCTTTTTCTTTGTCAAGAATTGAGTTTTCTGTATGTGTAGCATATGCGTAAATTTCTTTTACACCATTTTTCTTCAATTCTTCTGCACTATAATACAGCGAGCCACCATAAGCAATAATGTCATCAATCATTAACACGGCTTTATCAGCTAAATCAATTCCATTCGTTCTGATGTCTAATCCGAGAATTTTACCAGTTTTCCAATCTCGTTTCTTTTCTCCATAACAGTATTGAAGTTCAGGAAATAAATCAGAATATCTTTTTGCCGCCCCTGCATCTGGGAAATAAAGAACAAGATTTCTCTCTCCAATTTTTGCAATTGCCTGTTCAATATATTCCTTTGGATTTTCCTCAAAACAATTATTAAGCAATGCCGTAGAAACATCACTATGAGCATCTAAAACATATACACCCGAAAAATTTAACCAGTTAATGAATTCACAAAAATATTTTAGAGTAAATACTTCGTCATTATTTTTAACTCTGTCCATTCGAGCATTTGGAATATATGGAAGATTCAAATAGTAATTCACATTTGTTTTAAATCTTTCAAGATGTTTCTTGATTAACATCAGATAAAACATCTCATCATTGCTTTCATATATCCAATCAAGCCAAATACAAGGCGAACCGTCATAATCATATTCTTCGATACTATTCACATCAATATTTATTCTTGGTGTTCCATCAGGGAATTTATTAATTGTTACAATATCTCCATTAATTTTAATCATATTTATTCTCCAATCACATTAATTTGACAACTCTTCATAACTTCCATCGCAGCCTGATGTTTTTCTGGTGTAACTCCGGCACAACAAGAAGCATCTACTGTTATTTCAATGTTAGGAAATGCACTTCTCAACATTAGTGCATTTGATATTACACATATGTCTGAACATAATCCTACTATCTCTATTGAACCTTTGACTCCCTTGTCCAATATTTTTGCTATCTTGTCTACAAGTTTCATTGAACCAAATATTTCTTTTTCTATAAAAGCATAATTTTTAGATTTTAATGCATTTCTTATAAATGAATTTATCAACCAACCCTCGGTATTTGCAATACAATGCTCTACCGGCAAATGTCTTCCTTCCAAAGTTTCAAGATAATTATCTGAATGAGTATCTTGAGTTACAAAAATTTGTCCTCCAAATTCTATAATTTTTTCACAAACAGGCTCAACAATATTTCGTGCTTCCTCTGTACCAAGTGATCCATCTATAAAGTCATTTTGCATATCTACTACAACTAATATCTTTTCCATATTATATATCCTTTCTTTTATACTACATATTGTATTTAATTGTTTATCTAACCACTATATATTGATTATCTTTTGCATTGAAACTGCCGTTTCAATCAACTATACTGTTTAGTCTAAATGCGTCCATCTGCCTATTTAGTATCCCACTATCTGTTGTACCATATCTTCCGAATACAACAAGTTCATCGCCGCTTTCTGAAGTATATTCCATTTCATAACTATCTAAGTCACCATTCATATATTCTTCATACGTTTCGCCGTTCTCACAATAACTAGTATCATGTTTCATTACATATTGCACATAACACTTTTCTTTCGCTTCGTTTGATAAGTCTGCCCAATCCTTTTGAAATTCATCTTGATTTTTTATATATAATTTTTTAGCAGCAACTTTAGTTGTTGAACTTACACAATCAATAGGCGACAACAATACTCCATCAAAACATAACAATTCTCTTCTTTTCCATTGTTCGAAAGTTTCCTTCTTACATATTGCTACACTATGTATTTTACCCATATCATTATTCTCCTTTTACGTAACCATTTCTAATAATTTGTAGTTCTCTCATCAAATTAGAAGTTGAGTACAACGCCGATTCATCTCTCAATTCTTTTAAATTCTGCAATGTATCTTCAAGTTTTTTATCAATCTCTTTTTGTGATAAATCATTATGCGATACTTGTTGTTCTTCAACCCTTTCTCGCAAAGTCTTATATGTCATAATATCATCCAATCTTACTGTCGATTAATCCATGTTTTAAACTGATGGAATTCATTTTCCGTCATACAGATATCTGCATAATAAAAGTCTTTATTGAATATAATCGCCCAAATTTTCTTTAACTTTTTAATAAATCCAAAGTCTTGTTCAGCATAAAATTTGCCATTTGTAAACACTAATAAAGCATAATGAAATGTATTATATTTATCAATTTTAATATGTATCCCCTCATCACAACCGCAAGTGCAATTTACACATAATTCATTTCCATCAAAATTCTTCAGCACCGCCATAGTAAATTTCTCCTTCCTCTGTAATCCTTTTTTTAAAAATTGTTTTGCTCGCTACCTTTTTCACTCTAAAATTCACCGGACATTTATCATATATCTTTTTGTCAGTTACCGATACGATTCCTATCCCATATTTTGTTTTGCAAAGTATCACATCAGCAATTTGGACATTATCTCTGAATCTCATCCAATTTGAAGGAACTCTCCACATATATGTTTTATTATCAACATCATTTCCATTGATATGTCTACCGTAAATATACATCGTTCGTTCATTTCTATAGCTACTTGCTCCCCAATCTTCGACTCTGACTTCTACATCTTCTATATTATTCTCTTTGTAAATAAGATACATAATATAGCCGTCGCTAAGAATTCCGTCGGAAGCAACCACAATTTCTCTATCCGGCTTTCCGAATTTTTCGAAATAATTTCTACATTTCCGTAGTTTTCTTTCGGACACATGAGTCCTTGCAAAAGCATCCGAAATCTTTATATCCGATAATTTCATCGTTTTTGTTACCATAACGATATTCTCCTTTGTGTTTAATTTTCAATAATCGAAAGACTAAGTTTTAGATTTAATTTTTCACATATATCACAAATTTGAGAAAGTGAAAAATTGTAATCTCCACTTTCATATTTAGAAAGCATTTTCGGAGTTACTTCTAAATAACTTGACATTTCTTTTAGGGTCATATTGTGTTTTAACCGATATTCCAATAAAGTTGTCGAAAACATATATTGTATATCGTAGTAATACAATTTTGATGTACACATATAAGCATACAATTTATCGAGATACTCGCCAGCATTGACCAATTCTATATCATCGTTCATTTTATGATTCCCCTTTTAATTCTCTACATCTTCTCTACATCACAACACCAATGTTATTAATTTGTCTATTCTCACTTGTACTCTTTTGAATTTCTCCATTGATTTTACAATAGAAACTTCCACCACCATCAACTTTAATAACATCAGAAAATCCACAATCTTTAATTTTGTCGTAAATCTCTCCACTTGTAATACAATTTGAGGTCTTTGTTTCAATGTAAAAATAATAGATATAATTATCTTTGACTCCTAAAAATCCGTGAACAGTTGGTCTAACTATCGAATTATCCCAACCTTCGTCCAAATATTCTGTCGTTGCTCTAAATCCATCAATTATAATCGGCGCACCCGAAACGGCATATTTAACATCTTCATCATATAAACTGTTGTACTTATCAATAAAAACTGTATTGTCATTACAAATAATCAATGTAGACACGTCTTTTGTTTTAAACTGATCAGACGCATTTTGACTTGCATAGAAATAAACCTTATTATCCTTGACTTTTCGTTCCTTCAAATATTTCAAACATGGCGATGAAAGTGTGTTTTCATCTGTGTCGGCTACAAGGTTTGCCACTGGCAAAGTAAAGAAAATTCCGTCCTCTTTGAAGTTTGCAAAATAACCAAGATTAAAATATGTATCTTCGTCCAAGTTGCTCTTTGATTTATCAACCAATTTAATTTGGAATCTATTTGATGGTATTCTCAACATACAAATACCATTATGCGAAACTATCTTTGTTTCATTTTTATTCAATCGTTTAGAATATCGGTTAATAATCACATTCAAATCGTCCAAGTGAACGAGTTTCTTCCTATTAAATATGTCATTCCAATATTCAATTTCGTCGTCAGGAATAACACCATCGTTCTTCAATACCTTTGTTTGCTTTTCCAATGTAATTGGATAAACTACTTTACCATCTGGGTCAAACACTTTATATCCCTGTTGTACCCTTTCTTCTGTGCATTCTTGAATAGCTTTTTGCTTGTCCGTATATGCACAAATTTGTGAACTATCCCACTTACCATTGTTCCAATTTTTACGCACTCTATAATATCCCATTTGTTCACTCTCCTTATTCTTCATCAAGACGTTGTTGGTATTCAGTAAAATACCATAGTAGTTCATCTCTGAATACTTCAATAGCTTCCTCTGTTTTTTGAAATGTTGAGAAATATATAGCATTTGGTCGTCTTAATTTCCGTTCCATTCCTGTGTTTAATTCATTTAAACTATAATTATATGCAATACAATATTTATTGATTTTATCATTTTTCCAATCAGACATAGAAATAGGCTTGTCATTTTGTGCCTGCCATTGTCTTAAACAACGTAACAGCTTATCAGCTCTTGCATTGTTCTCGGCAATCACCTTATCATTGTAATAATTGCCTGTGTTATAACATTGCTCATCCTCTTGGTTATTAAACTCTGTAATTTTCAACATACTATTGTATTCTGTATCAATTAAATAATACATTTCACCTTTTTTAACTCTCTCATAGCCTGTTCGGCTTCGTTCCTTAATTACTCCCAGTTCTTTTAACTGTTCCTCAGGTATTTCAACTTGAACGGTTTTGCCGTTCACTTTCAACTCTACTTTCATTACTGTTCCTCCTTAATTTTATTTCACCTCAACGCTCACACCCTCGTGCGTGTGCCAATACAATTTGTAATGATATGGGTCTGTATGTGTCCCTGTAATATCTTCAACCGCATACATTGTGTATTCATTTAAATACACGTAATTCTTTTTATACGAATTCTCACCCGTTTTAACAGTTATCACCAATTCGTTAGTTGTATTATTGGATATACTCATATATCCCTCCGCCTCAAGCACGATATTATCTGTTCGTGCATTGTAAACGGTGATTTTTCGTTCGCATTCAAAATAATCTGCCTGTTTTGACATATTGTAGTTTACCATTTCCGCCTCCGAACACGCCGTCAGCATTACTGCTATGCAAAACATCATCAATATTCCAATTATTTTTATAAATCTTCTTTTCATTTACTTTTCCTCCGCATTCTTCAATTCAGGACTTTGCTCATATCGGATAATATTTCGAACCCTTTTCATAATATCCTCAATCTCATCTTCCATCTCAACTTGTTTGCATGTATCAATCAAATCTACGGCTCTGGCTAAATCCAAAGCACCGAGCATTTTTACATAACGAAATTCCACTTCTTCAATGTTTATTGCGCTTTTTAAATCGTACTTTGCATTGTCTATATATTGATAAAACCTCTCTTCTTGGTTTTCACATTTCTTTTCTTTAATCCGCTCAATCAAATTCATTATTATCCCTACCTTTCAAAACATTTCAGTACATTTATTTATGCTTGTTATCACAATAACCTTATTCTTCATCCGTAGATTGCACTTCTTCTATCTTCTCAAATATATAGTCAACAACCTCTTTTGCATTGTCACCAACATTATGAATATTCTCCTCCGTCAACTGAGAACTGACAAGCATTGTGTAGCAAGTCTTTTCGCTCGGCAATACAATACCGAACACCAAACTGCATATCAATACAATGGTAGGTATTTTAATCCATTTCATATAATATTGTCGTATTGCCTTTGCATCTTCTTCATCACAACAATCATTTTCGTCAAAAACCCAACGTAATCCAATGATTATAACGACAACTACCGTTATACATATAGCTATAATTGAAATCACTTTTAAATTGTCACATAGACTAATCAGATATATTATCCAAGGGTTGATTATCGGTGTACTCATATTAATCACATTCCTCCCTCTTTTTTTTAATATCATATCATGAAAAACCTATAATCTATGTTGTTTCGTTCACATAAATATTCTTCTGATAAATCGCCCAAACATAACTGATTTGCAACTTCTTCATTGTCAAATACATTCCCTATAATATAGCATTCCGATGTTATAGGTCTTGTAAACGGCATACCCATAGTCGATTCTTTTCCCTCAAGATACCATCCAAAATAATCACCGCCACAAAAGCTATAATTACCATAACGCACAAGATATAATCCTTTACTTCCAGTTACACACTTGACAATATCCCATTCATATATATCATCATTAAGACGGTCTACGATACTTGAATTTTCACAAATAGTAGCCTTGTCGACTTCAACGACTTTCATAGTTAAATGGTCAGTATCTTCGTCAACCGAATATGTCTCAATATAATTCTCAGGAACAATAAATACTTTCTCTTTTACATCTTTATCTCTATATCCTCTAAAAATATATCCTATTATCCATTCTCCTGTTTCTATCGCTTTAGCTCTATACATCTGTATCATAATTAATCACATTCCTTTCTTTTTTCTCAACGCTTGTTTAAATTCTTCTTCCGTCATCTTGTCGCTATCTCCTACAAATTTGACAATACCTTTATTAAAACTTTCTCCCATCGTTTTAAAAGCATTTGACAAACCTTGAAAACTCTCAGCACATATTTCTACACGTTCGTCAATATCATCAATCTCCGTTGAAACAGATTTTTCGTTACCATTACAATAATGCAAAATCAACGCAAACATTCCTGTCCCACCGGCGAAACCTATTATCATAGCCAATAGTAACATTAATACTTCTTTCATGGTTATATTCTCCTTATTTCTTTTTTGTTTTCTTCTTTAGTTTGACTTTAAGATGTTCCATCAACTTGTATTCTTCACTATCCCACAATCCATGTGCCAATAAGCTGTCTTGTTTATTGCACACCAGTTCTAATAGTTTTTGATACTCTTTTTGTTTCATGTTTTTTCTCCTTTCTGTACTTTCCATTACAATAATCTATAAATAAACTCTTAGATATTCTTCTTGGTTTATGTGGCGTAGTCATAATCTTATGTATTTCGTTTGATAAGTTTTTATCTTTAATTTTATTTATGTCATCTTTAATTAACTCAAGAATAAGTCTATTTCGTTTAATCTTTTTTCTATATTGATCTACTTGTTGTCCATAATATCCTCCACGTTGCATTGCAACACCACTCAGTTTTGTTTCATCCTCTACAAGAGTATGTCTGATATCAAAAATTCTTAAATCCATTTCTCTTTCAAGATATTTTATACTTTCATAATATCTATCCAAATTTGAAAGTATTTTGTTCGCTGATTGCAATACATTCGCTATATTCTCCAAATCCAATTCAATATCTCCATAGTAAGTATATGGATTATATTCATCTGGTAAATGCGGTGTCTTTAACAATCTGTCTATGTCCATTGATTTAATATCATCAACATCATTTAAATTTTCCTCGTGACAATCCTCTGGTTTTTCAACGGGCATATAACCATCTGTCAATTCGACAACACGACTTCTTCTTGAATTCCCTTTCAAGAAATTTTGTACTCTTTTAGTCTTTAAGAAACCCAATGCAGCTGGGAAGGTCTCAAACGAGTTGGCTAAAGTCGGATTACCCGACCATGCCAATCGCCCATTTGGATTGGTTCTAATATATTGTTCTCCATTAGTGATTACATATATCATTGAGCATCGCCACCAATCTCTATAATGTTATGATACAAAACATTTATATCATCTTTGTAACGATTATTCTCGTGCATATGTCCACAATACCATCCCTTGTATTGAATATTCTCTTGAATTTCTTGAAGATAATCCGTTAATCTATCTGGTTTCAATTTATCAAAGAAACCTCTACTCATATTCATTACATCTAAAATCTTTGTCGGTGGGCAATGTGTGATAATATAATCCACCTTATTGCCGTATTCAGCCAAATTTTCAATACCTTCGTCCATTTCCTTTTGAGAAGGTAACTCTTCCTGCCACCATGATATATGATTTATACGAAACATCTTGCAATAATCATATTGCCATTCCGCAATTCTCGGGTCATCAGTTTCCAATATACCATCTCGTATATCATGAGATTGTGCTCCACCAAATGTAAAGAACGTTTTACCATCAATAGTAAACACTTGTCCTCTCATCAAGTGAATTATATGTGGACGGATTTTATGTACTGTTCCTCCGTTCCATTCTGCAACCGGCAATTTCTTTAGTCGGTCAAAGTTACTATGGTTTCCGTCTACAAATAATGTAGTCCATGGTTGACTTTCAAGCCAATCAAGGTTATTTCTTTCAATATCCGTATCGTGCCAATAACCAAAGTCACCACACACAATAACATAATCACTTCTATTTAAACTTTGTCCTATTGGGAAACATTCAGGTTTAAACCGATTTTTCCAATCTCCATGCGTGTCTCCTGTTATAAATATCATTTGTATCACTCTCCTTTACGCCACATTTTTTTCTTGATTAAGCATATACTCAATGAAAAGTTTCTTCATATTATTATAGTTCTCTGTTTTATTGTTCGAAATTAATACACTTTCGTCTATCGTTTTTAACCATTTTTCTAACGCCATATCATAATCTTTTTCACAAGAATAATCTATCAGCTTAACTAATTCGTCGTGTGCTTTTTGTGCCAGTTCGGAATTACTTGGCAACACGTCCTCAATCATTGTTTCGTAAAATTCTATATCTTCTTGCTCAATTCCTTCTAATATATTATTCTCTATTTCCTGTACACTGTTTTGAGTATTGTTGCAAACATCACTTTCAATATTTTCTTCTTTAATAATATTTTTATTTTCAGTTGTCATTTTAACATTTTCTTCATTTGACAATGCATCATTATCTTCAATACCCAAAAATTCTTTCATTAAATATAGAATATGGTCTACTTTGTTTTTAATAACCTTCTTATCTTTAGTGCTTTTGTTTTCATCGAGTTCTTCCCAAGTAACGCCATTCACTTCTTTGTTTCTCATGCTCTCAAAAGCATTTAAAAATTCTCCAAAATTCTTATCATCTAAGCCAAGCTTATCAAATTTATCAAATGCCATTATCCATACCACTGTATCTTTTAATGTGAATAAATCTGCTACTTTTCTATTTTCAAGTTTATCTGAATATGGAGCAATCCTGTTAAAATACTGTTCAATTTGTTGATATTCTTCCATTGTAGAATTGAAGTTCAAATAATCACATATTTTCTTAGGAGCTTTTTTCCAATTATCAAAATGATACACACCCATAACACATTCTGAAATAACTCTTTCCCATATTCCGCCATTCTTTTGTTTTTCTGTTAAAATTGTACCGTCTTTCAAAAATTCATTGGTATTTTTTATTTTTCTTATTTCTTTTGCAAAATTTCCTACATACGTAAGGGCTTTCTGTGAAGCATTCATTGCAATGTGATTATTATAAATGTTAACAAGTGTGGGTAAATCTCCTTGTTCACAATTTTGATAAATTGTTACCGCTAACTGACCTTTGTTCAACTGTCGTTTTAATTCCGTTGGAAGGTCTTCATATGTTTTACCTCTCAAATCATATTCGACTGTTTCCCATATAATCTCACCATATTGATTTTTTACCACTTTACCTTCTTCATTGAGTTTCTTCCTATTATATCTGACTATAGGTTCACGAATTTCATTAGTAACTTTATATTCACCATATCTAAATCTTCTCAAGGCTTCTGTTCTGTGACCACCATCTACAATATATGTAGACTTTATACCGGATTCAGACTTTGTTTCAGCAAGAATTAAATTTGGAATAAAAACTATCCCACTGACAGCCGACCATATTAGTCCGTTTAAAGCCTCTTTTGTCCAAGACCAACCACGTTGTACTGTTGGTTCAGGCTGTATTATTTGTGTATGTACATCGTCCATATATTGTTCTACCGACCATCTTTCAATTCTATATCCATCCATGTTATTTTACCTCCTAATAAGCATTCGTATTTTTCTTTTATTTTTTTCATCTTTAATTGCCATAATACTATCTTTGTATAAAAAATCATCAATATTTAACATATCAATAATTTCTTCTTTTTTATATCCATCTGCTAAATGGATAAGAATTTTTCTTTGAACTTTTGATAGCCCATTTAGATATTCCTCCATTTGTGGAGATAGCTCTTCCTCATCAGTATTATTCTCTATATAAGGAATTTTTTCTGCCAAACTAATCCCATCTTCTGTTTCGGCATCCAATGAAACATTTTGAATAGGAATTGTATGCCCGTTCTCATCTTTTTTCAATATGCCGTTTTCAGTTTCAAGATTACGTCGTTTCCATTGATTGCCCTTTTTTCTGTAATCATAAAATGAACGTTTGATATTCCCAACAAGAAATGTTTTAAATGAACAATTTCTGTTTTCGTCATAACTCGCAAGACTTTCCTCCACAACTTTCATTGCATCAGAATATAAATCATCATGTTCCATCATAGGAAAGTTTCTTTGCTTGATGATTGGATTAGCAATCTTTTTCAATTCGCTCATTTCATTGTCAAGATAATATTTTCTTAAAGTTTCTTTCTCATCATCATTCACTCTTTTACACTCCTTGTCCTGATTTTTTACGATCATTCTTCACTAATAATCTTGTAATTTGTATACCAACACTATGCCAATGCCGACACCTGTTATAGCCAAGCCAATTAGATACATTCATCTCACATCCTTCCCTTTATCATATACATAGCAAAACTACTTTTTTGTCTTTCCGCTCGGAAAAGTATAAACCGTATAGGTGAGTGTTTCATTTCAACGCTCAATATAATATTCTCTACGAAAAATATTTTTTGTTGATATATTTCCGCAATTTCCAACCCCATTCATCCACATCAATCTGAATTTCAGGATTGAAAATATTGAATAAATCACCTTGTTTAATAGTTCCTGTTATATTATTCTCCATTTTCTCTAACATGAAGATATAATTCGGATTGATTTTAATTATGTACTTTGAACCATTACACAAACAAACATTTTTGAATGTTTTAATATCTGACTTACGCCGTATTTTAAAACTGACTGGTTTTTGAATTATTGAAATCATACTTTCATCACTTCCTTTCTTGTTACAATTTCTTTTCTTTTATTACATTTTCTTTACAAAATTTACGTCAATATGATTGACATTTCCCTTATAATGTGCTATAATAAACACATAAAAAACAAGGATATTTCTTTTATCCATTACAAATAAAACGTGTTGGGGAACACATTTCAAAAGGGTAAATTAATTTAATATGGGGATATTAAACTAATTCGAAATATTCTGTTTTGAAAAATCAACAAAACCATATTATCACGCTTTAACGTGAATGTCAACTAATTTTCACGTTTTCGGCGTGATATTGTGGTATTCTACAAAAAACGGAGGTGTAATTTATGCAAAATCCACAAATGATTGCAAGTAGAATAAAGCAACTTGCAAAGGACAACAACATTTCTATCGGTAGATTATGTAAAGAATGTGGTTTGGGTGTCAATTACATCAATCAAATGTCCAATAAGACATCCGTTTCTCGTGAAAAAATAGAAATCATCGCAAACTATTTTAGCGTTTCCGTTGAATATTTGCTTGGCGAGCCACAAAATAATAATCAAATGATTGAACTTCCTATCTTAGGTGAAGTTTCGGCAGGCTATGGTAAATATGCCGACAATGAAATAATTGGTACACAATACGTTCCACTTAATTGGCTAAGTGGCAATGAACCACACGTCTTACTTCGTGTCAAGGGAGACAGTATGATCCCCAAGTTTGAAGAAGGAGACCTTGCACTTGTCCGCTATCAACAATCCGTTGACAGTGGTAGTTATGCCGTTGCTTTAATTGATGATGACAACGGTGTCATCAAACGAGTAATGTACGGTGCGAATTGGATTGAACTGCAAAGTTTAAATCCAATGTATTCCCCAAGACGTTTTGAGGGTAAGGATGTTACTCGTGTTCGTATCTTTGGGTTAGTGAGAAAAATCATCAAAGATACTGATGTATAATAACATTCCATTTCTTTAAGGACACTTTCGCTTTGCTTTGTTTCCTTAAAGACACATATATATTACCATAGTCATTTTCTATTGTCAATGACTTTTTGTTTTTGTAACATTTTTGTAACATAGGAGAACTGTTATGTCAAATATCGGAAATATAATAAAAGACAAACGATTATCACAAAACCTATCTTTAGACGAGTTGGGCGAATTGATTAATGTTGGTAAAAGTACAATTAGCAAATGGGAAAACGGAACGATAACCGACTTAAAATTATCTAACATCATATCTTTATGTAGAGTTTTTGATATGACACCAAATGAACTTCTAAAAATCAACCCATCAGATAAAAATTACCTTGCGTATGGTGGAGAACATATCTCCGCAAAAAAAGAAAATTTGTTAAAGCAAATCGCTGAAAAAAATATTCCTGATGCAATATTAGATTTAATTCAAAATGCGATTGAACAATATAACTAAAGCAACCTCAATCGGTTGCTTTTTTATTTGCAATCATTTGTGGTTGCTCTTTTACTACCAAACTCAACACTATTATTGCCATAGAATACATCTACGTTTTTTGGACACAATAAGATATAATCTTATTAGTAAAGGAATAGATCTCTATGGATGAATTTATAGTCAACCAGCACATTATGGAGATTTGCAAGCAACGAAATCTGTCTATATATAGGCTTGCAAAAATGTCTGATATGCCTTATTCGTCACTCAATAATATGATTAAACATAGACACGTCCCGACAATATATAATTTAATGAAAATCTGTAACGGTCTAAATATTTCACTTTCTCAATTTTTTGCTGGAATTGAAGACAATGTGGATAATAATGTCTTGCCCTCTGAGCAACAAGACGTTCTATCATTATGGAATCTTTTAGACTCAAAATCAAAAGAATTTGCATTAATTTATATGAAAGGGTTGGCTCATTTGCCAATGACAGGTGTCGAAGATGAGAAGTTTTAAACAATTATTCGAAATTGCACAAATTTACACAAAACAATTTACAAGTTTCCCTTGTAATCCATTTCTATTGTGTACTCATTTACAAATTCCATTCAAGGTTAAATCTCAAGCAGTAGAAGATTTTGCCGGTGCAAATCCATTAATCTCTACTCCTGCTATTCTTTACAAGGAATCAGGTAAAGTGCCTTCATATATAATTTACTTTGATGAAACGTCTATGTATTGGCGTTTCTACATATTCCACGAGATCGCACACTATATATTAGGGCATACTTCCGATTCTCTACAAGAAGAGCAAGAAGCAAATTTAATGGCTTGTCTTTTAATCGCACCAAAAAACAAGTTACCTACATATTTAAAAAATGCTAAAGATTTATCCGTATTTGCTGAAATTCCAATAGCTTACGCAGAAGAATATTGGAATTATTTACATAACAAATTAATTAAACCAAAAATGATTTTTAATATAATGATTTCTGTCTGTATTCTCACGGTGATACTTGACATAGTATCATTCACATTAATATTATCAAATTGAATTTACAAAAAAAATAAAGGCGACAGTCAATTCGCTGTCGTCTCTATTTTTTTACTCCGATTATTTTCTTTTTCTTTGTCCATAGTGAGAATTTCTTTTGCCCTGTTTAAGCAATCTTCTTCCCACTCATCATATGTTTGTTCATTATTGAACATTTGATTATCTCCCTTACAATATAATATATCTATTATACCAAAGAAGATATTTTCCGTCAATATTATAGTTCTTTTTCGATTTCAGCAATGATTATAGTTGTTTCATCTTCTAATAATTCCTCTAAATATGTCATTACATTAACCCTGTGAATTGTTGTTGAATGACATTCATAATCTTCTCATCAAAATTCCCCTCTGAACATTCCTCACTATTGATTAACATACATAGCAAATTCGGCATAATCTTTGCCTTAAACATAGTTAAGATTTTATCCTCAAGATTTAATTGATTACATTGTCCAACATTTTGTCTGTCTGTACGCAACATCTTGACTGCCGAATCTACTTCATCGTCTGAAACATGAACATAGTTTTCAGCCGTCACAGCTATATTTTTATGTCTTAGCACTCTTTGTACTAATTTAATATTTTTAGTATCTTCGTATAAATGCGACCCACACCAATGTCGCAACATATGTGGAGTAATCATATCATTGCTATATCGTTTAAAAAAGTCATCAATAGCACCCTTACTTATTCTTTCACCTTTATTTGAGATAAAAACAGGTGTTTCATCAATGCTTTTATTTTGTTTCTTCTTTTCTTCAATGAATAACTTACGATACTCAAAATATTCAGTCAAGTAATCCGTTGCCTCATAAGACAAAGGCACTCTATCCTGTACTTCCTTATTTCCCTTACCCCACACCATAATATAAGGGGATTCTTCTTGTAAAAAAACATCGTTCATGTCTAAACCAATTAATTCTTCTGAACGAATACCACTTCCACAGAACAACTTAATGATTGTCAGATTTCTAAATTCTGTAAACTCATTAGGAATATCTTTGACGTTTTTTTCAAAAGCAATAAGTTCTTCTTGTGTTGGAATTTTTACATTCGTATCTACATTTGATTTTTCTCCCCTGTATAGTTTTTTTGGTATTTTATAAACAATATTATTCTCACATATTCCACTCGCTTCTAAGTATGTCCAAAAGCTACTGATAATCGCTTTTTGCGTTCTAATACTTGACATCTTATGGGTATATGTTAGACCATTCAAGTATTTTATTATATCTATCGGCAATATTTGTTTCAAATCATCTGCATCGATATTTGATATACTATCCTTCTGTATTATATTGTTTTTCAAAAAAAATTCAAACATATCTTTAATACAAGACCAATTAACATTTTTTGTCCGACTACTTTTAAAAGTTATCAAAAAGTCCTTAATGATATTCGGAACATCTTGTAGCTTTTCATTTAGCTTTACCTCCAACTTCTTTTGAGCTTCAATCTTATAACACATAAACTTCACCGTCCTCAATAACATATTCTCCGTACACAAAAAGAAGATACTCGCTATAACAAGTATCTTCTTAGTGTAAAATATATCAATGTTTGTTTTTATCGTCTATCTTTTTATCATATTTGCCTTGTAAATGCTGTTGATAATAATATTGCTTTCCCTTCGTAACAAGGTCATAATTTGCCTTGTTATAATCATGTTCATATCCCGGCGGAGTCATTCGATTATCCGATCTCCATTCGTCAAGATGGCATAAAATATATGCTCCGATTATCATACCTATTGTTAATAAAAGTTCCATTTCAAATTACTTCCTTTCTTTATTTACATTGTGAATTATTTGTTATCATCTGTATCATCAAATCCAAATAGTAAGTATGGTATAATTTTAATCACAAAATATGCAAGACCTATACCCAAACATACTAATAGCCCAACACCAAAGCTTTCCAATAAATCCATCATGATTAATCCCTCCTCTTTCTATATTTACCTTTCATTTAATATATACCACTATTTGCTATTTTTAAACAAAATTCTGTGATATTTTTTATTATACATACATTCTATACCCTTTTATGTCCCATATAAAGGACTTGAAACCTTGCTTTCAAGCCCATTTATTTGTATTATTCCTCCTCAATCTTAACAATTATTTCTGTGCCATCATAATTGCCCGATAATCTTTTAGCTTTCATAACATTACCCGATTCATAATCTTCTATAAACTCGATTAATGAATCTATCATCGTGCAAAAATCTCCAAGTATCCAATAATGAGAAGCTCCAACTTTCAGATGCTCACACAAGAACTCTTCCAAAAATTCTCTTGCTTCTCTTCTAACCTCACATTCATCATCTGCTTTAAATTCTTTTGTTCCTGCATACTTCCAATCATTAATTTTCTGACAATTAATTTCTTCTGGATTTTCTATACGGAAATCACCGTCATGGTATAAGTTATATATTATGTTTATTTTCATTTCTTAGTCCTCCTCAATCTTTACTGTTATCGCACTTTTGTCACCCGGTGACATCAAATACTTTCGTTGCACAACATTACCTGATTTGTACATTCTAATAAAATCAACTAATGAGTCAATCAACTCATATAAATTTTCAAGTACCCAATAATAACGAGGATCGACATCAATATTCCTACATAAAAGTTTAGCAAGAAAATTCGCAGCTATTTCTATAGTATCGGATTTATCATTTGCTTTGATTTTTTCATGCCCTACATATTCGTACAAACCCACTTCTTTACAATTAAGTTCTTCTAAATGAATTAATTTAAAAGTACCATTTGTACAAAATTTATAATCTATATATATTACCATATTATTATCCTCCTAATTTACTCCTTTAAATCCGACTTTTTTTATTTTGGCAAATTTTAATTGTGATTTCATTTTCACAGCAATCACATGCATAAATTTCTCTTCTACTCATTAAATCACCTCAAGACACTGAACAGGAATTTCACAACATAAATCGACTGTTGCATATTCTTGTCCATCTTCATTTTTCCATAAATCAAATACTTCACATGTTGTTCCGGCAAAACGGGCTTCCATAGCCTCTCAAGTCGTCTCATCAAATGTTAATTTTCGTAGTTCTTCTCTTAAATTATTTTTTACAATCACTTTATCTCCAATTTTCATATTTATTTTCCTTTCTTTGAAATGTGCTTTTCATTGTTTTTTATTCAATATTACTTTTGCCATGCTCCAATCTTCACTATTGATTAGCTTGACAACTTTTTGAATTATACATGCTAACTCTATATCATAAATTCTATAATGGAAAGCTGCACTGACTTCATTTCTATTACCATGGAAATCTATATATCTATGTGTATCTAAATTACCATAGTACATGTTCTTTGGTGTTGTAAAATGATGTTTTCTTTCAATAATCTTCTTCAACATTTCTAGTGGATTATCATAAAATCCGTTAAACTTAAAATATTTCCCTTCGTTTTCTATCAACTGATTTTTTCTTTTTTCATCCTCTTTTATCTTCCATTCATCGTCAGGATCTCTTCGATTGAATACAAAGAATTCTTTTCTATCTTTTACCATATATGTAGGGTAATAATAGCAACTTCCTGTATATGGACTATCATCATAATATCTTTCTTTTTCTATAAATTTAATCATAAAATCGTCCTCCAATTCTATTTTAAAATCCAAAAATATCACAATAATATGCGTATTTAGAACCATGAATTTTCCATTTCATTTATTCAAAATCAATGTAATAAAATCCTGTATTATCATCTTGTTTGCCATTTTCTACATCCTCAAATGGGTCATAATATCCTGTTTTGACCGTCAGTGTAGATACTTCCTTCAATACATCTTGTAAAAACTCTGCTAATATTTCACATTCCATTTCTGTTGGACAAAGTATCTCATTACCGTTTGTCCAAAATCCGGGATTATCCGCTGTATCAAAGCTACGTGGTTGACTCGGCAATAACTCCATTAAGTTTTTTATAAGCACATTTGCCTTTTCATTATAAGTTTCCATATTGTTTTTCTCCCTTCTGAAATTCAATTTTAAGACTTATTTTGTCTAATGCTTCTTCTAACGAATCGTAATCATCCTTTTCATTTGCGTTTTCGTTAAAACAATTAAATATGTGCAAAAATGCTCTTTCCACACTTGTGTATCGCCTGCCGATTGTTTCGGGCGTTCCTGTACGTGTGCCCGTCACGGTGACTATAAATGGGAAGTACTTCGGTTCTTCTTTCTTGATAGTCAATTCGTATTCGACTTTATTAGAACTTTTGTATCTGAACGTAACACATTGTCCGACTTCCCACGATTCAAAATCCTTAATTGTATTTAATACAAATTGTTTGTTCATATTATAAATCTCCCTTCTGAAATCTACGTTTCATCAATAAATGTTATTGATATAATATGTTCAATTTTCGGAGGGATATGAAAATATTCACCATTAACGCAGCAATCTCTATAATGTTGTAAATCATTCCAAAATCCCTCTGTACCAATATTATAATTGGTTTGAAATTCAAACCCTCTACCTCTCTCATGTATCATATATCTTTTCATTTTTCTCAAACTCCTCATTTCTTGCATAGTACTCACCTTGCTTCTATCTAAACCAATACTCCCGCTCTCCTACTTCGCCCGACTCGTCTACACATACAACGTCATATTCTTGTCCATCAATAACAACATATTGACGTTCAAATACATCAACGTCTGCCTCCACTGAAATAATATCAAATACTTCTCGTGTATTCGTATTGATTTTACATTCCGTTTCTATTGCTATTCCGCCGTCCCAAACAGAAACGAATGTCGCATTTATAATATTCTCACCCACAATTATTACCTCTCAATCAATTACCTAAATACTCGTCAATCTTCATTGTCAGCTTATCACATAGCTTTAATATTCCGCCTGTTCCATTCTTTTTACCGTCATCAAATATTGTTTCACTTGCTTCATCTGCCAAATCTGCAAGTTGATTTAATAATTGTATCATTTCTTTTGTCATAACAATTCACCCTTTCATATTTGATTTATTCACAATTTTTATTTATTTCTTCTATAACTTCGTCAAGACTTAAAACTTCGTTATAATCCGGTTGATTACAAATTTCCAATTCCATATTTTCAATATCAAAATTAAAATAAATTCCATAATTCATACCGCCGGCATTTACGCTCACTCGCCATTCATCAATATTATCTACTTCATTATTTAGCCTTTCCAAACAATAACATAAAGCAGATACACTTCTATCTATTTCAACCGTATAATTCATAACAATTCACCTTTCCTTTATCTCTCAATCTCGAATCCAAAATGACAATATCCGTAAGTATCAGATAACCAATCGGATATATCATCCAATAGTTTATCTTCGTCATCTTCATAATCATTAACATCAAATTCATCAGTGATGTCAATTTCTTTCGGCAACGATTTTAATATTTTCATGTCGCCGTCAGTATCCCATTTAATATTTGTTATTTTCATAGCTATTACCTCCTCTTGAAATCGTTGTTTCGTTAATTATTTTCTCTTTCACACAAAGTATAAATTTCAGCATCAAGCACAACCTCTCCACAATCTTCGCACTCTAAACATATGTCTACTGGATTATTCCAATCTCCATACGACACAATACTTACTTTGTGACCTCTGTGTTTCTTTAATTTGTTTCGCAGAATCATATTATTAGTTTCTTCTTCTCGGTTTTCGTATTTTTCTGCTAAAACTTCTTTGTAATATGTAACTTCTTCAAAGCTATGCTTGTCCATATCCTGCAATGTCGAATAAATTTGTTCTGTAAGTTCTTCTTTTGTATATATTTCAAATACTTCATCGGGTGTTAAATATTCATCTTCATTTCCAATAAAGTAAAACCAAACATTTCCAATTTGACAAGCAATACTATCGTCATATGGATTGCTAATAATTTTTACCGTTCCATCACATAATCCTTTAAAAATCATTTCTTTAAATGTCATACTATTTTCCTCCTTAATCAAATCATCATTTCATATTCCAATTAATTTTCTGACCACAATTTTCGCAATATGGCATTTGAAAATCTTCACACCCTGTAGGTAGTGGATGTTTACAAGATGGACAACAGTAATTGTTGAAGCCTTTATGTGTTCCCTTTGGCAAAGGATTTTTCGGTATTTGATAATCTAATAAATTTTGTATTACTGTTAAAACAGTATACGATATACCTAAATTACATATTTGCGACTTTTTACTTGTTAAAATATTTTTGATTTCATCTATGGTATAATCCACAACATATACCTCCATATATAATCTCTTATCTTCTATTGAAACTCTTATTTTATCCACAATAAATCTCATCAGTATCCACAAACCCATTCTCTTTTAAATATTCAATATAATCCATAATATCCGATTTTCTTTTGACCTCTATATCACTTGAACGTTCATATCCATAAAAAGGACTGACATATATCTTGTATGTTTTGTTGCCTAAATCAACAACAAGATTATAATTATGAGCACAATCTCCACGTTGTTTCCAATTTTTATCAAGATAATATAAGTGCAATTCCATAATCAATCAACCGTCCTTCCTTTCTAACAATACTAATGTAGTGTCTGTCAGCATATCATCTGAACAAAATCTTGCCACTTCCAAAAATTCAACCTCCGGTAATAAATCACTAACAAAATATGCAAACTGATCTAAACTTACGTTTTGGTGTTCATAAGCATATTCAATAATTTCTGATACAATATTTCTGCCAAAACTATTCGTTATAAATGTTTCTTCAAGCCAACTCATAAATCCATTCCTATCAAACATTTTAATCACTCCATTCCTTAAAATCTCTGATTTGCTATATTATCTAATTCTTCAACAATATCATTCATAATAATCATCATTTATTTTCTCTTGAAATTGTCGTTTCGTTTGTTCTTGCCATGTGTTACAACTAAATTTTCGTAATTGTCTTAAAGCATCTTCTTCTGATGGATAAATAGTTACAAAATACACATCTCCACCGTTATAATCGGCTGATAAAGTTAATTTGTAACCATATATTTTATTTTTTGCATCTCTATGTGGAAAACCTAATCTTCTTGTGATACAAGCTGTGTTACCAAATATATCTTTAAAAATTCTCGTCATAATTAATCACTCCATTCTTAAAATCTTTGATTTGCAATATCATCAAGTTCTTCAACAATATCATTCATATCTCTATTAGTTAAATCGCCCACCGCATATATAATTTCAATAAGTTTACTATATGCTTTGTTTCCGCTCTTTGTAAACGGCTCTCTCGTTCCGTCTTCATTAATGATCACTTCATTAAGAAATGGTTTTGTACTACCCAGTTCTCGCAATATATCTTCTAATGTTTGCATATCTCTCAACCCTCAATTTTCTTCATTTTGTCTGTAATATCATTTTTCAAAATTGTAATACTGTCAGTCGCTTCTTTTATGGAACAAAAACCATTTTGAATTATTTTATTTTCTAAGGATTTAATACGTTTTACAATCAATACAAAAGTGTAATCAAATACATCTCTAATTTTTTCATATCCATCAACCGTCTCTGTTTTACTTAATTTAAGAATAAGTTCTGATTTCAATTTTGAAAACATTTCCTTGATGTTTTTCAATTCGCTCTCATAACTAATAGCATCAACTTCTCTTTTGCGTTTATTCGCTTTATAGTTATACAAACGGTTATCAAGTTGTCGTCTTGTTTTTGTTATATTACAACCGCTTTTATCAAATTCATCTCTATTAAAAGAATAAGAATTAGTAAAAGTATTTTTTACTACTCTTTTATATTTGTCATCTTGTTGAATGATGAACATTCCAAGCTTTCCACTTTTTCTATCTGTTTCAAAAATCTTTTTTGAGCAATAATAATCAATTGAATATTCGTATCCGTTTCTTGCATCTATATCAAACTTCCCTTTGTTCAACCTAACACATTTAACATTCGACCCTTTGCAAATTAATAGTATTCCGCAGTTGCTCACTGTTGCTTTTTCAATGCTTTTCGCCGTAAATTTTCCAAGTAATCCAGTTACTTTAAATGGCTTTTGAAAATCGTATCCATAGTTATTCGCAACGTATTGCAATGCTTTTTTTCTGTACTGTAATAATTCTTTTGTTGCATCAGGGAAAATAATATTAAGATTATCTGCTTCCTCTTTGTTACCACTGTTTAATAAATTCTCTTTCATTGCCCTTATTAGCAATGCACTTTTACTATTTTGATAACGTACGTCAAACAGTTGTATTACTTCTTTCTTTTGAAAATCAAGTACATAAGGCTCGTTCCAGTAATCATCATTGACTTTGACATAATATTTACTATGGTCTGTGAATCTTGCTCCATTTGCATTATCAAGAACAAAATCTCCAAAATATACATTGTGTGCTTCTCTGTTATATTTCAGATAAATTCCATTTATATTAACAATTCTGTTGTAATAACACTTATTATTATTCAAAGATGCTATGTTGTAATATCCTAACACTTTTGCTTGCAACCCTAATACTAACATATCTAAGTTATTATTAAGTGTACTATCACATTCATTTACAGTATGATTGTATCTATTCTTAATAGACATATGACTTCCATTTTTAGCTATCTGAATATTAAGAATAGATGTCCCATACTCATCATCTCTCTGGGGTGCTTTGCTCCGTTGTATCTTATCAATATCCTTTTTTACCGCAACTATCATATGATATTGTCTCATACGTTCAGCAAGGTTATTATAAGTACAAATCACTTCACCGTCAGCATAATATTTTTTATATTCTGCAATTTTTTCTTCGTCATCAAATATTACAGTATCGTAACCAGCTTTATTAAAGTCCTCAATGATTTCTTCTTGCGTGGTCTCTCTTATCGTTCCAAAAGTATTAGTTGCACTTATTTCAGTACAAATTGACTTTATTTGAAATTCATCTAATCCACTAAATACATTTCTTGCGTTCTGCGGTGTTACTAATGCTTTTCTAATTTTATCAGCGTCAACCGCAATATTTTTAATATAAGAGTAAGCATAATCACCTACAAATTTTTTTAAACTACTCATAATTAACCTCTCTTCCGTATATGCTATATATAGTAGCTAATTATTATACCCACTATATATAGTTATGATTTTCCTTTGAAACCTGACTTTCATTTCTCAACTCTCCCATGTAAACAGTCCTTTAAAAGCATTCTCAAGCATTACCGAATCAGTGCAAGAGTAATCACCTATCATTCTACCGTCTTTATATATGTTACCTCTGTATATACAATCTATATCAGAAAAATATACATCAATTCCATCTGCTTCTGATATACTATTTCCATACCACATATCAATGTTTAACTTTCTCATTTTCTCTACCTCCTGTCAAATATCATCATTTTTAATAATGTTTTAGCTTGTTCCTCTGTGTAATTGTCAACACGTCCATTGACTTCTTTTAGAGGACAAGCTCTTATACTCTTATATTCGCTTCTTAAAATTGCTTGTTTCTTCTCCTCTAACATATTGTTATATATTGCATCTGATATACTCATACTCTTATATGCTCCTTAATTTTTTCTATCCATTTAGGATCTACTCCGTTAGTATCAACTTCAAAATTCTCTTTACAATAACCACAAGTAAGCAAATAAAAGGCTATTCTCTGCCATTCTTTTGATGTATACTCCTTTTGCGGATATGCCATAAGCTCAAATATCGGCACTCTTTCCGCAAGTTTCTCATCTGCAATTTCTTTATTAATTATAGTGCATATATGATTAATGCACATTTTAAGTCTTGATGTTTTACATTCTCCATGTAGTACAGTGTTATACAAAGCATCCCAGCCGTCCTCTGGCACTTGTGACGTTATATAAACATAACTATCTTGCAAGTCCTCCATTTCGTATTTTACAACGCCGTCAACGATACATTTGTAAACAATGTAATTGTCACTAAACACCGGCAAAATACTATATTTTATATTTTTCTTTGCTAAAATACGACCAAAATTATCATCTATATATTGACAAATTATTTTCTGTCCTCTATGTTCCAAAGTTCTCATATATAACACCTTCCTCACTCCTAAAATTTGTCTATGTAATCATTTATACGACTTACCAAACTATCCGAAAATTCCTTTTCACCTTTAAACCATTTATATAAGTAACTCGGTGAGATACCTATACGGCTACAAAAAGTCGTTTTTGGAATACCAACCCTCTTTATATAATCTCGGACTTTTTGCTTCAAGTCCATCTGCGAAATACTCATATATTATCCCTCCGTTCATTTACGCGATATTTTTACGTTTTTTAATCATTACAAGTTTTGTACTATTTTCTTTAACTTCTCTTGCTTGCTCAAGTCCTAAGCTCTCAACAATCATATCTTCAACATATAAAGACATAGCAAGTCTATAATCTAAAAATGGATACTTTGCAACACCTCTTGCCTTTAACAATAACGGTGTAATCTTTCTGAGTTCCTTAATAAGATACTTCTGCACTTTATCTCTATTTTCAGGATATAGCTTGTACATATCCAGTAAAACCTTCATTACACCTGTTGAATATCCGTTTGGTTTACGGTCAAATCCTGCACCTTTGCATATATCAAATATAAACTCCGCCGCCTTGCCGTCATCAATATTGCATATGTTAAGCGTGACAGAATATGAACCCAAAACAGAAGCACTTCTATTGCCTTTACAAGATGTATACTCAAATCCATACTTTTCTTTTAGCTTTTCAAGTCGTTCTGTTGCTTTATCGTGTAATACTACCATTGCTCCATGCTTTTGGATCGCCGTCATTCTTGCAACTTGTTTATTTTGATAAGCATACATCTCGGCTTCAAATTCAAGCCGTTCCTCTGCATTGTTTGGTGCATTGAGAATTAGCAACACTTGTAAATCAGTGTATTTTTCTTTGTCTACCATCTGACTTGCTACCCATCTGCCGTAACCGTCTACAAGGTATACTTTGCCTTCATCCCAATGCGGAACACCGATTAAAGGCAATAATTTATTTTCATCCCAGTTATTCACAAGGTACATTAGACTTCTATCTGTTCTAACCTCCGTCTGATACCTTGTGTCAATCTCCAACAGTTCAACCGGTATCGGAATAATTGCAACACTATATTTTGCATCACGATACATTTTAGTTAGTCCTTTTAGTAATCCTTTATCCCCTTTATTCTTCTTTCCACTTATAACTTCAAAACTTCTGCACATGATTTTATTCTCCTTTTCTTATCTCAATATTATAATTAATTTGCTTTCAAAGTTGATACTTCAACGGATATACTCTGTAATCCGTCATTGTAACAACAGTAATATTTCCCATCCGCTTTTACCTCAAAAGAGAGGTACTCACACTCTATGTATCTTCTCATGTTTGCTTCTGTCGGCTCAATTCCTGCCATTCTTAAAGCCTTGTAAGCCGCTATATTCTCATGTCTTGCTATTGCTATATACATAACTATTTCCTCCCTTTCTTTTCCGCTCTCCGCTCAATCTCTGTCTTACATTCTTCCTCTGTATAATCTAACAATATACAGCCATAATCATCCCATTTTCTGTTATGTGCGTTAAGTACAGTTTGAGCCTGTCTTTTTGTATCTGCGTGTATAAACCCGCAATACTCTATACTTTCGTAACGCTCACCAAAAGCGTATATATGCTTGTTGCCCCTTTTAGGATCGTTGTAGTGGTTATAATCGTATATCATTTTTATATCTCCTTTTCACTCTTAAATATTTACTGTTATACCGCCGTTATATAACGTGTTCATTGCGCATATTAAGGCAATGAATAACGCAATGCTTACTGCCTGCCAGACGTTAAAATCCGCCTTTCGTGCGTGTTTGTTCCTCTTGTATGCTCTACTTCTCATGGTTTTATAACCTCCTTTATAATTTATAATGTCCTATTAATAAACACTATAAAAGGCACTATATAGTTTTATATAGTACCCTCTAACTATTTATTAATGTTACTGTATTTTTGAGTCAATATAATCAAATATATTGAATAGCTCAATAATACAATTTATTAAATATTCTTTAACTGATCGCATCGTCTTTTACCTCTTTATTACTTTAATATATCCATCTTCAAAAAATAAAGATTTACTCTTGAAGAAGTCTTGTAATTCTTTTAACTTTGCAAATTCCATTGCTTTAATAAAATCTTGCAAAGTTGATGGATGCCTTCCGTCCTCAAATTCAACAACAAATTTAATGTTATTGATATTAGATACAATATAATCTTGTACTTTTTTCAATACTTCATCTCTTGTCATTTTATAGTCCTCCTTTTACAAGACCTGCTGTGAATAATAGTTATCCTCTTCGCGGTCATAATGGTACAGTGTTACCACTATACCAAGTTGACGACAAGCATTCAGTACTGACACAAGAGCTACTGTCAAGCCCGTAACGTACAAGTCAAGCGACTTGATGTCAAGAGCTTTTAACTTGTTGTACGCTTCCGACTGCAAGCCTTCCACATCAAGTGGATTGATAACAGTATTAAAAATAGCACCGTCCACCGCCTGAGGGATTGCGTGCCTTCCCTCACATAGAGCCATAGAGGCATGGTCTGACACCTCATAATACGGCTCATACGGGGCAATATCAAGCCACTTGTCGCACAAGTCAGTATAGAAGCAACCCATGCAGTTACCTCCGCATTTTGAACATACATATTTTTTCATAATAAAAACTTCCTTTCATTATTTGATTACCTCAGGCGGATTATTGCACCGCCTGAACGCTTCCGGCTTAAAATCCTATTTATAGTTGCCGAAACAACTTCTTATATTAATACTCCTCTTTATAAAATTTAATTGTATTCTCCTTTGCTTTTTCGTAATCTTCTTTATTTGTATAAGGTGTCAATGTTATATCCCTTTCACAATATGTAAATATTGCCATTTGCTCATCTGAATAAGCATAAGCACTGTATCCGTCCACCTGAACCAAAGTAAACTTACACTTCTTCGCAAATTGATAACATAAATCTGATGCCCAAAGACCACGTAACATATACTCACCGTTTCTGTTCGTGGTTTCTTCTATAAAGTTTAAATTTGCAATTCTACAAGTGTTTTCGCTTAGGTGATAATTTGATAAGTTAAAATTATATGTTGTCATTATTAAAACCCTCCTTATTAATATAATTCTACAAAACTATTATCAATTTGAATAAATGTTCTATTAATATCCAAGTCACGTCCGTATGCTTCATAGTCAAAATATATTTTGACTTCTTCAGGTACTCCGTCAAGTAGTCCGCAATCATTAACAACTTGATATGCGACATCTTCCATATTGTCGCAATTATAATAAATTCTATAATTGCCTTGACGTACTTCTTCCAGTGCTTGTTCCATATTGTTTGCATACTGCTCCAAGTATGCTTGAAATGCGATTAACTCATCTTCACGCATTTCTTCAATTTCTTCTGCAATTTCGTTAAGTTGCAGACTGTCCTCATATTCGGCAACTTTTAAACCGTTTATATCTGTTTCATAATCAGATATAAATAACTCATCTTTACCACTGTTGCTTATCTTCTCAAGGACTTCTTCAATATCCTCACAAGGCAAGCTTACCCACTCACCGATGATTTTTCCGTTGTTGTATTCTTTTAGATTTGATATAAATATTTTTAGCATTTTAACTACTTCCTTTCTTATCTTTACCTTTGTTTTTATTTTCTCATTGATACACTTAAAAACATTGAAAACAGGCTTTACATGCGGAGCAATACCCGATATTTTACAAAGTATTAACAGATGTATGTTAAATGTAAATTATTACATTATCGCATTTGCTGCTGTTGTAATATGTTACATTTATTTATTTGTTGCATTTGTAAACTTTTTGAGTGCATCGTCAAAAAATAAAATGTTTTGTTGAGCGACTCACAACGTATTTTTTGTGCGTTGGTGTACGTCATCACCTGCCGTTTTTTATCAGGTGTCGGCATCCTGATATTAATTTTATAGAGCGGTTATAGTCCGCTTTTATTTAATTTGTAGAGTTTCAAAAACTCTTTACAATACTAAAAATTTTAATATTGTAGACAATTTTTAAAACAGTCTTTTAGTCTATTGACTAACTTGTTATACTTTTTTATCTCTTTCTTTAATATAAGTATAACATATTGTACTTTATTTGTCAATACTTTTAGTATAACTTGTTATACTTTTTTTTGATATTTGACTTTTGGGGTTTAATATGTTATACTTAATAAAAATTATTAAGAAGGTGTATAACATGATAAATTACAAACCATTTTTAAAATTATTAATTGACAAAGGATTAAAAAAATCCGATGTTTTAAATGCTGGTATTATCAGTAAGGGAACACTTAACCGCATGAATGGTAATAAATATGTATCTCTTGAAGTGATTGATAGATTATGTAATTATTTTAAAGTTGGTATTACCGATATTATCGAGTTTGTTCCTGACGATTCCGACACTTAATTTTTAATAATAAAAAAATAGTGTAGATATATAAGTAAAATATACATCTACACTATTTTAATTCTTGATAATATTTAATGTTATTCTTTTAATATGTCAATGTCATTTAAGTTTACGCCTGAAGCCTGTAAAATCACTTTTAATTCTATGTATCGGACTTTCATAAGCTCATAAGCTTTTGAAGTTTTTTCTATCGCTTGCATATATGTTTGCAATCTTGAGAATTCTTCAACCGAAAATTTGATTAACTCAACATTATTCATGTTATCATCTCCCATTTCTAACACCCCTTTTTATTATTTTTTTGGTGTTTTTATTTTAACATTTTATAATGATAAAATCAAGTTAAAATGAGATGTAGATGTATATATTTACTTGTCAATGTGCATTTGTCTATTAGTCAATAGACTTTATATATATTAGATAAGTTTGTTTTGTTCTTATCCCTTATCTTTAAATATATTATAGCATAGGTTAACTTATTATTCAATAGGTAAACCTAACAAATAAGTTAACCTATATTAATATTCTTTTTGTATACTTTGTATATACAATATATAGTATATTTTATTGATATATATAACATTTAAAACTATATATAGTATGTTTGACAAAGTTTTTAATTTATGATAAAATATTTTTAAAATAAATTTAAAAGGACGGGATTAGAAGTGGCATATAACGCAGAGGCTCAAAAAAAATATGACAAGAAAACAATATTATTTGCTATTAAATATTATCCAACTGATATTATAGAGGGTAAACGAGTAAAGCAATTTTTAGAGCAAAACGGATTGACGGCAAACGCTTATATTAAATCTTTAATCAAAAAAGACCTTGACGAAAAAAATTTTTATATTGATGAGGATTGATAAAATATTTTAAAAAAGGATTGATTTTTATGACGGACGGAACAAAAAAAAAGCACATATAATCCAGTAGCACAAAAAAAATATGATCAAAAAAGAAAAAAAATTGCGTGTACTGTTTTTAATGCAAAATATGAGATTATAAAAAAACATGCCCAAGAAAAGGGGTTTACAAGTATCAACAGTTATGTTTTAGATCTGATTGATAATGATTTAAAATCTAATAATAATTGATTATTTGATGAAGCGGTGAGATACAATAACGGAATTATATAATAGTTAGATTTTGTATAACTGATACGATGTGATGTTTTATTGTGCCGAGCGGTGCAGTTAGATTTTATACAATTAATTTAATTATGTTGTAGTGCCGTTTTTGATTGATTTTTATATGAATTTGTTATGTTGATATGGTTTATACAGATTATTTAATGTTAGATTTTGTACAATTAAAATTTTTTAGGATAACAAAAAATCACATTCGATAAAACGAACCCAAAACATCGAATAAACTTTTAATTTTTTATTGACGGCACAACAGAAAATAAACAGTTACGGCGGTGGCAGTTGATGCTCAGAAAAAAATACAAATACAATACAATTAAAACAATGTAATATATGTATATTACACTGTTTTTTAGTGTTGGAATATGCTAAAATGAGGGGGTATATTTACATTTGAAATAGGAATCCATTGCTGAAAAACGACCATAGCAGTTCCATTCACACGACACTTAAAATTCTCAACCCCCACCTACAAAAATCACTACTTTCCCTCTCCCCAAACCAACAACCTCTAATCGGTAAGTCGTTCGATAGCAAATTCGATGAATTTCCCAACAAAAATCTATCAAATTCCAAATTCACTATCGTCTCTAAACCCACCTATTTTCACCATCTTCCACCTCTCTTCCAATCCCCAATCACAAAATCCCCAATAAAAACTACCCTTTAACGAACCCACATTACTTTTATCAGAAACAACTCATCTCGCATTTTAAAATCCAACCTTTATCACATCACAAAACCCCTTGTATTTCTAGCAAAAAATCATTTCGAATTTATTTCACTTACTTTCTTTCACCGAACCAACATTTTTAACACTTAAAAATTTTACACCGACTTCGACAATAGAGCCATATTTCATTATAGCTCTTTTTTATTGTCTAAAAATTCCTATCAATCACCTAAATAGAGAATATAAATATACATCCTACCCCATATATAAAACACGATATAAATAGGAAGAAACTCAGTCAAATTTGCAAAGAAAATCTGACAAAAATGAATTTTGATACTTTATCTTGTTGTGTAAAAAGAGAATATACATATATAATCAAAAATCAAGGAGGCTTTTACATGAATAAATATGAAATACAAATTACAAACCCTAAAACAGGCTATACCGGCACGATTATAATTAATACTTCTCACGGAAACAAAATTCGTGAAATCGCCGAAAATAAATTATACAATTACATAAATATCAAACCTCAATTATTAATCAACAATTATTGGGCAGAATATTACCAAAAACATTTTTCACAATTTGAAATCAGTCACATAATAAAAACAGAAAAATCCTTTTCAAATGCTGACGATTATGATATAATATGTAAAAAGTATAGTAAAGGAGAAGTTTGTGACATGGAAACTATAGATATTTACGATTATATGTATTGGGGAGATTACAACGCAAAAATTAAAGAACTTGCAGAAAAAGCCCTCCCTGAGAAATGGAGTTTTGAAGACGAAGATGACTATTCTATTTTAAAAAATTATTTAAAATACACATTTAACAAACTCCAAGAAGAAGATAAAATAATTGAGACTGATTCATATTGTGTATTTAATACTGGACTATTTTCTCATTATTATGAGCCAATATACGCATACGGTGAATTAAACCGAAATGAATCGATAGCGGCATCAAGATGGTATTTTAAAGGATTTAAAGATACTTATGAATTAGGAATTTTGGATATTGTAGAAAAATTCCCTGAAAGAGCCGATTATTTTTCTGATCCATCAAGACTTGTATTTAACTGGCATTTAAAGGTCAATAAAAATTATAAACATATTCTTGACGATTTGGACACATCAAATAGATTGCCCAATTCAATAAAGAATAGTGAACGTCCGCTTGAAACTCTTAAAGGAGTTATAGATACCGCCATACAAAAAGTAATTGCAAACTATAAATTAGCCGTTCCCCACTATTATCAAAACAAAATACAACTTCTTGTTCCTTTATGTTTTGGAAAAGATGATAATCCTGATGTAGCTTTAGTTTTGGATTTAATGAAAAGTGGATATTATCAAGCAACAACTTGTCTTTCTATGCAAATGGCATATACAGATGCAAGACTTATTGCAAAACCTGAATCTAATTGGTTAATGGCTGAAAATATTAAAGAACAATAATATTATAATATAAGACACTTTCGAGTGTCTTTTTTTGTGCATAAAATTAAAATCATTCATCATTTTTATTTCAATGGAGAATATCCTCAATAGATATTGTTAATATAGTCAATAATTTTTTTGAACTATTCCCTAATCCAAAAAAACATTATACAAAATGAAAAATAACAAAAGAGAATATATAAATAGAAACCTAATCAAACAAAATTAATACGAAGGAGATTATTATGAAAACAATCAAAGAAACAAAATTAAATACTATATCATCATTGACAAATACTCACATGACAAAATTACTCCCACAAGAACTATCTATTTATTCAAAAAAAGAATATCAAAAGTGTCCTCATATTACGAAATGTTCTAAATCGTATGGTTTTGTATATTTGATGATATGTGACACTGCCCAATGTAAAATTGGAATTACACAAAATTTATATCAAAGATTGCAACAAATTAATCGACAACTAATTCCATCAAAAACCAAAATAATGTATTTATATGCTTCGCCTTTATGTATGAATACGTTAGACATCGAAAAAAATTTTAAAGAATATTTTAAAAATTATAATATAAGCGGAAATGACTCTAAGCATGAATGGTTTGATAAAGCTTATATTGATTTATATTTAGAGTATTTAAACAATTTATATTTTGATTTTAACTTTCCTTCTTCACAACAAATCGAAAAAGAAATTGAAAACATACATAAATTTGCAAATATTATTTTTTCTAACTATATGGAAAATCCTGTTCCTTCTAATAATGATTATAACCAATTATTAAAAGAATATATAAACACAACCAACAAGGCGGCTGAACAATTAAATGAAATACATGATATATTTAATTACATTTTTCCAAAGGAGTACAAAGATTCTATTGATTATATTTGCGAATACAACAAAATTAGTCGATTAGAATTATTGAAGTTAAGTTTAATTATGTATATAAATAATTTTAATAGAAAACTTAATCTTCAAACGGAGAATAATACAGTGACAAAGAATATATTTGACACTCTTGCAATGGAATTATGCCAAGAAGAAAACAAAGGAGAATGATATTATGAAAAACACAGCATTAGAAACAACAAATTTTGATTTTTATGGAGATGAACTCATTGCAGTTCAAGATAACGCAACCGGCGAAATTTATACTTCTATCAATGCAGTTCTGAAAGGTATAGGATTTAAAGATAAAGACTCAATCCGTAGAAGACGTGAGAAATGGATTGAAGATTCTGTAATCTCAAAAGGTATTACTATTTTTAATATCCCTACGAATGAAAATGAAGGGGTGATTAAAAAAGACCACTCCTTTTCAAATAACCAAGATACTTATTGCATATCACAACGCAAACTCCCTATTGCATTAGCCAAAATAAACATTACACCAAAAATGAAACAAACTCAACCAGAATTAGCAACAAAATTAGAACTATATCAAGACAAATGTGCAGATGTATTAGCATCTGTATTCATAGATAAGAAGTCTACAAATGACATAAATGCTGAATTCTTAGCAGAAAGTATCTCAAATGCAATAACCGTTGCATTGCAACCTATAACTGAAAGATTAGAAAAGATAGAACAAACACAAACTAATCGTTATCTATCATCAAGAAGATATCCATCAGCATGGTATAAGAAGATTGCTCCAAAATACAAAATGCTTATGGAATACTTTGACTGCACGAGAAGTGAGTTATATTCAAGTATATATAAAGAACTTGAGGATACATATGACGTAGACATAAATCAAATTCATGAAGATTATTGCTATGAAAATAACTTACTCAAAGATGAATGTTATCCAATGGACGCAATAGAACATCATACTCAATTAAGAGACGCATTAACATTACTTATAGATAGTAGTCTGATTAAATATGGATTACAAACAGAAGAACAAATCAAAAACTTTAAGAGAGAAACATTATTTGATAGACCTCCGATTAAACAGAGAATAACATATATAGAAGATAAGATTTAATTCAATAAGATAAGATTTAAAAAAGACTATTTTATACAAGATATGAAACACAATAAAAATGTAATTCAACGAGTGAGAATTGAGCTATGCGAAATTCCACTCGTAATAGTCTGTCTTCTTAAACTGTTGTATATCTTCTTTCAGTTCAGTTGACGTACACCAGAGTAGCCTCAAAATTCGCATTTCAAAAAAATTGACGTACAACAGAGTAGCCTTTCCCGAACTCTCGTAGAGTTTATTGCCAAAATATAGAATATTAAACAAAGGAGAAAATTCATGAATACTAAATCAGAATATTTTACTCGTTTCCCCAATGATTATGTACAAGGAAATATAAAAACAAAATACGGAATAAGTCGAAAATTTTACATTACGTATATTCTCATAGACAGATATAGGTCATACGAAGATTTTAGCTGGATAACCATACGAAAAATATTAGAGTTTTATGGTTACAAGACTACAAAACGAAAACCAAAAGCTTTTCATGATATTTTGGATGTATTGGAATATATGATTAACAATAAAATGATTGAAGTAAAACAAGATTTGGATTCTATTGGATATGATACAGGAATAGAAATTAAAATTATTCCAGAAAATTTCGATGCAACTGAAAATTTTTCAAAAATCACTTCATCTCAATTGGATTTTATAATGATGGGCGAATCGAGTATTAATAAAGAGAATATATTAATGGCATTTCTTTATATCAACTCATACATATATATCCGTCCAAAGAAAAATGGTAATGAGGAAACTATGTACAATCCCGAAACTCGACCAGAAGCTTTTTGGAAAAGCATACAATCTATGGCTAAAGATTTGTCAATGTCAAAAGATACTCTTAATCAATGTCTTTCATATTTAACTTCTAAAGTTGATGATAGACAACCACTTCTCATAAAGAAAGAAGTCGGAAGTATTCAACCAGCCCCCTCCCAACCACCGCAAAATACGCCAAATATATATGTCCTTAATAAAGAGGGTTATGAGCAAGAGATTGAATGGGCAATTCATAAAATGTTGCAAATTTACAATGTTGAATCTTTCGGCGAGTTGACCGGCAATTATAAAGATTAATCAAAATTCATTTTCTCATGGAGAATAATATATTAAGAAAGGTTGTGATACATGATATAAATAAATATCATACATTAATTTCGTTCTTTTTGCAAAAATACAAGGAGAATATATAAATGTAACACATCCACTAACGTAAATAAGAAAGGAAAATTATTATGCAACAACTTAATATTAATGAACTGAAACCACATCCAAGAAACAATGAATTTTTTGATGATACGACTGGCGATGCATGGGAAGCATTTAAGGAATCAATCAAAACATCAGGAATAATTGAACCTATTGTCGTTACAAAAGATATGATTATCGTATCAGGACATCAACGAGTAAGGGCAGCAAAAGAACTTGGTTTATCTACCGTTATGGTTGATATACGTAAATATGAAAATGATGATGATGCGTTGTTGTCATTTCTTATGTCCAATATTGATAAAAGAGAACGTTATTGTTCTGAAAGTAAAAAGAAACATCTGATTGTAGAAATTGTAAGAATTAGGTCTGTCCAAGAAAAAGAAATAAAGAAATTTCGAAATAATAAAATTAAAAATTATAGACGAGAAATACAAGATTTAAAACAAGATATTGTATCCCTTCATAATGGAGAATGTGATATTTGTGAATTAGAACTTGGTGATATGTTGGAAGTGCATCATATTTTACCTTTGCAAAATGGTGGGAATAATTCTTGGACAAATATTTCTTGTTTATGCCCTAATTGTCATACCTTAATTCACAAGTATATTTCTATATTGGAAAATAGTAAGGCTAATGCAAATAAGTGTGTTGAGTTTGCAATTAATCGTTTGAATCATTCGGCATATTTGAAATTTTTCAATATGATTGAAAAATATTGTCATAAGAAACATAAGTTTGCCTGGGATAAATTAACTTGGGCTTAATAACCAACAATGGAGAAACAAATCCATTTGCGGCTTAAAATTATTAATTTTCAATTAATCCATATGGAGAATATATAAATGTATCCTCTATTCCCTATTCCAACAACCAAAGAAAGCCTCCGTAAATAAATACGGAGACTCCCTTCTTAGTGACGACACTTGTACTTAAAAGAAAAGTGAATGTCACCGTGATTATATTCGATATTGCAAGTCCCGTCTATGTTGTTTCTATGATGAAATTTGCAAATAATCAGAAACATTGTAAGTGTGCACAAGGTTAACAATGTTATATAAATATGATTGTTCGCAAATCTTAGGATTTGCAATATCAAATATAATATGTCTCGACATATCGTCATTAAGTTCCTCCTTTATCCGGCAGGAGGAATATGGCAAACAACTCAAAAAATATCTAGACAATTACAATTATATCATTTGTCTAAGTAAAAATCAAGAAAATTATGTAATTAAGAAAGGAAAATACAAATAACACATGATAACAGATAGATACATACCAGATCCTGCTGAATACGCAGGAGAAATAAAATTTACAAATTGGGGAATGAAGAACGGAGACATTCACTCTCGATCTTATATTGCTGACAACATAAGATCAGATGAAAGTTTTAATAAATATTGTGAAAGGCAAACATTTAGAGTTCGTGACAACAAAAATAAATAATTATAACATACGAAAGGTGATGGTTGGTTATAACTAAGATTCAATACACAATGATGAAACTTCCTATAAGGGAGATTATTAAACAAGAATATGATGTTAAAATTGATAAAAATGAAGCTATGTCAAACGAATATCTTATAAAACAAGGTGATTCAATAATATTTGACCAAATAAAAAGATTGCGAGGATATACTTCGTCCCATATATCCGAGATGGTATTAATTGTAGCCAAAAAGAACCCTAAAACAGAAAAAGAGTTAAAAAGAATCTTAGATGAAGGGTTTTATCTTAATGGAATTCACTATAATCGTTTTGGTAAATCGGCTTCTCAAGGAAAAGATGGAATTACAGCTTTCGTTTGTGATGAAATTTTTGAAGCGTTATATATGATTACTCAAATGGATATTCCTATTGACGAATGCGTCATTTCAAAGTATGAAGCTCAAAGATGTCTCCCATTTAGTTCTTGTACTCTTATTGAAGGATATATGCCTAATATCGTAATAATTGGTGAATACGAAAAAACTCTTTCCAACCAATTAATCAAATATGTTGTAGAAAAAAAGAAAGAGTTTACTGATAAAACCACTGGCGAAACAAAATCTTATATTTCTCGTGAAATAGAAGAAGGTTATAGAGATATTAGCCTATCCCCTTTTGATGGATGTGGTTGTCACGAATTAGAATTTACACAAGAGATAAGTAAACAGTTGAATTTGGATTATAATGTCATAGGAACTCAAGTGAGATTACCTTTTATAAAAGGTTATTCTATATATGTGCCATTCCGTGAAATTTTGAAAGAATGGGGATATGAGTTTATTACTGATATTTATGGTCGTAAACATAATGTTGATGATATAGATTGTATTTGGAATATTTCTATGTTCAAAGGTCACAAAATTTTTAAATCTAAATATGGTAATGATGCATGGGAAAAATATATGCAAACAATAGCCAAATATCATTTTAAACTTGGAATAAGTAAATATAGTCATCATGTTAAACACTTAAATAAATACACCAGAATGAATTTTCAATATCTTCAATGTTTAGACTTGTGGAATCCTAAATATATTGAGGCTTATGAAAACAAAAATAAAAAAGAATATGATATTTTAGACGGTGATAATAAGGGTAAAATAATTGAAATAGCCCAATACACTACATCTTTATTCGAGAAAATTATTAAAGGTGATAAATTTTATACCTATAAATTTATGGGTGTAAACGATACTGAAAATTATGAACCCGACAGTAAGTATCTTGAGGCTGCATTAATCAACGATGTTATGTTAAAAGATCCAGCTATCAAACAGTTCATTTACAGAAAATTAAAGAAAGCTATTGATGAGGCAAAGGTTGGGAAAATATATTGTTCAGGATTTTATCATACTGGCGTCGGAGATATGATTGGATATTTACAATATGCAGCAGGATTAACACCGGTTGGTTGTTTAAACGAAAGAGAATTTTATAGCGCCAATTTTGAACAAGGTGATTGTGTGTCATTTCGTTCTCCATTGGTAGACCCTTCTGAAGTTAATAAGATAAAAATTGTTCGTAATGATATTATCAACAAATGGTTTAGACATTTTCAAGATCAGGATGTTGTAATGTTTAATATGTATGATATTTCAGCACCTCAACAAGGCGGCGCTGACTTTGACGGAGATATTTTCTTACTATGTAATGACCCTATTATCATAAATTCTAAAATTGATAAGTTGATTATTTTAGATATTGAAGATAAAATTACGGCAAAATCAAAGCCATATACAAAAGAGAATCTTATTGAATATGAGGTAATGACACGTGATAATCGTATAGGTGAAATTACAAATGTTGTTACCGGCATTGAGAATAAATACACTACCAATGATGAAGTTAAGCAATTATATTCAGATTATTGTTCTTTATTGCGAATTTTCCAGGGCAAAGAAATTGATTTTCTAAAAACTGGTTTTCGTTGGCATATGAATAAAGGTCTTCGTAAATATTTAAAACAACTTCCTTATTTCCTATTGTATAATTATCCTAAAAAATTAAAAACCTACTTCTCTATAGTCGAAAAGAATAAAAATAAAGTACCCGAAGATAAGCTCCCTTTAAACGCATATCATTCCCCTTCCCCTATGAATGAATTATGTGATTACATATGTAGTTGGGAAAAACACAATATTCTATGGGATAATTGTTTGTCAGACTTAGTTGATACTCGATGCTTAATTGTTAATAATGATATTGATTTATCTGATAAAAAAGTAATAAAGATATGCCGTAAATACATTAATGAATATGCCGAGACAATGCGTAGACATATGAATTTGAAAAATGAAGATTTCGATTTGAATTCAGTTATTGATAGTTTTAAAGACAGTTTATCAAAAGAACTTGGTATTGATGAAGAGACAATTGCAAATTATGTTATAAAAACTTCATACAATTCTTTTTCAATCAGTAAATCATTTGCGTGGTCTGCTTACGGAGAATATATTATTGAAAATTTGAAAAATAATACTAATCCAAAGAAAAATATCTCTATCCGTGAAGTTCCATATTATACGGACGGTGCATATGAATACCTTGGTAAGTATTATGAATTTGAGGTAGGTGATTCATATTTACAGTTGTGACGATATTTATCTTTATGAAATAATTGAAGATTATAAGAGTGCCAATTTCTCTAAAAAAGATGAGATTTTCACAAATTTTTGTGATTCAATATGGCATTCAGAGAATAAAAGACGTACATACAAGAAACATATTACATTTTCTGTTGCTCCGAATATATTAAATACAGAGATAGGACAAGTATTTGATATATGGTCATCTGTTGAATATCGTTATTATAAAGTTATGACAAAAGATGGAGACTGGCAATCTATCATACGTCAAAAAATTAATAACCTATATACTCGATATTTTGATAAAAATGTTATTTTGTCTGAACAATATATGAATTTGCTTAAAACCCCTAAAAAATTGTATTATGATTATTTACATGGAGTGGATATGGATTCTTCAGAATTAACAGCAATCATTGATAACGCAATGGATAATGCTAATAATTTAAAGATTAAATTACAAAAAGAAAAAATGTCTTTAAGTTGGGTTAAATATAAAAAAATAATTGAAGAATTTTTAAGAAAAGCTTTTGATAATTGCAAGTTAATTGAAGATTTTGAGGATAAAACAAAATTAAATAACATATATGATTTTATGACAGAAGACCACTTCTATGTAGGTTACATTAATAAAACCTTAGAAGGAGAGTTAATGAAATATCAAAAAAGATATTATGGATTACCTCAAAATTCAAGAAAAGGTTATATTCGATGCAAACTATGTGGAGATATGATTGTGCGCACTAATAATAAGAAAATGTATTGTGAGAAATGTGCAAATGCTAAGGAAAAATATCGAAAACGTAATAATGCGTATAAATATCGAAAAGTAGCGAAATAGAAAATTCTACTTTTTCGCATACCTAAGCCATTTACAAGCATTTTTATGTGTGTATATATAAGATATGGGTAGCAAAGTAACTGAAAATATCGTTATGTGCCGACTTGGCTATTATGTCTTGTTGGCATATAACGTAAAAATAATCCAACGAATGCTTTGTTATGGGTACAAAATAACTCGGTGTAGATTGGTTAGTCACCATGCCGAGATTATATGAATGTTGAGTATTGACATAGAAGGATACTTTTATGTAGGTACTTTCGGTATATTGTGAGATATATTGAGTAGACGGAAACTGTCAATAACAAATATAAGTGCAAAACATTATCGCAGCAAAAAGTAGATTTCAGGACGTTGGTGTAATAGACGCTCAGTGAGAAGAATCTTGAGGCTTGTCAGATGGAACTGTGCAAGATTGTAGAGAAAATCCAAATAAGCCAATTGTGTCGTTGATACGCAGAAATGTGTGTATAAGTCCTGTTTATCGTCCGAGTAGCCCAAATCGACATCAAAATAAAACAAATATAATAGAAGAAATTTATAAACAAAAAATCTTTTCTGAATGACATGGGTGAAAGATAGAGGTAATCAGTCCTCTTTATTCTTGATGCTTAATGCATTGCTATAGAAGTAATGAGGTAGCTCCTTATTGCTCAGACTATAGCAGATAATGACTGAATATTGGTACGATTTTGTGTTTGTAAGGCGAAGGTCTGTTTTGTGTTCATTATAAAGCATTTGTTGGATTAATGAATGTAAAATCAATATGCTTATAAGTAATAATACTACTATTTGCGTAATTGAATAAAAATTCAAAGCCATTGGTGATATTTCACCAGTGGCAATCCCGTTTCTTTTTAATTTGAAGTTTAATTATTAATGAATTATTCTTGTATTTTCTTTTAAATTGTGGTATTATAGAGATGGAAGAGATAAATTATATTTTTCGGCATATAATATATTCATTGATTTTAAAGGAGATGAATGTATGTCGAGCGAGAATGAAAGATTTGGTGATATTATGCCTGTAATTATTGAAAGAATTATAAGATTTGAAAGAGCTGAAACGGATGCCTTTATTAAACAACAAAATAAACGACTTGCTCAATTAAGAGCAATAGAACGAAGAAAAAAAGAAGGTAAAAGAATACAAACGAAGCCAATAATCGAAGAATTACAACGTGCAGGCATTTTAGATGAGAATGGTGATTTGGCTATACCTTATCGTGACGAGGAATAGCAGTATGAATAATACTAATGAAAAATCTCATTTGATGTATTCTACTCTCCCAAACATAATTATTGGGTTTCATGGTTGTGACCAAGAAGTTTTTAATAAAATATTATATGAGCATAAACCATTTAAGCCTAGTACAAATGAATATGATTGGTTAGGTAATGGAATGTACTTTTGGGAGCAAAATTTGGAACGTGCATGGGAATGGGCTACTTGTGGAATGACTAATCCTAAATTAAAAATTGAGAAACCAGCTGTAATTGGTGCAGTGATTGATTTGGGATATTGTTTGAATTTACTTGATAGTTATAATATACAAATGTTAAAGTTGCAATATGAACTTTTCACTGCTAAAATGTCTATTCTTGATAAACCTACTCCGAAAAATAAAAATGTTAAAGGTAACAATGATTTATTATTACGATATTTGGATTGTGCTGTTATAGAAGATCTGCATAAAGATATGAAAGATAATGGTTTAAGACCTTATGATTCTGTCAGAGGAGTTTTCTTAGAAGGCAATCCTATCTATGAGACCTCTGGATTTCGAGAACAGTCTCATATTCAAATCTGTATTCGTAATCCAAATTGTATAAAAGGTTTCTTTGCCCCGAAAGAAATTGATGATAGTTGGCATACACCTTAATTTAATAAAGAAAATACAGTTAGAGTCAGTTATAGTAACTGGCTCTTTTTTTTGTGCAAAAATATAGCAGGTTGGTGTAAAAGTAGCATATAAGACTCATTATCTTATGATAGACGTGCAATTCGTCTACCTGCCCCCATTAAGTGATATTTCATTGAGCATTTCACACGTACAAAAGAAATGCACGCCCTTTGTGGCAAATTTAATAGAAAGAAGTGAAAGGCAATTAAACCCGTTTCCAAAGAAGAATTGAATATCCTCATTAAAAATGGCATTATCGTCAGAAGTTCGAATGGTTATATTGACCCTGAAACACATTTTGTTGTAGGGCATTACAGAACAAAAGGCGGTGCTGGTCGTGTATATATTGAGGATGTGTATGCTGATAAGGCAAAAAAATTATATTTGAAAGGATAAGAAGGACATATGGCAAAGATAACAAAGGCAGTTTCTTTAAAGAATGCGGAAATAAATATGGAAGATATGACAATCACTGAAACAACAAAAGATGATATAAAAGTATATTCATTGGACAAGTTGTTGGCGGACTGGAATCATATAAGCGGTATCTCTCTTACGATTAAGCAGGACAATGATATTCCTGCCGATGAATAAGCGTAAGGGCGGTGGACGTTATTAAGTTTGAAAGACTTCAAGATGAAACTGAGGAAGAACTTATTTACAGAATTTGTTCTCAAAAAGACATAATAGGAACTTGGTCTGACGTTGCAGTGGTAATCAATAAATTAACAGGAAACGATTTTGGCGAAAGTACATATCGAAAGAAGTTTCAATCTTTCCAAAAAATGTTAAATGCAAATCAGAGTAAGTTTAGTGAGTCAAGTGAGCAACTCAAAGAGATTGAGTTGCAAAAGCGTGAGTTGGAACGTGAGAAGATAAAATTCAGAGATGAACGAAATGCTTGGCAAAAGCAAAATTATATTGATGCCCGTGTGGAACAAAAGTTAGATTTATTGGAAGAACAATTACTTTCACAAGGTAAAGTAAATTTTGAAAAGCATGGTGATGTAAATATATCGTCTAATAACGACATACTTGTAATCCTTAGCGATTTCCACATTGGACAAACCTTTTCTTCTCCTTGGGGCGATTATAATTCTGATATTGCTAAGAGAAGATTAAGTCGGTTATTAAGCGAGATTATAGAAATACGTCAGTTATACAATTCTGAAAACTGTTTCATTTCGTTGCAAGGTGATATGTTGAGTGGAAATATTCATAAAACAATTCAAGTCACTAATAGAGAAAACGTTATTCAGCAAATTAAAATTGCCAGTGAATTGATTTCTTCTTTTTGTTATGAATTGAGTAAACATTTTGCGGAAGTTTATATGTCAAGTGTTGTAGGCAACCACTCAAGAATAGATAAAAAAGAAGAAGCATTGCACGATGAAAGACTGGACGATTTAATCACTTGGGGCGTAAATTTATCTTTGAAACATATAGAAAATTTCCATATGTTAAACAACAATCTTGACAACGGCATTTCTTTGATGGAGATTCGAGGTAAAAATTATATTAATGTGCATGGCGATATGGACGCATATAGTAAGAATGGTGTTTCTAACTTATGCATGTATCTTGGATATATTCCATATGCAATTACGTATGGACATCTTCATACTTGTGCAGTAGACGAAACAAATGGAATAAAAATGATTCGTGGAGGTAGTCTTGCAGGAAGTGGAGATTCATATACGATTGAGAAACGATTGTCGGGAAAGGCATCACAGATGGTATGTGTGTGTAATAAAAATGGAGTAGTATGCTACTACCCTATTGAGTTAAATTAAAAGAATAGTTGTAAAGAACGAAAGGAAAATTAATTATGAAAAAGAATGATATTATTGCAGTATATGCAGAAAAGAACAATGTAACAAAGAAGGCAGCAACAGAAGTTGTTGGTTCAGTTATTGATATTATAAAGGACGGCATTTTGACAGAAGGTGTTGTTGATATTACTGGTTTTGTAAAGTTGGAGAAAGTATACAAGGAAGCAACAACAGCAAGAAATCCTCAGACTGGTGAATCTATCGCCGTGCCATCAAAGTATATTCCAAAGGCAAAGTTTAGTTCAACATTTAAGAGAGAAGTTAACGAATAATAGCGAGGTTTTAACATATGAAGAATTACATAGTAGATGATATGGAAACTTTGGCTGATGATATTATATTTGAACTTGATCATCAGTCAAAAATATTTAAGAATATATCGGTAATTGGACATTATGAAGATATTGAACCAATTATAAAAGAATTGGCTCGTTATGATGATGTTTACTTCATATCACTTGAGATAGGTTTGAGTGGCGTGATTGATTATGACGACGAATATATTTTGTCTATCAATAATGATTATGAGGTTTTCGTTGAACCGGCTAAGAGAAATGGTAAGTATTTCAATTATGATAGTGAGGTACTATATATTTTCAGTGATTGCTCGTCAAAACTGATTCATTGTAATTTAAATAAAAATACGGAAGTATATGAAGTGGATTATGCTGACGAAGTTGAAGAAGATTATGAAGATGAGTTGGTTGATGATATTGACGACGGTAAGTATGTTGTTGTTAAATCAAATTTGAGAGACGATGAGATTAAAGACTTACTTGGTAGAGTAAGAGACAATCTGAATCATATGGATGAATATTTTGCGGAAATGGACAGAATTCGTGAAATATTCGGTTGGTGAACTATATGAATTGTGAGAGTGTGTGAGAAATTGCACACTCTTTTTCTATGGGCAAAATGGCTTCTTTGTCGAGGTTCAATTCCTTGATTGCTCGAAATGTTATGTTTTTCGTTTATGAAACGGAGAATATGAAAGTAGGTCGTCATTCAATTAGATTGACGATTAATTACGTATTTAGAATAGGGCAAGTCGGAGTAGCTACCGATTTGTATAGAGTTCCTACCACTCTTCCCTATTCTATATATTATCAAATGGTAGGAAGAAAGGTAGGATATTTTATGGGATTGATAAATGAAGAAGTTGAAATAGAATTAAATAATAGACTAATCACGCATTATGAAGGACTTGGCTATATAATGCCAAGAATAAAAAAGAACTATAAATGGGTAATTCCACAAGGAACTACAATAAAAGTAAAAGCAAAAGATTTACCAAAATCATCTAATGTATATGTTAATGTAAAATGCGATTGTCCTAATTGTAACAATATTAAGAGTATTCAATATTCAAAATACAGAAAAAATGTTGAAAGAAATGGCATGTATTTATGTACATGTGACGTTCAACATCGTGATTATGCTAGTGGGTTAACAAAAGAACATATTATTGATTCACTAAAAAATTTTTATGATAAAAATAATAGATTTCCTAAAAATAATGAATATACAATTGAAAACGGCTTTTCATTTACATATAGCACAATGTTGGATAGATTTAGAAGATACGGCACAACATTAAATGATGAGTTGGCGAAGATAAATTGTTATGAATTATCAGTTCCTAATGTAAATTATTATGATCAATATATTGAAGGATTAAGAAAAGCAATTCACGAAAATCCGCAAATTGGGAACAATTTGTATCTTCTGTCTCAGGGCGATAATTGTAAAAAATACAAATTGCCAAATATACGATGGTTTGTAAATAATTGTCCTGATAAAACTGTTAATAATATTGACACGTTTAAAGAATGGGCTGGACTTTACACAAGACACATGACAAAAGAGCAATGTACTGCAATAATATTAGATATGGCAAAGAAATACGATAGACCTCTTATGTATGATGATTTTAGAGGTTATAAGTATGGACAAGTAAGCATTCAAATGATACGTAATATTTGGGGTTCTTTAAATAAAATGAAACAGGATTTAGGATTGGAAATAAATATAGATTCAATGATAGATAAACAATTATCGAAAGAAGATTTTGATGACATGATTGCCACTATATGCGATTTTATTAGGAGTGATGGAAGAAATTTTATTACAACTAGAGAAATCAATGCTCACTCTAATTGGAGTAATTATAACACTTTAGAAAAATATGCAAAGAAGTATTACTCTAAACAATTATCAGAAATATTTGAACAATATAACATTTCATTTGGGAAGCAAGGATGTGGGATAAATTTCACCTTTTCAGACAATGAACATGTTACGAGTCAATTTGAATATATGTTTTCTAAATATTTAAAAGAAAAGGGACTAAAATACAATATTGATTATTTTAGGGATGTAAAGTATTCGACATTTATCCCAAATTACAAAGGCAATATGAACTGTGATTATGTCATACACATAGACGGGAAAATAATTTACATAGAGATTGCAGGTATTTTAAGTGAATATAAAACTTGGTTTTATGCTAACAAAGCTATATCTCGAAGTAAATCAAAAGAAAGATATAGACAAAAATTATTTAAAAAAGAATTTTTATTAAAATCTAATAATCTTATCTATTTTATTTTATTTCCATGTGATTTAACTAGAGAGAATTTTGAAAATATATTGACCAATCCGTCTTTGGAGTTAAAAAAGAAAATCGAACATTTCTATCAGAATAATATTGATTGGGTTAAAATCAGAAATACAACTGGGGAATTGGACTATTCTAAACAATTTCTAAGAAATGCATATGTCAAAAAGAAAATTAGTTAAACTTGTTGTTTTAATTTAGGAAGGAAGTGATTTTTATGGATGGTAAACCTGCGAATAGATCAGAAGAAATAACTGATGAAGAATGGCTAACAGTAAATGAGTTCAATCGAGATATGGTAGAAGATTATCTTAACAATCAAGTGCATCTTTCGCCTAAAAGTTTAATTGCCTATCGTAGTGCATTGAGGATATTTTTCGTTTGGGTGAAGAACAATTTACATGATAAAAATTGTACAGAAATTCGTAAGAAAGAGTTTTTAAGATATTTAAATTGGCTCGCTGTTAGAGGATTTTCAGAATCGGGAATAAAGTTTAAAAAGTCATCGGTGAGTGCTTTTAATAAATTTATTGAAAATTTTTACGAAGACGATTATCCGCAATTTCGCAATTATGTTACTTCCGAGATGCAAATTCCCAAAACAGGAAGGGTTTATACAAAAGAGCCATTAACTCCAGAGGAAATAGAACACTTGTGTAAAGTTTTAGAAGAACGTGAAGAATGGCAAAAGCTTGCGTATGTAAAATTTACATATTCAACAGGTTGTAGACGAGCAGAATCAAGACAATTATTAAAGGAAGTTGTAAATTACACACCTAAAAGAAAAATGGTTACAATCATTGATGAAAACGGAAAAGAACAAGAGGTTGAATCAGTGTCGTATAAAACACATGAAATTCGTTGCAAGGGACGTAGTTCTGTTGGAAAAGTTCGTCATCTTCAGTTTGGACAAGATGTTATGGATACTTTAAAGAAATGGCTTGAGATTCGTGGAGAAGATGATTGTCCTTATATGTTTGTTATTAAACAAAAGAATGGTGAAACTCATCAAGTCGGAGAAGGAACATTTAACGATTGGTGTATCGGCGAAATTTCAGAAATTGTAGGGCGTAGATGTACGCCGCATAACTTCCGTCGAAGTAGAGCGACCAATCTTGTTTGTCATGATCACAGAAGTTTAGAAACGGCACAAAAGTTATTGGGACACGAAAGTAGTGAAACAACTCAAATATATGTAATCCGAGAAGATTCTGATGATGCCGATGAGGCATTTATTTAACAAACAATAAATCAACAAAGAAAGAGTAGGTACCCCCCTGCTCTTTTGTCATATTACGAAAGGAATCAATGATGATAACTTTAAATAAATACGGAAATCGTGAAAACAGAGTTTGGCTTGAATTGTATGGCTTATCAACTGACGAAAAACCAATTGAGAAGTTTGATGATATTTTCATAGGAAATTCAAGTACATACTATGAAATGGACACCAAAAATACATTTATGTATGACGAGGAAAATAAGAAATGGTGGGAAGTATAAAATGGACATTATAACACTTGCGGCTGCAAAGAAATACACAAAAGAAACCGCCGAAGGTCTTGGTGCTATTAAAGGACAAGACGGAGTATCCCCTACTATTTCAGTTGAGGACATTGACGGTGGTCATAGAGTAACTATTCAAGATAAAGACGGTATAAAATCATTTGAAGTTTTGAATGGCGATGGAGAAAATATTAAACCAATTTCCAATGAAGAAATTGAGAATTTGTTCAAGTAAGAGCTATCACTATATGATGGCTCTTATTTTGAGGCGAATTATATATGGTCATAAACGGTCGGCGTTTTTAAGTTCTTTCGATGGGACGTGACTAGTAAAAATGAGATAAAAAATAGTTGAAAAGGAGGAATATCTATTTGGCAGGAATAAAATCAAGAGAAGAAAGCATTCGTGAAGAAATGGACGCTCCTCTTAATTTAGATGTTAATGTCGATGTTAGAATACCAAAGTCTAATCAAATGACGGAAAAAAAATATAAATGTACTTGTTGTGGTGCTTCTTGGGATACACAGAAAAATCACTTTTCTAAATCAGCAGATGTATTATGGCAAAGCAATGATGGCTATATTCCTATTTGTAATTCATGTAGAGATGCTTACTATTATAAGCTTGTTGATTTATTTAATGGTAATGAAAGTAAGGCAATCGAATATTTTTGTATGCAATTTGGTTGGGTGTACGATATTGAAGGACTAAAAGCAGCAAAGCAAATATCAGCAGATAGATCACGTATTAGCCATTATGGTGCGAAGAAAAATTTGGGACAAGTTGCAAATATCGGCAAAACATATTTCGATTCTATGAAATATCATTATTTGCAAAAGCAAAGTGAAATAATTACATCTCGTGAGCAAGCAAAATCAGAAACTTCAACAATTTCCGCTTCTGCTGTTGACAGATGGGGTATTGGATTCACGGAACAAGACTATAAAAATCTTGATGAACATTACCGTATGTTGAAAAAAAATAATCCGAATTGTGATAATAATCAAGAAATCTTTATTAAAGATTTATGCAATATCAATATGTTAAAAATTCATGCTTTGCAATCAGGCGATTCCAAGGAATATGCTTCTCTTGTTGAGCAATATAGCAAGACATTTAAACAGGCAGGTCTTAGGACAATAGAAGAAAAAGATAATAGTAATGATGAATGTTTAGGCGTTACTCTTGCAGCAATTTCTCAATATACACCTGAAGAGTATTATAAAGATAAAACACTGTATAAAGATTTTGATAATATTGGTGATTACTTTGATAGGTTTGTAAAACGACCTTTGAAAAATTTGATGTTTGGAACAAACGAAAGAGATAAAGAATATCACGTAGAGGAAGATGATGGTATAGATGAATAAACAATTTAAATATGCGGACGATAAGCAAAAAAATCTATACAAAAAATTCCCATCTACTCATTATCTTAGTAATCCAGACAATGTAGACCATGTTTTATTGTGGAATACGTTTTTTAGAAGGAATCTCCATCGATTGGCAACCGATTATCTTGGCATTAAACTACATTTTTATCAAGCAATAATTTTATATTTTGTGGGTATATCTCAACTCATTGCTATTATTGCATCTCGTGCTGCGGCAAAAAGTTTTATTATTGCTCTATTCTCTTGTTGTAGAGCGATAACTCGTCCATATTCCCGTATTGTTTTAGGTTCGGCTACCCGTGGACAAAGTAAATTAATAATTTCTGAGAAAATTGTTAATGAACTTATGGAAATGTCTCCTGCACTACGTAAAGAAATTCGTAGTATAAAAGACAGCCAAAATGAATCTGTTGTGTATTTTAAAAATGGAAGTACCATTAAGGTGTTTACTGCAAATAAATTTGCAAGAGGTCTACGATCCCATGTCGCTGTACGTGAAGAGTGCATGCAGATTGAACAAGATGTAGATAATTCGGTTATTTCACCATTCCAAACAATTAGGCAAGCTCCCTATATGTTAGAGGCTTGTTATTCTTCTATTGAAGCATTGAAGGAAGACCCTCAAGATGTTTATATAAGTTCATCATGGTTTGATGGTCATTGGGTTTGGGAAAAAATTGTTGATCCTAATTTTAAAGGCATGTTGAATGATAAGAATGTTTGCGTGTTAGCTTTTGATGAAAGTATAACATTAAAACATAATATTAGAACGCAAAAGCAAATGCAGTTAGAAAAACAAAAACAAGATCCTATTACATTTGCAATAGAATTTTTGAATTTGCGTCCAAAACAAAATGCATCGGCATTTTTCACATATGATATTCTTTTAAAAAATCAAGCATTAAAGAGGGTCTTCTATCCAAGAAATAATGACGATGTAAGATTAAAGAACAAGAATAAATATGCCATTCCAAAATTGGATGGTGAAATTAGAGTCGTATCATGTGACTTTGCATTTGTCGCTGGAGATAAAAATGATAATTCTGCTTATTGTTGTATTAGGGCAATTCCAGAAGCTACGACATATTCAAATGGCGATGATGAGTTACAAATAAAACAAGGTTATCGTAGAGAATATTCGTATATAGAAGCACCTAAAGGTGGAGATACAACATTGCAAACAATACGAATTCGAGAAATATTTGACGATTTTGAGGCTGATTATTTTGTAGTTGATGCCAGAAATTCAGGATCTCAAATTGTAATTAATCTTGGAAAAGTTTTATTCGATGAAGAACGCCAAATTGATTATAGTCCAATGAAAGCTATGAATAATGATACATATTCGGGTGTTGTTGCCGACCCAAATGCGAAGGAATGTATTTATACAATAAATGCCACTCAACAATTAAATAGTGATATGGCGTATGCATTTAGGCGAAATTTGCAAGAAGGTAGAATAAATTTTTTAGTTACTCCTACTGTAGCAAAAGATGAAATTCTTTTAAGTAATAAGGATTATACTAATGAATTGGACGTTGATAAACAGTTTGCATATGAAAAACCGTTTTATGAAACTCAAGCATTAATAAGCGAAACCGCTGAATTATTGTATGAAAAAAATCCACAAACTGGTACAATTAAAGTCCATGAAAAAGGTGCAAATACAAAAGACCGTTATGTTGCGGCTGCAATGGGTTCATATTTTATAGACCAATTGGAGATGGATTTGGTTAGTAATTCAAGTGATTATGAATATACAACATTGATTAACTAAAGAAAGGGGCGTTAAATACGGATAATACAACACATACGAGAGATAGACCAGATGAAAATAATGAGTCAAATTCTAAGCAAAAAGCAGACCGTACATATGAATTCAATAGCTATTTTAGTACATTGCCGGTGAACGATTACAGTTCAATATTCGGCTGCAACTTATATACAGAATTTACACCTGAAGAAATACGGTCTATTGTAAAAGACCCAATAGCCAATCATTCACTTACTCGAAAACTTGCAATGTTTGTTTATAATAGCGAAGGTGTAGTTACAAATACCATTGATTATATGGTTGCATTGCCTTGTTTAGATAGAGTGGTGTATGGGAAAAAGCGGAAATTTAGTAAAACAAAGCTTAACAAAAATAAAGACCTAATGCTTTCGACTTTGGAGGCTATTCAGGACAAGCAATTTATTCGTGATGCTCTTTTCACAGATATGAACGAAGGAAATTGTTTTTATTATTTTGAAACGACAAAAAAAGTCAACGATGCTACAAAAGCATTATCTGACTATGATGTTGAAAATATTATAGAACTTTGTGATTTGGGAATAAATGCTTCACTTATTCCCCTGCCTTATGAATATTCAAAAATAGTAGGACGAAAAAATAACAGGAACGTTATTGCTTTTAATTTAAGGTATTTTCTTGAGCAATGTGTTACAAAGGCTGAACGTGACCGTAAGTTAAAGAAATATCCTTCAGAAATTCGCAAAGCATATTCCAACTGGGAAAAAGGTCGATATTCTTCAAATAATTGGATTGTATTAGACAATAAGCATACCATTGCTCACAAAATAAAATGTAAAACGAGCGAGCCTTGGGGACGCCCATTGGCGATTGCTGCAATATCAGATATTTTGTACCAAAATGAATTCGTGGATACAAAAAGAAACGTATTGCGTGAATTAAATAATCGTATTGTTGTTCAGACATTGCCTGAAGGCAAAGATAAAGGTAGTTGTGCATTGACAAAATCTCAACAGCAAGACCAACACGATAAAGTCAAACAAGCAGTTATGACTAAGAATAATCGTGGTGGAACTTCATTTTTTACAGTATCAGCAGGCACAAAGATAGAAACATTAGATGTCGGCACGGCTGATATTTTTGACCAAAAGAATGAAGGCGATTTAACTGATAAAATTGCTATGGATTTAGGTATGGCAGCTCAACTATTGGGTGCATCGTCAACAGGTACTTTTGCAAATGGTCAAAGTAACTTGGAAATGATTAACGCACAATTATATATGTGGATTCAAGAATTGCAAAATGAACTCAATTACGTTATAAATGAAAATATCATAAAAGATAAACGTAATAGAGTTGAAGTGTATTATCTGCCTACTTCATTGGTAAATAGACAACAATTCTTTGAAATGATGAAGGGTTTATATTTACAAGCTTCTGGTTCTATGACTATGCTTGTTTCAAGCACCGGAATTAATCCTGATGTCTATTTTAATATACTCGATGAAGAATATGATAATAAAATATTTGATAAGTATATCCCCCACCTTACAAGTAACAACATTTCTAAAGATGATAATGTGGGTGGTAGACCAAGCGTGGATAATCCTACAAATGAGAATACAATACAATCACAAAGTAACGGAGGAAATAATCTTCCGAGTCCCAGTGACAAAACATAAAACTTAATATCGAAAACGGGTCAACTATTTGTTGGCTTATTTTATTGCAATTTTTTAGGAGGGTTAATAATGGCAGCTTTTGAATTGTCAGAAAAGAAATATAAAAATGGTAGACGAGCTTTTACTGCCGTTTTGTATGAATTGCAACCTCCAGAATGTGTAGTAGATGATGTTGGTACTAAATACAACAAAAATGGCATTACATTTCTTGAAGAATATTGTGCTCCGCAACTTGATAGTATCAAAGATATGAGTGTAACCGTAGAGTTTTTAGATGATGAGAGAACACAAATTAGCGGGCATGGATTAACCGGAATTGAAGATGGTATGCCCGTATTTGATAATGCTACGATTGTTGGACATTTTACAGAGGGATACATTCAAGATATTGAAACTGACGATGGCACTAAAAGAGTTGTTATTGGTAAGGGATATTTAGATGAGATGAGATACCATGCTTTTGTTGAACAACTTGAAACTGATGTAAACAATGGTGTGTCAGTTGAAGGTAGCATTGAAATATATAAGTCAGAAGGTAATGACGGAATTGTATATAAAAATGGTTATTTGGACAAAGGGCGTATTCCCATAGACTTTGTTCATTCAGGATGGTCTATGGTTACATCGGCAGCAGATTCTACTTCTACTCTGATAGAGTTAAATGAAAAGAAACAACAAAAGGAGGAAAACGAAATAATGGATATAAATGAAGTAAAAGAAGCTATTCAATCTACTATATTAGAGCTTAATGATAAAACACAGTCTTATGAAACTAAAATAGCAGAACTGAATACAAAAATTGAAGAAAAAGATGCTGAAATTGCTGAAAAGGACACAAAGATTTCAGAACTTAACGCATCTGTAGAACAAATTCAAGCAACGCTTGATAAACTAAAGCAAGACCACGCAACATATTGGGCTGAAAGAGATATTCTTGAAAGCGAACTTGCTAAAGCAAAAGTGGCTGAAAAGCTTGGTGAATTAGATTCTGCACTTGGTGAATTTAATTCGGATGAAAAGGAAATCGCAAAGGAAGATATTGAAAAGTTAAAAACAGAGATTAATTCTGCTGAAAAGAAAGAAGACCTTGAAAATGTAACTTCAGAAATCAATTCAATCAAGTCTAAGATTTGTATGAATATTGTGGCTCAGCAAAAGAAAGCAGAAAAGAAAGTATCAGAGATTAATTCAAGAAATTCTGAAACAGATGTTGAAGATATATTTTCTGAAGTTTGTACAGAAAACAAAACAGAAGATAAAGACTTAAATATTTTTTAAAATAAGAATTTAAACTCGACAACAGTGTCGGGTCTTTTTAGTTAGGAGGAAAATTAAATGGCAATTAAATTTAGAACGATTGGTCAGATAGAACATGGTGTTTATCCATTTGAAAACGCTGTTGCATCAGTAGATACATTTAATGGTGCTTTTGGTACAGTAACAAGCGGTGCATTTACAGTAGCAAAGAGTGCGTCAAAGGCTATTATGCTTGTCGAGGTTGGTGATGATGCTGGTATGTCTAAGTATGCCGTAGCAAAGAATTCTCAAGTTAGAGTTATAGATTTGGCAAAACTTGATGGACAAGAGATTGAAGTTTATGATTATCCACTACCAGATAAGATTGAAAAAGGCAATAAACTTGTTTCACAAGAAGATGGTTCACTAAAGGTAGATGCAGGTGTATCAAGTACAGCTTTTTATCTTGAAGTAAAAGAATTTATCGGGAACAAAGACGGCGTAGTTGTACTAGTTCACGGTGCAACAGCCTAATTAAATAAATTACAGAGGAGGATCAAATATTATGTCTTATACATTTGAACTAAACAATGAAAGAAAAGACTCTAACAATGTTAGTGGTAAGGTAAATGCTAAGTCACCAGTTGTTGAAATATTCTCAGCAATGGCAAATGGTAAAGATTTGTCACGTTTCGGCAATAAGGCTGACGTTGCTGCGAAATACATAATGGAACTTAATTCAAAAGCTGTAAATGGCGATACAAAGGCTGTTTCAGAATTGAATGAAATCAGACGTTTCGCAATGGAGCCGGTGCTTATGAAGGAAGTTAAGTTACTTTCAATCTATGGTAACTATAAGAATATCGGTTACAACGAATCATGCGAAGTTGAAGTTCCTGATTTTGCAAATATAGATGCTAAAATGCAAGCCGCTGGACAGGACGTTACATTCCCTGTTATCAAAAAGAAACGTGTGCCTGTTGCTACAACAACAATTTCTGGTGGTTATGCAGTAGATTATAGAAAGGCTGCTTTGGGCGATATGAGTGATGAAAATGAACTTCAAGAACAAGTTCGTGTTCAAATCAGAAATAAAGCTGCAAAGTATGTTGTTGAAACAATTTATAATGCAATCAAGAATGCCAAAGGAGTTAAATACTTTATTGAAGATTCTGGTCTTACAAAGACAGACGTAGATAAAGTTATTTCAGACGTAAGACGTTTTGGTAAACCAACAATTTCAGGCGATTATGCCCTAATTTCACAGTTTAACGGTTTTGCTGGTTACACAGGTGTGACACCTACGATTAATGGTATTTCAGAAGCTGTAATGAAGGAAATTCATGATACAGGTCTTATGGGTATGTACAATGGCGCAGTTCTTTCAGAAATCCCTAACCCATATGACATTTCTACGTTGAATGCTGACGGTAAAAACTTTGAAACAGTTCTTCCGACAGGTATTGGTTATGTAATTCCAGCCGGTGCGCAGTCACCTATTTATACAGTAACAAGAGGTGGTCTAACATCATTCTCAGGTAATGATGTTACAACTGGTCAAATTATAAGCAGATTTGATATGGAAATTGGTGCATTGGTAGCTCCGGGTAGAGAGTTTACTGTAGGTATCATTTCTGATACAAACCTTTCACAAATATAAGTTAGTTTGAAGTTTGAGGGACGAGAGAAATCTCGTCTCTTTTAGTCATATGGAGAGAAAAATGAATAATTATTTCTATTGTTATTCAAATAGAATGTATCATTTTATCAAAGTGTTTGATGTTGAATATATTTCAGTTGGGGTTAATAAAAACACCAAAAAGAAGTATTATGTATTCCCTAAATCTGAAAAACTTGACAAAATAATTGCACTCTATAATGAAGTAAAACATTCTATACAATAAATAATAGTTGAAACGGAGGATATAGTTGTAATGGCTAATACAGAAGAAGCAAAAGAAAAGAAAAATGAAATAACCGAGGAAGATACTCGCTTGGATAAAAAGGTTAAAGTCCGCAGTATCGCTCCTTGGATTACAGGTGCACCTCGTGTCACTTCTAAAGGTGATATTAGTATTCCTGCAAATGGAAGTGTTTTGTTGTCACGAGAGGAAGTTATCGCACAAGCACAAAATGGCAATAAACTTTTATCAGGTATAGATAGTCTTGGAAGTCATGCTACTTGGTATATTGAAGATGCGTTTACACGTTCAGAAGTCAGCTTTGATATTGACGATAAAAAGCAGACATTTTTAACGGCAGAAGAAATCAAAAGAATTTTTGAACTTAAAACACCAAAAGCATTTGAAGATAATATTCAAAAGACTGTTGTTACTCGTGCCGAAAAAGCTTATCTTATGGAAACAATTAGAAGTTTGAATCTAAACGATTATAAGAAAATTGCGTTTTGTGAAGATTATACGGGTATTCGACTTTAAGAGGTATAAATAATGGAAGAAGTTACAAACGCTTCTGAAGTAATTGATTTTTTTGAGTCAAGTTTTGCAGACAAAGAAGTTATTCCATTTGAGTTAGAAATAGTGTGGCTTAAAAGAGCCATTAGTCGATATTCAGTAGAATTAGACCCTTTGAAATTCAATGATGCATTTTTGCACTTTGATTCAAAACTTGACGGATATGTTATATCTACTTTAGCTGCCTTTATGAAAGAGTTTTATCAAGAACGTGAAGTTTCTAAAGTGAATAAAAGAGTTAGTATAGTCGGCAAAGATATTTCGATTGGGGCTTCTGATAATGCGAAAAAATATGTTGAAGACGAATATAAAGCTAATCAAGAAAATTCAAGAGGTATGGTTGAAAATCAAAAGCCAACAGCTTTTATATAGGGGGAATTAGATGGCACAAGAATGGTATTTAATGTCCTCGCATACTCGACCAAATAGTCTTGGTGGATTTGAAAATGATTCTTTTAATGATTTTAAAGATGATGCTTTTGACGAGGCTCTAATGACGGATATAGCAACAACTGTTACGTTATATAATTATGATTTATCGCAATCTGTTGAAACACGTTGTATTGTTCAAGGAAATATTTCCGACTCACAAGATAAGTCTGCTATGAGAACTGTATTGTTTAAACGTGGCACTATAAAAACAGGAATGTATGTCTATTTTGAAAATCGTTATTGGCTTGTCGATGGATACCCTGGTAACAATGGTATATTTGAAAAGGCAACTATGGTGTTATGTCAATACAAATTACGTTGGCAAAATGCTGCCGGTGAAATTATTGAGCGTTGGTGCAACGAAACATCGGCTTCTAAATATGGAGTTGGCGAAGATAGAAATAACGTTATTTTATTAGCCGATAATACATTTTTATTGAAATTGCCAAATGATGCAGAAACACTTGAATTAGACGATAAACGTGTTTTTATAGACAAACATAAAACAAATCCTACTAAAGTGTTTAGAATCACGAAAAGTAATGACGTTTTATATGACTTTGGCGAAGAACATGGCGGTATCTTTAGTTTTATCGCTGATAAGACTGAATTTAATCCTACGACTGACAATCAAGAATTGAGAGTTTGCGACTACAAAGACATCCACAAGACAACGACTTCTATTAATGAAATGGTGGTTTCAATCATCGGTAAAGAAAGATTACAAGTCGGATATCCGAGAACGTACTCTGTAACTTTTACTGATAAACAAGGGAATGCAATAGATGATATCTCTTTTGCATGGAATGTTTTAAGTGATTTTGATGTAGAGCAGTCGGTCAAGGACAATTCAATTACAGTAAATATTCAAGATGATGATTTAGTAGGGCAATCATTCTCTATTCAAGTTTTAGTGAATGGTTCAGTGATTACTTCCAAAGAGATTTCTATTGTAGAAGATTTTTAGGAGGTGACATATGGGCAAATCAAGAAGTTATGAAATAATTGAATTTCGAAAGCTGATAATGAATCAAATTGTGCAGTCAAAAGAACTTGTAAAACTACTCGGCGAAGAAAATTCAGAATATCCTGAAGATACAATACCTTATACAAGAGTGTTCCCTCATGAATATATTCCTGATAAAATTCTTGAAACGGATAGATTTATTAATTTTGAAATCAGTGCGGCTTTAGACCAAACCAATAGAACATTTAAGAATTTAACAATATATTTCTTTGTTGTTTGTCATCAAGACGTTATACGATATATTGAAAATGGTAGACAATATCTTTGGTATGACAAAGTTGTTTGTGAATTGGATAATATTTTTTGTGAAAAAAATATCCTTGGTGTCGGTAAAACTGTTTTAGTTGACAATCTCCCCTACTGTCCTCAACAAAAGTTTAAAGGAAGGATTGTAAGGTTCACTGTTAAAGACTTTACAAATGGGTTGAAGTATGGTAAATAAAACAAGTTTACTTAAATCAAACGAAGTACATATCAAAGACGGTCTTAACCTCTATATTCCTACAGTTGGCGAAGTTTTACATAATGAACAAGGATATTATTCTTTGGCTACATCTTTAACCGCATCTCCTAAAAGCTTTATGGTTCAATTAGACGATGCAGGAAAAGATTATACCACTATAAGTGAATGGGATTTATTTTGTATGTTATTTCAACAATTGTCTGAACAAGCAAGAATGTTAGTTCTTCAAAAACTAACTATGGAAAGAATTCAGGAGCAATTTGATGAAAATAGCCAAGAATACCGAAAGTGTCAAGAAGGCATGAAAAAATATGATAATCAATTATCCGACTTGTGCATCAACTTAATATTTGGCGATACTGATATTGCAGGATTTGAACTTCGTGAAGAAGAGGGCAAAAAATATTTTTATAATGTAACAACAGATTTGACAATTACTGAAGAAGATTATAAAGAGATTGCTGATGTTATCAGAAAAATCAATTTATTTCAACATGATAAAAGTAAACCAGGAAATGAACATGCAAAAAAATATTTGCTAGAAAAAGAAAGAAGGAAACTGAGGCGTAAAAGAAAACAGCCTTATGTTCCCTATCTTGAAAATTTAGTCGTTTCCTTGGTTAATACTGCCGAATTTCCTTATAACTATGAGGAATGTATGAATTTATCTTTGTATAAGTTCAATCAAAGTTTTAAGCAGATTCGACATAAAATAGACTATGATAAAACAATGATTGGTGTCTATGCAGGCACGGTCAATGCATCCAAGATGAATACACAAGATTTATCTTGGTTTCAAGTAAGTAAATAGCATCTTAACGGTAATGCCGTTAAGGTCTTTTTTTTTATGCAAAAATTTAATTTAAAGGAGGATAAAATTATGAATTTGGATAAGTTTACTATCGTATCATATGACCAAATTGCAGGTTTTGATAGACAGGCTGGTATGTTGGCTTTGGTTATGGATGAGATTAATGACTTTACACTTTCTCAAGAAGAAGAAAAGAATGATATCACTGGTAAGGGTGGTAGAGTTATTGGTTCTCAGAAAAAGAACAAGAAGGTTACTGGTAAAGGTACTAATGGTATGCTTTCTGGTGGTGCTCTTGCTGCTCAACTTGGAGCTGATATCGAAGATGGTGATCAAATTGTAAAATGGACTGATGTTATTACTGTTACAGCCAATAAAGGTAATACTTCGAAAAAAGCTGAGGGTACAGTTGGTAACGAAATTGGTTATATTTACATAAGAAATAAGGATCAAGAGTATATTTCTGGTGGCAAGAGACTTACACAGACTTCTGGCACTCCTGCGACAGGACAGTTCTCATACAATCCTGACACAAATGAAATCACTTTCTTTGATGGTGATGTAGCTGATGGTGTAGAAGTTATTACTTTCTATAATACAAAGGTTGAAGGTAAGAAGATTTCAGATGATAGTGACCATTATAGCAAGGTTCTTGAGGTTATTATTGATGTTACTTGCCAAGATGCTTGTGATAATCAATTCCACGGTCAATTCCTAATCAAGAGAGCAGATTTCAGTGGTACATTTGATATTGCCGGCGGTTCAGACCCTGCTACACATGGATTTGAATTTACTTCACTTCCTGATATTTGTACAGGCAAGACTGACCTTTGGGACTTCATTGTCTTTGATGATTAATTTATGAAATTATGAGGTATAGGCTAAGAAATTGGTCTATACCTCTAATATTATCAAGGAGGATTGAAATGGCAAAAGGTAATTTACTAACATGTCGTGTTTGTGGTAAGCAATACAAGGGTTGTAAATCTTGTGAAGCAAATCAAGGAGTTTTTCACTGGCGAAATTTTGCTTGCTCTGAGGAATGTGCAAGAAAGTATATCAATGATACTATTGCGTACAGAGAAAAGCAAAATAAAAAGACTATAAAGGTTGAACGCAAAGTTGAAAAGCAGACTGTAGAAACAAATACAGACATTAAGAAAAAGATTAATAATGTTGAGACAGCTACAACATCTGATACTAAAAAGGCTGTAAAAAAGGATGAGGTTTCTAATGATGAGACTTCTAAAAATACTGAGATATAATATATTTTGGACATTGTGTATTGATAAAAATAAAGGGATTGATTATTACTATGCAATGTAAAAAGTAATGTCAATCCCTATTTTTTACGTTTAGAAAGGATGAATGAAAATTCGTACAGGAAATATTTTTGAAAGTTTGGACGAAGTATATGACTACTATAATGGCGATATAGTAAAAATCGTAAACCTACAACAGTTTTTGTTTTATGCTGGAGCTTGTGGAATTCAAGCCGATTGGGTTGACCGTTCCCCATACGATGGGAAATTAATAGCTTATTATGGTAGAATTCGTACAAAGGATTGTTGGGAGAAGTGGAAGGCAACTACTCCAGATGTGAATAAAAGAAATGGCAAATAATATAGGGAAAAAGTTTGAAAATAATTGGAAGGCAAGTATGCCAAATGATATATTTTATTATCGACTCAAAGACCAAGCACAATCATTTGGTGGGGCAAGTAAATTAAGATTCAGTTTAAAAAATCCATGTGATTGTTTCTTATTTAAATCCCCTACCCTATTTGCATTAGAGTTAAAATCTGTTGGGACATCTTCTATAAGTTTTGAAAGAACAAAAGAAGACAAAGGTGTTATTCATTTTCATCAAATTGAAGGACTGAGGAATTTTAGCCGATATAAAAACATTATTGCGGGCTTTGTGTTAAATTTTAGGCATAGTGATGGAACTGAGAATTGTTATTTTATACACATTAATGATTTTGATGCGATGATAAACAGTTTAGATAAGAAGTCTTTTAATGAAAAAGATTTGTCTAAATACAATCCAATTATAATTGAAAATCGAAAGAAAAAAGTAAATTATACTTATAACATAGAGAAATTCATATGCGACGTATATGAAAGAATGGAGATAGAAATATGATTAAAGAATTTATTGAAATGAAGAAGAAAGAAATTCGTGTAAAAACTGCTTTGTATTCGGCAGTGGATAAGTTTATTGTTGAAAAACAAGATATGCTTGATTTGCTTATGAGAATTTATGAAACTTTGAAGAATACTCCAACTGAAAACTTGCAACAAGAATTGATTAGTCAGATTGTCAATGTAATCCATAAAGACGAGGTTGATAATGAAGTTATTAATAAGACAGAAAATGAATAATAATGGCTAAAAATTTAAAAGAATTGAATGAAATTCTTAAAAACTATATTGGTACTGCTTTAATATTGACACAATGGGATATTCGTGAGATTTTGGAAAAAAAAGTTGAAGAATATTATGACGAGTATCAACCTGTTTTATATGAAAGAACTTGGAAATTAAGAAATTCATTGCAATGTTCAAATATAAAATTTGAGAAGAAAGGCGTATCTTGTACTGTAGGATGGGACAATTATTATATCGCAATGCGATACACCGGCGGAGCAACTGGTGAGCAAGTTCTTTATTGGTTTAATGATAAATCTCATGGTGGTAGAGTACAAGGTGAACATAAATTTTGGGATGAAGCCATAGAAGAAATCAATGAGATATACGGTGGCATTCCAAATTTATTCAAAAGAAACTGTAAAAAAGCAGGTATTCCAATTAAATGATGATTGTACACTCTCCTTTCGAGAGTGTTTTTTTATTGCAAAATTAGAAAGGAGAATGTAAATGGCGGAGATAGATAATGATTTTCAAATTGAATTGTTTGGTGGATTAGACATTTCAAAATCGAAATCAAAAATTAATGCAGATATTGAAACTTTAAAAAAACAGATTAAAGAACTTGAAATAGCTGCAAAAATAGATGCAAATGTTTCAAAAAACCTAGAAAAACAATTAAACAACCTAAGTATAAAATTAAGTGATGTTAAGGTAGAACCAAAAGCATTGACTAAAATGGTCGGCGAAATCAACAATGCACTTAGGGGTATACAAATCCCAAATATTAATATTGGAAATGGTTCAAATAATCTTCCAAATCAAGCAAAGCAAGCAGGGCAACAGGTTGGCGAAATCATTGGAAAAGAAGCTCAAAAAGCAATTGACAATGTTTTATCTGACAGTATTGGGAAAGCATTTAAGATAAGACCCAATGTGTCAAATAATTTTAAAAAGGAAATTGAAAATTTAGTTTCGGATTGGACTAATGGAAAAGGTTCAGTAAAAGATATAAAGATTCAGACAAGAACATCTTATGATGAAGGTTTGGATGCTAATGTTGAGAAATTACAACGGGCAACTGTTACATATAGGAATGAATTAGACGAAGTAATAAAAAAGACTATTGCTCTAAGACAGACAGGAACATCTGTAGACCTTAAAGGTAATGAATCTCCTGTTTATGGCTTTGTTGAGGTTGCTTCGCAATATTCTAAGTCTTTAGATGAAATCAATACAAAAACTGATACTTTTATTGAGAAGCAGAAAAAGGCAGTTAGTCAGGCACAAATTGCTTTAAATTCTGCCCAGTCTGGATATCAAGATAAAAATGCATCCAAGCCAATAAAATCCAATGAACATATTACTGCACTTGAACAGCAATATTCAGTAGTTAAAACAGCAATTAATAATTTAGGTAGTGCTAGTAAATCTAATTTTACTGATATGCAGAACGAAGTTGATAAGCAAATTGCCAAATTACAAGACATGGTGTCTGTGTTCCGTAATGCCGAAACAGTAGCTACGTCTCTTAGGTCAAAAGATATTGGAACTGTCAAAGAACAGTATTCAAGTAAATTAGATGTGCTTGTTGGTAAAATGAAATCATCTGGCGTTTATACGGATGGGTTTAAATCTGGTGCTGATAATTTAAAAAATGTATTGTCAAACGCAGTTGATGCTTCTGGACTAGTGACATTTTTAAACGGTCTTGACAAATTAGATGCAGGATTTAAAAGAGCAAAAGCATCAGCCGATGAATTTAATAAAGCACAAAAAGTAAAAATAAATGTTTCAGGATTGGAGTCTAAGCTTGCAGATTTAGAAAGACTTAATCCGGAAATCAAAAATTTTAAAACTCAAATAGCAGGTGTAGACGTAACAATAGACAGTCTTTTGAGTGACTTGTCTAAAATAAACACTCAAGGCGATTTTTCGGTTATAAACACCAAGTTTAAAGCCTTCAGAGATGCTGCACAGGCGGCAGGATATGCTGTTAATGATGTTGTTATAAATAGTAAGACGATTGACAATATCAAAAGTGCAACCGATGGTACGGGTAAGATTAGTTATGCTAATCAGATTCAAGAAATTGAAAAGAAGTTTAGAGACCTTGGGTTTACCGAAAGTGAAGTTGCTAATCAAACTAGTGATTTACGAGCCAAACACCAAGATTTACTTGATGTAATTGATAGCAATAATTTCTCATCGGATACAGAACATAATCAAGCAATTATAGAGGCAGATAAACAAAGAGCGGCAGAATTAAATAAAGTCAGTAATGCCTATAAATCAATTAAAACAGATGCAACGCAATTTTATAATTTGGACAAACAAAATAAGTTGTCTAATGATATTCAAAATTGGTTGTCTAAGAACACGGCGGCTTCAAAATCTGCCAGAGCTTCTTTAGAGGCTTATTTTAAAGAACTGTCAGAAGGCAGAGTTACGGCTGAACGATTGAAGTATATCGAAACTGAATTAAAAAAGATTGATACACAACAGCGTGGTATGGGTAAACTTGGTTTAGCCTTTAAAGACCAATGGGCACAAGCAGTTGATTCGTTTAAAACATGGTTGTCTGCAAGTTCCGTTGTTATGTTAGCAGTTTCTAAAACAAAAGAGGCTGTTACAGAACTTAAAGAGATAGATACAATTTTAACTGAAATCAGCAAAACAAACGATAAATTATCTAAGTCTGATTTAAAGAATATTGGAAACGACGCATTTGAAACAGCGTCAAAATATGGTAAGAAAGCAACTGATTATTTGTCGGGAGTTCAAGAAGCTTCTCGTGCCGGCTATGAGAATGCGGAAAATATAGCTGAACTGTCAACTGCCGCACAAGGTGCAGGAGATATGACAGCTGAACTTGCAAACTCATATATTATCGCTACCGATAAAGCTTACGGTATGGAAGGTAGTGTTCAAAAATTAACGCAAACTTTAGACGGTGCAAATGAAATTACTAATCATAATGCAGTAAATATGACTGAACTTGCGGAGGGTATGAAAGTTGTAGGTTCTCAAGCCGCATCTTCTCAAATTAGCGTAGAAGAAACAACCGCTGCGTTAGGAACTCTTATTGCTGTTACACAACAAGGCGGTTCTCAAATGGGTAACGCATTTAAAGGCATCTTGATGAATCTTAGACAAGTTACTGGCGAAGTGGACGGAGAAGAAATTGATCAAGAGTCCTTGACAAAATACGAAAAAGCTTGTGAAGCACTTGGCGTCTCTTTAAGCGAAGTCAAAGACGGTGCGGTTTCATTAAAAGAGCCAATGCAAATTCTTAAAGAATTGTCGGCTGAATATACAAAACTTGATAAAGATGATGCCAAGAGAGCAAATTTGTTAAGTGCTATTGGTGGAAAGTACAGAGCTAACGCTTTGAATGCAATTCTTGAGAATTGGTCAACATATGAGAATATGTTACAGCAATATGCTGATGGCGACGGTTCAATGGCAGAAGAGGCTGAAAAGACAGCCAATAGCTTAGAAGGTAGCCTTAATAAGCTATCAAATACTTGGACTGATACTGTACAAAACATTCTTGATTCAGATACACTTAATTCAGGAGTTAAAGTTTTAAATACAGTTTTAGACCTTATAAATAAAATAACAGATAAACTTGGATTGTTTGGTACTGCTGGTTTAACAATCGGTACAATCTTAGGAGTAAAAAATGTCGGTAGAGCGAATTATATTAGTTAGCTCTCATTGTTTTGAATATGCCGACAGCATATATAATTCTATCGGATACGATTAGTTTAGAATATGCTAAATCGTGAAATACACGATGATAAACGCCCGATAACGTCTGAAGGACTTGTATGTCATAAACATGCAACTGGGAAGCACGTCAACCTCACGCTACTCTCCTATTTTGGTAACAAATTAGGCTATAGTGATAATGTGTGAATTCGTGTAGTCAGGTCGGAAGTCTCCTTTATATAAGGAGAAACCGCCACAGTAGTAACATGGGCGAGATTTGGTATATGAAACGCTGCCAATGAGAATAGGTACTCGGCACTATCATAGAAACGTAGCTATGAAATTATGAGTTAGTAACTTATCTACTACTTCTACGTTGTGGAGTTCTTTTGCATTAGGACTATGATAAGAAATGCGAACTTTTCATCTGACAAGATGAATATAATAATAAAAAATAGTATTGACAATATAACTAAATGTGATATAATATTTATAGAAATAAAAAAATGTGGAAACCTAAGACGGTTGCCACGATACAAATAGTTACTATGACATGAGATTATTTAATCTCAATTATAGTGAGCCAATCTGTTGCAGCAGACGGCTCACTTTTTCTTTATAATTGCTATTATGTCTTTTATTAATGAAGGCGAGAACACTCGCCACTTCAGTGGTGAGATGAATCGCCGCTAAAGAGAGAATATACACATGAGGTGATAATTATGGAAGTTACTCATGGCAGAGGATATGTATATTCAATTCAATATCACATTGTTTGGTGTGTGAAATATAGACATAAAATCTTATATTCTAAAATTGAGAAAAGATTAATGGAAATTCTAAATATGGTTGCGACTTATGAATGTTTTCAGGTATTGGTGTGTAATACAGACAAAGACCACGTTCATTTGTTAATCAATTGTTCACCACAACATTATATTCCCAACATAGTCCAAAAAATGAAAGGAATGTCTTCTCGGATACTTATGTGAGAATTTGGAGAAACATTAAAGAAGACACTATGGGGTGGGCACTTATGGAATCCTTCATATTTTGTGGCAACAGTATCAGAAAATACAGAAGAACAAATTAGAAGGTATATTCAAAATCAGAAAAGAAAGTGAGGTGAAGTCGGTGGAAAAAGCTTATAAGTATAGAATTTATCCAAATAAACAACAAGAAGAATTAATTCAAAAGACATTTGGATGTTGTAGATTTGTATATAATACATATTTAGCAAAACGAATTAAGTTATATGAAGAATCGAAAAAATCTTTATCATATGTGCAGTGTGCAAATGATATGAAAAAACTTAAATCTGAATTGGAATGGTTAAAAGAAGTTGATTCCACTGCTCTCCAATCTTCACTTAAAGATTTAGATGCAGCTTATCAGAAATTCTTTAAAGAACATTCCGGTTATCCCAAATCCAAAAGCAAGAAAACACATAAATTTTCTTATAAATCAAAATGCACTAACGGAAATATCCAATATTGTGATAAACATATTAAGTTGCCTAAGCTTGGGATGATTAAAACAAAAAATAAGTTAGTTCCACAAGGAAGAATACTTAATGCAACTGTTTCACAAGAATCGAGTGGTAAATATTATGTGTCACTTTGTTGTACAGATGTTGATATTAAACCATTAAAGCAAACAGGAAATTCTGTAGGTTTAGATTTAGGTATTAAAGAATTTTGTATTACATCTGATGGTGAAATGATAGAAAATCATAAATATCTTAAAAAATCATTAGCTAAACTTGCAAAAGTGCAAAGAGAACTGTCTCGAAAGTCAAAAGGTGGTTCAAATCGTAATAAAGCAAGGATAAAAGTTGCAAGACTTCAAGAACATATTACAAATCAAAGACAAGATTTTTTACAGAAATTATCTACTGATATTATTAGAAATAATGATGTAATCTGCTTGGAGGATTTACAAGTGTCAAACATGATGAAGAATCATAAACTTGCAAGGTCTATTTCGGACGTTAGTTGGTCAGAATTTGTAAGGCAATTAGAATATAAAGCTAATTGGTATGGACGAGAGATTATTAAAGTAGATAAATTCTATGCAAGTTCTCAAACTTGTAACGTTTGTGGATATGTTAATAAAGAAACAAAGGATTTAAGTGTTAGAGAATGGGACTGTCCTTGTTGCAATTCTCATCACGATAGAGATATAAATGCTGCAATTAATATCTTAAATGAAGGATTAAGATTATTGAAAGTAGCTTAGTAAATTATAAACAACAACCGTTGGGACAACGGGGATAGCTTGGTAAATATTCTAACGTTGGTTGGAAATTCCCAAGAATCTCGTGGCTTTAGCCATGAGAGGTTCAAAATTTGATAAATCAAACTTAAAATACCACAAATAGCAGCTATATTTACTAAAGTAATATGTATCAGCCTCCTTTCAAGAAAATTTCTCGACAAGAGCTTATACATAGCCTCCATTCCGCTCAGGCGAGATGAAAGGCAACCGTCATAAACCGTCATACCGTCTACAAAGATGGAGAAAACTCAACTGTATGACGGCATGATTTCCACAACATTATTATATCAAATTCAACATTAACTGTCAATATATTCTTATTTTGAGCGTATTTTCGGATACGTTCTTTTTGTATGTAACAAAATTACAATAACAATTTTACAACTTATTTACAATTAATTATGATGTATTGCTATATAATGCCATATGTTATATAATTATAGAGAAAACATTATGAAAAAGAGGACGAAAGAAATGTATGAATTAACTGAACAAAAGAAGAATGATATATCTGTCTACGGCGTTAAATATGGGGATTTACAGATAGATGATATATCTACCGACAAGGGTAGGGTTAAAAATTTTGTCGATGATATAAATAAGTATCAACTCTCCCCTATTCATTTGGGTGATGCGGTTGATGATTTTGTGGAGAATATGTAAATTTGACTATTCAAAGATAATGTGATATAATGGAGGAAAATGTAATTGGAGAGACTAAAGATGAAATTATTACAATATCGTCAAGAAAATGAAGTTCAATCTGAAGTAGAAGCTCTCGCTGCAGTTATTTCTCCTATTTTAAAAGGAATTTTGCTCTCTTTGAATCGAGAAATAGTTACTGATGAGGGCGGATATGATAAAATATCATTGTGGAAATTAGCTCGTTTATACCGTAGCGGTGATGGAGATTGTGGTATTTGTTTCGAATATGCAGTACATGACGCAATCATAAATAATAATCCCGACGTATTAGATAGAATAGATACTGCATTGACTAAACATTGTAAAATTAAGAATGGAGATCCGTCTTCTATTTTATTTGGTGCGGAGAAATCAGGAGCATTACAGCTTATAGATAGTGTTGAAGAACATTTAACTGATGATTCACAATTATTAACTGGACATAAAGGACAACCAATAAAATTAAAGAGACACATCCAAGGAGTAATTAATGCTTTTAGGAAGCCATCTATGAGAGAAAAGTTACCAAATAGCATCAATGGTCTTTGGAAAGCTGATTTATTTGTTGGTAAATCCGAGCCAGATAAATGGGTAGGAACAACAGTAAAAATTAATCCTCGTCATTTGGAGGCAGCAAGAGGATTAAGACTTGCAATTGTGCCGGCAAGACAAGGTAAGTCCGATAAGATTTATGTTAATGACATGAAAAATCTTGTTATATGTCCTGTTCCTTATGATGAATCATTCATGGAGATTTTTTATCAAGGTTGGTTAATTGTAAAATATTTTTTAAATTGTGATGCCGATATTCCTCCAGAGAATTTATTACCACATGGTGTAGATAGATATATGTGTAAGTTCTTGAATGAGAGAAAGAAATATACTGTTATGGAAGTAATCAAGGCTTTAGATATAATTAGACAGCCACATTTGTTGACAAGCGATGAAAAAGAAGTTGAGATTTCTCTTTCCCATCAAGATAACATACAGTTAAATAGTATATTAGCTCCTATATCAATAAAATGATTTTGGGTAAAAGCTAAATAAATTAATATACTTTCATTGTAGATAAGAACGGTGTAACTGTCGCTTATTTACGTTTCTTGTGTATAGAACGGTGTAACTGTCGCTATATGTAAGTCATGAAATGGAGGTAGAGATGATTGGTGTAACCATGATTCTCACAATAACAAACGGCAAAGGTCACGGTTAATACCGTGGCTTTTGTTATTTTGTGTTTGAAAATATTTTGAAAGGAATGATATAAATGAAACCATATGTAATGTCAGCCGACATAAAACTTAGTGAACCAATTAAGGATTCAAAAAAGTTTATTAAAAACATGGAGAAAATGCTACAACGTCTTCAGCAAAAATCAGCATCTCAGGGCAAATACTCTTCTCCCCATTATTTGTAAATTCCGCATTTTTTAGGCATATAATATAATTTTCTATTATGCAATCATCATCAACATTGTCTTTTAAACTATCTTTAGCATTTTTTATTATGCAAGCAGAATTTATGTGAAATTGTGTTTTGTCTTCATTGAAAGTTATTATTTCAGATTCTGAAATTTCTTCTTCACTGAATATTTTTGGCTCTCCAATGAATATGCCCGCTTTGGTATGCAAACATAGTCGAGGCTTCTTATCAACTTTTATAGATTCTGATTCATCTATTGATGAATTTATAACATTAATTGTATTAATTACTGCTTGTAACGTAATAATTTTCGAAGAATTTATTTTCTTCATAGTCATCACTCCTTTATTAATATATAGCTAGTATAATACAATTTAATACATATTTCAATCTTTTGATGTAAAATTCGTCAAATTGTAGCAAAGTCAATTGTAAATTTATGCAATATTACAAATAGAATTGAAAAAATTTTGATTAGAGTATAACTTATAATCATAGTCACCTTTCGAAAGGAGATGTTTTCTTTGAAACTGAATAAACAAGTTGTTGAACTCTTTAAAGAGTTATTCTTAAATTATATTGGTAAGGATATTTTATCTGACGATATTTTTAAATGTTGTACGGAAGCCGAAAAGCAATATATTTTGAGAGAACTTGGTATGTCTTCATAGATGGTTTATTATAACATGAAAGGATGATAATAATATGTGTAAGATACTTAGAGAAATTGGTGGCTTGTCTGCTCTTGAACTTCTTGAAAAGTATGACATAAGTTTATCGCCGCCGATTGATATAAAAAGATTGATTGACAATATTGGAATTAGATTAATCCGATATGATTTCTCGAATGCTGAAAGGGCTGGAAATTATCCATTAGGTAGCATTATTGGTGCAGCATTATCTGATGGAGACAATCTTGATATTTTATGTGCTAATAACCTAACTTTGAATAGGGTTCGATTTACTATTGCTCATGAAATAGCTCATTGTTGCTTGCACAATGATGCTTTAGAAATAAATCATCTGGAACTTAGAACAAATAATGTTTCGTTAAAAGAACGTGATGCAAATATTTTTGCTGGTGAACTTCTTGTTCCCTATTCGAGTTTAATAACTATTTATAATCAACTATTGAAGCCTTCGTTGTCGGTTTTAGCACAAATTTTTCAAGTTTCAACTAATGTTATGAGAGAACGCTTGAAATATTTAGAATTAAATTTTGTAGACGATTCAAATAGTAGATGAGGAGTGATATTAATGATTTATAACGAAGATATAGGAGAATATTATGAAGCCAATTGAAATTGAGAAATTATATAAAGATTTAGGGATATCCACATCCAATTTAAATGCGGATTATAATCCTGATTTATATGCGAAAAAAATTATGAATCAATTTACAAAGAAGAATAGCAAGTTAACATATTCTGACAAAACAATTTTGACTCATAAATAATATACAAAAACGACTCATTATTGAGTCTTTTTTTGATGTTTAAAAATCGCTACCACATCCATTACAATGCCATTGGTGTTTTCTCTTATTCCCGAATATACCAAACAAAGCAGTATTGATTACTTTTGATGTGGTTGAAATTTTGTTTGTGTTTGTACTATGGCAATATGGGCAAGTTACGGTTGTCCAGTTATAGTGCCTTTAATAAGTTCTTTCGCCGATTCTACTGCCACATCATGAGCAACACTTTCTACAAATTCTAAGGTATGATTCCCTACTTTATTTATAATAGATTTTGTTTTATTCCATATGGTCGGTTCTTTAACAGAATCTATAAATTTGTGACCCTCGATTGTAATATCGTCAATTGAGCATCTTTTAAGTATTGCTCCATTTTCAGGAAAGCAACTAAATATTGAAATGTAATGACATTCCTTTAATTTTATTACTGAATACATTATATCTATTTGGTCGTATTTTTTTAATTCGTCTGCATTATATAATGTTTCTAAATTTACTTTATCAATTTTCCAATCGTTGCCTACTTTCTTGATTTTAATGTTATTGACACAGTACAAAAGAACGTCCTTTATGCACTCTAAATTCATTTGCATATTATTATACCTCCATAATTACCATCAGAAAGGAATGATTTATTTTGGATTTTAAATATCCCAATTCTAAAAAGTTATATTTAGTTGTTGAGATTTCGCAATTACTATCTAAATATAATTGCACGTTTTCTGAAGCAGAGAGTATTTTATCTCTATCGTTAAGTGAAATACGGCAACAACGTGAAAACCTTGAATATAATACAACATTGGATTATACCAATGGCAATAAAACAAAAATTGTTGATAACGAAGAAATTAAGCCATCACAACATATTGAACCATATTGTTGATCCCCTACCACATATACTTACAATTATTACACCTATAACTTTTTCTTATCTTAGTGCTAAATAAACCAAATAACGCACCTGAGATTACTTTCTCGCCTGTTCCGATTGGCTGGACGTTGTTATGTATTAGATTGACTTGAATTTTTTAAGATCACTTCATTAAAAATAATTTCTGGTAAATCATTTTGTTTATAGTTTGTTACGTACTCTCGATCAGCCTTCCATTTGGACACTGCACGTTTATAGATTGGTATTTTACTTCCTCGGTCAATTTGACCTTTGATATGATTGATAATATCCCGTCTATTCATTATATTCGCTTCAATAATAGTGGATAATATAATATGGCGTTGTTTTTCAGATAAATCAGCTTTTGTTTGAACATTATACCCATAGTTAGCAAGAATTGATCTTCTATGTGCTATTTCAATTGTATCTGTATCACTATTTTTATATTCAGATGTTTCATCTTGAACCTTACATATAATAACACCATTTATTGCATTATAGTCTTCCTTAAGAATTGTGAATCTGTTACATTCTTGACAGTATGATGCACTTACCTCCGCATACTCTAATTCACCTTGTTTGTTTATAGTAGGCAATTTGGCAAGAATATCTCTTGTTTTATGATTCAAAGAACAATGTAATGTATTACTTAAAATTATAACACTATATACGTCTATTTTAGGTACATAATACTTACGGTCAAAAATTATATTTGTATCTGTAACGTCAAATTCATTAGCTTGTTCTTCTAATGTACATAATTTTTTGCATGTAGGGCATTCATACCAGTTAATTCTCTTTTTGATTATACAATTGTCTGTTTGGTGACAATAATTTATATCATACGGAATTAAATCATATCTACATTCTGGGCAAATAGTATCTGAAAGTAAATACACTCTAACTTGGTTCTCGAATAGAGCTTGTAGTTCTGAGTCGTAGTCAAAAGTATCATTTTCGTTATTGTCGTTCACTTCATTTCTAAAGTTTTCTGTTGCATATTGAATGTTTTGCAAATTAATATATGACATTAGAATTTTAATATCATCATGAAGTTCATCGACTCTAAAATCTGAAATGTTCTTACTATATAAAGCACCGATTTGTTTTGATAAATTGTCTTTTAATGTATCAAGTTGATTTAATATATTAATGATGTTTTCATTAATTACTTCGACGATTGATTCATTATTTTCTTTATACTTTTCAAGAATGGCTACGATATTCTCTGGTAACATGACTATGTACTCCTTTATCTTTCGTTCGCATTACTCTTACTTCCCCGGTTTCCACTTATGACCGCACTTTTGGCATACATTTCGTGGACTGCCTGAACCTATAAATCCAGTGAGTAGACTATATCCCCTATTCGTTGTTGCAACTGAATATGAACCGCATTTAGGGCAACGGACGGACGAGGATGTATTTGATGTATTCTTCCCTTGCGATTCGGCTGCAAGCATAGCAGACTGTCGCTCATATTGTGCAAGAACTAATGGTACTCGGTCGTGAGCTTCTTGGTCGAATTCTGGTGATGTTTTGACTAACTCTTCGAAAATTTGCTCTCTTGCCCCCGATTTTAAATCTCCATATTCGTTAAGATATTGTTTAGGTACGAATTGTCGAGTTCCTAGAGTTCCACACATCATACAAAGCTCTTTACTTGGATCTTTTTTTAATGAAAAAGTTACTGTTCCACATTTCTTACAATATGTATATGGCAATGACATCATTATTCTCTCCTTTTTTATTTTATAATACCATAAAAGTCAAAAAAAAGCAAGTACCTCCACAATACTTGATATAAAATTTGATAGTGTGATATTTAAAACATATGAAAATGATTTAGATGGTATATTTAATAAATTAGGTTTTAATAAACGTACATTCGCAGAATGGGGCTCGCAAGTTAAAGAAGCTTTTAATGGAGCTGAAACAGGTGCAAATAAATTCTATACAACACTCAACAAAATTTCAAGTGTTATGAAAACTGCATTCACTGTTCCAAAAGACAAATTGGATTGGATAAAAAATGCACAAGGTGAAATTGTTACTAAAAATAACATTGATTCATATATTCCTCAACTGTCTCAAGAAGAAGCGGATGAATTAGCCAAGGCAATTCAAGCACAATCAATTGCGGTTACTAATGGAACATCAAATTGGCAAGATTATTTTCAAAATTTAAATATTCAAGGTCAAAAACATATAACCGAGCTAATCAAGAACACCAAAGATTTATCTAAGCTTACAGGTGACGATTTAGTCCAAGCCACTAATGCCGCTCGTGAGTCTGCCTTAAAGCATAATGCAGCATTGCAACAAGAAACTTTAGGTGCTAAGGCTGCAACTTTAGGATTAGAAGCACTGTCTGTGGTTGGCAATGCACTTATAAGCATGGGAATTAGTTTTGCTATATCGGCAATAATTAAAGGTATTGATAATTTAGCTCATTCGGCACAAAAATGTAAAGAACGAGTTAATGATTTAATGAACACTTATGATAGTGCATTAAATACAGCAAACGATAATGCTTCAACAACTGAAAAATTAGCAGACAAATATGAAAATTTGTCCACTGGCGTTAATAATTTAGGCGAAAATGTTTCATTAACTACTGCTGAATATGCAGAATATAATGATATTGTCAATCAGATTGCCGATATGTTTCCTACTCTTGTAGCAGGATATACTGATGAGGGCAATGCCATTTTAACATTAAAAGGCAATGTAGAAGGATTGCGAGATGCCTACAAAGAGGCTCAAAAAGAAGCTTATAATTTATTGATTACCAGTGGAGAAGATAATGACGGTAATGACATAATTAAAAATTGGAAAAATCATAACGAGGAAAATGTTTGGTCGATATTATTTGATGTTGGAAAACCTGATGCAGGTGGAAGTATAACATATAAAGACGCAATTTCAGATTTGAAGAAAATTATTAATTCAAATTATGACGAAGCAAAAAAAGCATTATCCCCAAGATTAAATGATGGTTCAGATATATTAAGTATATATGGACGAGAATATTTAGGTAGTTTGGGATTTAGTTCTGAAACATCTGAAGAAGATTTTTATAAATTAATTCCAACATTGAAAGCTACTCTTCAATCTCTTAAAGCAGAATATCAATCAAGTTTAAAAGACGTTCAGACTTTAGCAAATGCATATCTCATGACAAATGAAGATTATGAAAAGTTGAATGAACCATCTAAAAATGCTGCTTCTTTGATTGTGAATAGCATTGATGAGAATATAGCATCTGGATTTAAAAATAAAGAAGATGTTGGTGCATACGTTTCTGAGTTAGTTTCAGAAATACAAAACAATCCAGAATTTCAAACAGCTCTTACAAACTTATTTACAACCGACTTGTCTACTTTATCCCCTGAAAAGGCGAAGGAAACAGTAGATTCATATCTTTCTACAATATCAAGTTTCTTGCACGAAGATAAAAATGAATTAAAGATAAGACTTGGATTTGACAACGTTGATGATTTACTTACATCTTATAATAATGCAATCAAAACTTCGATTGATAAATATGGTGGTTCGGAAAATGATTTAAAGAAATTTTTCGATGACAACTCTATTAATACGCAAGAAGAAATTGATAAATGGTTAGAAGTTGCTAAAAGTTGTAATACAGCAGAAGAAGCAAAAGAGAAATATCTTAAAGTTGCTCCACAAACCGATCTTGCTACACTTAAATCTTTAAACGATTCATTAGACAAAATCCAATCAGCATATCAAGTAGCATCGACAGCCATTGAAGAAT